TTTCAAGCAGAAGACGGCATACGAGATGTAGCTCCGTCTCGTGGGCTCGGAGATGTGTATAAGAGACAGATTCATAAGCGTGCAGCGCACGCTTTCTACTTTATATTTAATTAATTAAATATAAATAAATATTTATTTATATTTAAATTATAATATAAAATATTAAAAATAATTTAAAATAATTTAAAATAATTTAAAATATTAAAAATTTTTTCTATGCGCGCCCGCGCCCGCACACACGCGCACACGAAATCACCGAGCGCTGTTTTGGAGGTTTAACCAAATAGATAATTGTCTAATCCGAATAAGATTTGAATAAGTACATTTATTATCAGGATCTCTTCGGTACTCTATGGATAATAAAAAACCAATCTGACTTATAGAAATCAGATTGGTTTCGACAATTTATTTTTAAAATCTCCTGGAGAATTATTTTAAATTCTTTTACCCTCCAGGTAGTAAAGTACAAGCCTAAAAGTTTTTAAAATTTTCTAGATATTTTTTAGAATTAAATTACAGAACTTGAAGCTGCATGATCTCGACGATGTTCTTAACGTCATTCGTAATATAGGCGAAGATCTTTTCGACTTTATTCAAATATTCAACCAGCATCTTTTGATCTTCGATCTCTTGAGTAATTTCCTGCATAGGCTTGGTATTGGCAATAACATTTTTCATAGAAGCAGTAGACATTTGAACCAATGGCTCCTGCTTTTCAAGGGCAGTTTTTTCAAGAGCTTTCTTCTTTCGTTCCAATCTATTGAGTTCCTGTGTTTCTAAAATCAGCTTTGTTACCCAATAATGTTTTCTTTGAGGAATTTCAAAAGATTTTTGCTGAATAACCATTTCATTTAATTTCAAATCTTCAGCAATTTCTTTTGAGTATTGTTCGAGTTTTTCTTGAGGTGTCATGTCTTTAACTAATGTTATTATAACATCATGAAGCTAAAAAGACATAAGGATATTGCCTCATTATTCATTAACAAGAAAAAAGTTGAAGAAGACTGCGAAGGAATGACAGCAGGTTCTGTTTTAGCTCCTTCAGCCCAGGCGACTGGAGGAAATATTACAAATACCGATTCGTATGCCCCAGGAGACAATAGAATTCCTAAGTCTTTATTCAAAACGAGGGTTATTAAACGAAAATATAAAGAAGAAGATGCTGAAGAATATCCTGAAATTCCGGCTGATTTCTTTACTGATAAGGAATGGGAAAAAATTGAAGAAGAGGCTGAAAGCCGTGGATGCAGTCCTTATGAAGTAGCTTATCGAGAATATAAAGCCAGAGGAGGAATGGACCAGGACCGCAAAATGACGGATATTGAAGTTCAAAAAGCATTTGATGAATTAAAATCGCATTTGGCGGATTATAATTGATTCCAATGAATCAAGATTTAGGTCATTGGGTTACTTCGATAGACATCCCTGAAGAAATATTCGGGTTTGTCTATCGAATTACCAATTTGGAAAATAATAAAATGTACATCGGTAAAAAACTTTGTACATCGGTTAAAAAGCTTCCTCCATTAAAAGGTAAAACAAGAAAAAGACATAAAAAAGTAGAAACAGATTGGAAAACTTATACCGGGTCTTCTCCGGAATTAAATGAAGATATTAAAAAATTAGGCAAAGATAAATTTAAATTCGAGATTATAAAATTTTGTACCTGTAAATGGGAATTGAGTTATTTTGAAGCAAAGGCCCAATTTGAAGAAGATGTTTTATTCAAGCAAGATGAATATTACAATGGTATAATCAATTTAAGAATTGGCCGTTCGCCAAAAGAAAGTCTTGAAAAATTTAATTTATGCCAATCGAATTTAAAATCCGGAATTTAACTGTTATTGATTTGAATTGCTTATTTGATTCAGCTTTATTTGAAGCCAACAAGTATGCTTTAGACAATGACATTAAAAGTTCAAAAGATATTTCTACGCTTTTTAAACATTTTACCTTTACAAAATTTTTAGATGTTTGCCAAAATTTTACTACTAAAAATATTCTTCTCTATTTTGAAGATCAATCCGATTTGCCAAAGGATTATTTTCTTATTTTAAAACTCCTGAAAAATAAAATTAAATTTCCAACCATCATTTCCAATATCTCTATTAATGAATATCTGGCAATCATTTCTGATGATTCTCCAGAATTTGATGAAGTAATGGCTGAAAATTATAATTTTAGTTTTATAGATCATTTTACTGATTTTAAAAATTATCTTAAGAAGTCAGGTCTTCTTTTCCTTAACAAGAAGTACCAGAATTTGACTGAAGTTATCGGTCTTCTAATAGCATGTAAATAAAAATTATCATGAATTCTAATTTATTCAAGACATTAGATACTTTAACAAAACAATATTTGATTAAAGAAGCTAATGATGAAGACCTTCCTTTTCCTACTGGAGAAGAGGGAGATCAAGGCGATAAAGAAGTAGATGCTGAGGTTGAAATGGATATTAATGAGCCTCAAGCCGATGATCCTACTGAAACTCCGGAAACTGGAGATATTCCTCAAAATGAAGAAGGAGCTTTTATTTCCGATACAAAGCTTGCAATGTTCGCTAATCTTCTTTTAAAAGCTTTCATGGCTCCTCCTTCTACTGATATTCCGGAGAATCTTCAAAATGTAACGGCAAACAATGCTAGCCAGGTTATCGCCTTTATTGAGTCTAGGATGAATCTTCAAAAGCCGACTAATAATATTGTTGATGACTTATCAAAAGTTTAAAGGTTATGCAAGAATTTACAAAAATTTTACAAAATATTGAGCTAATTCAGGAAGCTCAAAAAAGAAAAGATCCTGTTCTTAATGTAGTAACATTATTCAGTGGAATGGGAGCTCCGGAAATTGCCCTTGATAAATTGGGAGTCAAATACAGGATTGTTCTGGCATCTGATATTGATCCAGAGGCTGAAGCAGTTTATAAGCAACTTCATGGTAAAAAACTTGCTAAAGGAAATGATTCATTTATTCCGAATGTTTATGATGTTTTAGACCAGGTTGAACCTTCAAAGCTTAGCGCAGATGTTTTAATTGCAGGATTTTCTTGCCAGGCTTTTTCTTTATCTGGTAAACAATATGGCATTTATTCTCGTCAAGTAAAACCTGAAGGATCCAATAAAAAATTTGTCGTCAATATTAAAAGGCATTTAACTGATATTAATGGAGATACTGCAATCACTGTTAATAATGATGAATCTGATCCTTTACCTGAAGGACTTCCCGAAGGAACTAAAGTAACTATTTCTCCAGATTCTGACGGTAAGCTGGCATTTCAAACATTAAAGATTGCCCAAACATTAAAGCCAAAAGTTATTATTCTTGAAAATGTTTCTACTTTTGGCCAGGCTGATATTGAAGATGAAGATGAAGTTCCTTCTGAATTTATTACAGAAGAAAAAGAAATTAAAGTAATTCAATCCAGACTGGGACAATCTGGAAAAGTAGACATATCTGAAGGAGGTTATTTGAGACTCCTTGGAAAGATTTTCAATACTATTGGATATAGTTTTTATCCAATGTACCTTGATCCGACTTCTTATACTAATTCCGTAATTCGTCGTCCACGAATTTATATCGTTGGTATTCGAAATGATATTGAAGCAGGAATTAATCCAAATAAATTAGAAGCTTTTGATGATAAGATGGCAACTAATTTTGGATTGAACACCACTAAATCCGAAAAGGATTATCAAAAGCTTTTGGACAAAACTTTGAACTACATTATGAGTTCAAAGTATTCTCATGGCTATATGTCCAAAAATCCTCGAGAACTTGTTAAAGGTTTAGTCTCTAAATTTGGCATTAATAGATTTGCAGAAGTTACTGACTATATCTTTAATAAGCTTGTTAAAAATGGAAGTGTTGATCCCAGAAACCTTCAATTAAATCAATTTCAGTATGATTCTAATGTTATTGATAAAGAATTTAATGATCCTCAGGTTATTAAATTCTTCAAGAAAATCAGAAGCGAACAGCAACCTGTAATTTTGGATGTATCTGAAAAAAGCGATACTGTTGATTATCTTTCTACTGTTTTAGCGGAAGGTATTTCTGGTTATTTTGAAGAATATAGCGGTAAATTTACTATTGATAATCCGCAAGGTAAATTAAATTTAGACTTTGGAACTAAACCCGCAAAACCAAAGGTTAAGAAAGAAAAACCATTGGTTCAGGGTGAATTGGATCTTGACTATGGGGAAGATCCTTTGGGACAAGTAGTTCAAGAAGCTTTAGGAAAATATAATAATCAAAAAGTTGATGAAATTGCTATTAAGAAATTTAAAGAAATCATTGCTAAGAAGTTATTGACCCAATTTCTTTTAAATTCTTATAATAAACGTAATTTAAGTTATATTCCTACAATTCTCAAGAATTCATCTATTCCTATGAAAGTCGGAGGAGTTGGCAATGCAAACTACTTTATTCTTCGTAATAAATCCGGACAGTTTAGCTGGGGATATATTCATCCGGCAATTTTGATGAAGTTGATGGGAATGTATTATAATTCAAGTTCCGGAGATGATTCAATTTATCAAAGTATAGCAAAAACAAAACTTGCAAATGGCCGTCCGATTTCAGTTAATGGAATTATTCGACGAATTGGTAATTCAATGAGTGTAACAGTTCTTGAAAAATTATTCAAATCGCTAATTTCAATGAAAGCCCTATGATTAAAAACCCGAAGGATTTAATCCTTCGGGTTTTTCTTTATCCAAATAAAATATTCAAAATAAATTCTGAACAAGTTGTTTCAAGAAGGTTTTCTTCATTCTCTTCCTGTCCCCTTTGCCTTCGCCATTCAAGGGCATCATAAATCATGCCTGTTTCCGGATCATATTCCAAAAATCTTCCTGAAGTTGAATCTTTCCAAAGATAATGCCCATTATTCAGGCGTTTACTCTTTTTGGGAGGAATAAATCCATCGGGAGCCTTCTTGGGATATTTTTCTTTTTTAGTTGTTTTTTGTTTAGCTTTTCTTTGTTTTTTAGAAGAATCGCTTAAACGCTTTGTATCTTGAGATGCTTGAGATTGTTTTTCTGAAGAATAATCTTCTCCGTCAGTAGCTCTGGCATCTTCTCCCTCAAATTCAGTTCCTTGATTTGGACTTTCAGGTTGAGGCGGAGGAGTTCCTCCTTCAGTTTTACCAAAAGAATCCCCCTCACCTTTATTTTCAGAAGATGTATTATTCTTTTCAGAAGTTTTATCATTTTGAGTTCCATAATTATTAAACTTCCGGAAAGCAGCAAAAATATTAGGATTTTCTCCACCTTTATTGCTATCTATCCATCTTTTAATTTGACTGTCTACAGGTCCTTCAGTGGCGATTGTACTTCCATTAACTGCTCGGTATTTCTTAAATCCAAATTGAGGATTACTGGAAAAATTACCTTGTTCATCCACCGAAGAAAGTTCAGAATTGGTTAATAATTCTTCAATATAATTGATAACTTTTTCACCAAGGAATTCAGTGAAAATAGATTTTTCAAAAGCTTCTGCGATAGGAGTAACTTTTCTGGAACCTTTAACACCACTGACTAAAACAAATTCAGTTAAAATACCTTTAGACTTAAGTCCATCAACTAACATTCTTCCCAGACGTTTAGTAGTATCAGAATAAAAATCAGATTTAATATCTGACATTATTTTGTTAAAATCAGTTTCAGCCTGAGGATAATTATCTTTAAGAAAATCTTTAAAAGCCTCTTTCTGATTATTGTCAAAAAGAACAAGGTAAAGAATAGGCTTATTAACAGAAGCCTGCTCTCTTTGAGTCTTTTCAAATGTTGTTTCTTCTTTAATCAAATTAAAAGAATTTTCTTGATATGAAGAATTAACAATTTCTGTACTGTCGGATTGTTGCTGTTCTGGATTTTGTTCTTGATTTTGATCCTTCGACTGACCTTGTGAATTATTCTGTTTATTGCCTATTTGCTTATTTTCATAGGTATAACCAATATAATCAAGAATTTTATAAACTTGAGGATCTTTAACAAATGGGCTAATCGGTTGTCCAGATGCCATGAATTTATCATTCAAATATTTGAAGATAAGATATTTGTCATCTTTTTGGTAATCTTGAATTTCTTTTTTAGCATCAGCCAAATTCTTTTTAAGAGTATCAATACCTTGCCCTATACTCAAATCAGTATTTCCAAGAGTTTTATAAATGTTATAAGCTCCCCGAATCCCGCCTTTAGCAGCTTGGTAAGCTTTGCCGGCAGTGGATGTTGCTCCAGACGGATTAGTTTTTAATGATTTAGGAAGAAAATTATTTCCGCCATGCATTGCAGTTGATGTATCTTCTTCCTTCAGAGTATAATCAACTTCAATCTTCTTATCAGAAATATTATCTTTTGAAATATCGATTAAAGCATCAAGTTCATTTTTAAGAAACTCTTGTCCTAATAAAACTTTATTTTTATTATTGGACCTGTTACCAACCGTAAAAGGAACATTTAAAAATTCATCAGTGGCAAACTTAACATCAAATAATACTACAGGACGATCTTCAGTTTGGCCGGCTCCAATATTAATTGTAATAGTGTCCTGAACTTTTTTAGAAACCCTGTGATCTTTACCATTCTCATCATAGGTAGTAAAAACTACAACATCGCCTTGATAATAAAAATCTTCGCCATGAATTACATTAAAGGCTCCATTACCGCTATCGACTTTGGCTAAAATATCTCCAACTCCCTTAATAAAAATAGGTTCTTCAACTCCAACTACTAATTTTTCCAGCCAAAGTTGATAATTTCTTTTTCTCAAATAGTTTAAAGCTTTCATATTAATTTAAAGGAATGGAAATAATTTGCGGGATAGTCACTCGTTTATTTCCAACATTTATAGTTTGCTGAAGATTAATCCCAGAGTTTAACTGGGTAATATAATCTTCCAGAGATAAAGAGATAGCAGTTAAATCAGCAGTCAATAAAGATCGAAGATAGGATAATTGAGGAGAATCAATTTCATTAGAGCAATTTTGAGAAATAATATCCAACTTACCTTTAATAGAACAAATCAAATCCTGCAAGCTTTGCTGAGATTCCAATGCTCCTGTCGGCGGTTGCCCTATAGTTGGTTTTTCAACCTCCCAATTAAACGTATTCGACTGATTATAGCTTTCTTCAAAGATCCCTTCAGAAATATCTTTTAAAATCTCTAAATTTTCTTCGTCAAGAAACATATTTTGTATTTAAAGACAATTCTCGTGATATAATGACTTTATAAAAGTTATGAAAATTGCCGTTTCAGGAACAAGTTGCTCAGGTAAATCTACATTAATTCGTGAATTTATTAATACCTTTAAGATGTATAAAACCCCGGCCAAAACTTACAGAGATAGGTTAAAAGCCGAAAAGATAAATCATTCAAGTAAAACCTGCGAAGAAACGCAAAAGTTTATCTTGGATTATATGATTGATCAATTGACAGAACTTAAGGATGAAAAGTATATCATTTATGATCGTTGTCCTCTCGACGTTCTTGTTTATACTGTTTTAGCAGCTGAAGCAAATCAGGTTAGTGAAGAATTTTTGGTCGAGACTATTCAAAGGGTTCGAGATTCTCTTAGTTTATTAGATGTAATCTTTATTTGTCCCTTTGATGATAAGATCAAAATCATAGATAATGGCACCCGAGATACTGACATCAATTATATTAAGAAAGTTGATTCTGTCTTTCAAAATTTAATGCAGCAGTATTATACTGATTTTGAAGCTGACGTTTTCTTCCCTGTTAAAGATTGCCCTGGTATTATTAATCTTGAAAATCTTAATAACCGTTTAGGAGACATTAAAATTATTATTAATCCAAATGGAGACCTTTATTCTGCTGAAGATGATAAGAATCTTCAGGCTTACTATCTCGGTGGGAATCAGGTTTCTAAAGCTGACAAGACTCGAGGAATGATGGAATCCTTGATTGAACGTCAGGAATTTTTGCTTCCTCGTACTGAAATTGAAGGATTATGATTTAAGAGGAAGCGGATCTAACGGAATAGTAACTCCTGTTGGAAGATTGGGGAAAGATGCAGGGTTAAGATTGATAATTTCAATTAACGTATTAATACCAGTTACAACCTCATTATAATTTGAAATATCATTCAAGTTTAACTGGTTAACTGCATCTGACAAGTTATTCTGGTCTGAAGAAAGATTATTAACAACAATGGTAGAAGTTCCGATTTTATCGATTTGGTCAGAAGAAGCAGAATAAGAATTCCACATTTCATTAAACTGAGAGCCGAAAGAAACATTGTCAAGTGTAATGATAAAAGATGCAAAATCAAGTAAAGTAGTTGTACCTTCAGCTGTTTGGACTAAAAATTTATCTCCATCTCGAATATCTTGAATTAAAGACAAATCATTTATGCTTGCCCAAACTTTATTTCCATCTTTCTGAATAGCCATGATTATTAATATTTAATGGCACCTTCTAATTTTAAGAAATAGATTAAATTAATAAAAATGGATTTTCGCACTGAATTTTTTCCTTTGTTAAACAAAGCATTATATAAAACTGAAACAGATGTCTCGGAACATATTGTTTCTAATTCGGATATGTTTTTGTTTAATCGTTATACTTCATTTTATAATCCCGGATTAGTAGGAATTATAAATGAAACAATGAATAAATTTGGTAAAAGCCTTTATTTCGATAATTCAGGACCTTATCTTTACCAAGTTCTTAAATCAATCTTTCCAACCTTGAATAAAGGAAGAATTAATTATATTTCTAAAAAGAAGTCAGAATTAGTAAAAGGAGCAGATAATTTTGTTAAGAAATATTCTCGAAAATATAATATATCTGAAAGAGAAGTTTGGGGAATGTTATTCCTAGTAGAAAAAATAAACGAAAAATATTAAAACCATGGTTAAAGACGTAGATGATTATTATAAGATTCCTGAATTTGTTATTGACCTTAACAAGCAGGAATATAAGGGAGATATGGGTCTTCAAGATTATTGTTTAGACTGGGTATCTTATGATACCATTCTGCTTGATATGATTGACCTTGAAGAAGGATTTAAGAAAGTAGGTCAGTTTTTAACTGCAACTAATTCCGATATTAAAGCCTGGCGAAAAGGACAAGTTAAAATGATTGGTCCTCGAGTAAAAGATTATAAGGTTGGTGATATTGTAATTTTCCCGGGAATTCATGGTCTTGAATCTGGAGGTCTTTATATTACCAATGAATCGGGTGAACGAGAATATGTTAAGCATGGACATTTCCTTAGCGAAGGACGTATTTTCGGTAAAGTACATAATATTGAAGAATAATGGATAGAAACAGATTAGAAAATCTCTTATTTGACAATATTTTGATTATTAGTTTTTTTCGACGGACTTACCCTGTTGGGAGAGTCCGTCGAATGATTTGTACCAAGTCGGATATTTTAACTTCTTTTCAAGGACGAGTAAATTTAAATTATCGACCGCCGAAGCATTCACCAACAATAAACCAGAAAGAACATAATATTGTTATAGTTTGGGATATTCTTTGTCAAGATTATCGTTGGATACCTTGTGAAAGTGTTAACATTATTGAAGTAATTCCTAAAAATGAATTTTGGAATTATTATAATAATGCTTTACTTCCGATGAGTAAGAGAGATAAGATTGCATTTATGAATGGTTAATCATGGAATTTGTAGAAATAGAAAAATTATTTGATAACTTTTTGCTTTATGATATTAACATTTATCATGATGATAAGCTTTTTAAAACAGGAAAGCTAAAAATGGTAACAGTTAAAAATCATTATATTAAATTTTTTATTGAAAGTGCTGGAAGTATTAAAGTATTAGAGTTATTTTATCCATTTAGTTTTAAACAAACTGATAATAAGATTATCTTTGATTATAAAGTTGATACAGTCACCAGGGGGAATAAGCTTCTTAATCTAAAAATAGCAAATTATAAAGAAGAGATTTCTTCTAAGTTTTTGAATAGTACAGTAACTTTTGAAATTAAAGGATAATGGATTTTAAAAAATACTTTCCTTCTCAATATAAGCCTAATAAAAATCAGGAATATATTCTTGAAGAATTGAATAAAGCCTGGAATCTAGGAAAGAAATATATTATTATCAATGCTCCGACAGGTTCAGGTAAAAGTATAATTTCTAAAACAATTGCACAGTCTGCTCCCGATATTTCTGCAACTTATCGAGATTTTGTAGATTCGGGGGCGATTTATGATATAGAAGAGGATGATGTTCCAGATTCCCTTAAAGAAGGAACAGCTATTTTAACTGTTACCAAATCTCTTCAGGATCAATATAAAAAATTGTTTCCTGAAGATACTATGCTAAAAGGGAAATCAAACTATCCTTGTTCCATGGTTCCAACTCTTTCATCTGATTTGGGACCTTGTGTTTTTGAACCTGAGCAAAAGGAACTCTGCATTTCTTGTGGACAATGTGAATATTTCTTAAAAAGAGATGAGGCATTAAAGCATAAATGTTCTTTTTATTCTTATTCAATGTTTATGAGTCTTCCTCCGGCTTGCAGGGCTAAAAGGAATATTATTGCTGATGAATGTGCAGAATTAGAAGATTTATTGGTTCAATCTTATACAGTTCCTTTTAATTTTAAGATTTTGAAAAAGCTTAATATTGAGATTCCTCCTACGCCAACTCAAGGTTCTAATTATGAAAAATATATTCTTTGGCTGAGGAGTGCGAAAGCTTCAATTTATTCTACTCTCGTAGAAAAAAGAAAAGAAATGAGAGGCAAGGACCTTAAGAAAATGAGTAAAGAAAAGAAACTTGTTTTCCGAGCCATTAATATTTTTAATGATTCTTGCGACAAGGTACTTGACATTATCGATAATAATGAATTTATTATTGAACATAATAAAGAAGAGTTAATTTTTAAACCTTTTAAGGTTGATAAAATTGCCCAACGATTGTTTAAGCATTGTGATCTAGTGGTTCTTATGTCAGCTACTATTATTGATTATAAGAACTTTGCCAAGCAATTGGGAATTAAGGAGGACGAGTATTATTATATTGAATCGGCATCTACATTTGATCCTAAGAAAGCCCCAATTCATTTATCTAATTTTCTTTCTGTTTCTTATTCAAACAAAGCTTTAGTAATTCCCCAACTTTGCAAGATTGCTAAACAGATTTGTGAAAATTATAAAGGAAAGAAAGGTATTATTCATACTCATACCTTTGAAATTACCGAAGCATTTAAAAAGGCAGTAGGCAATAATCCCCGTTTTCTTTTTAGAGAACCAGGAAAAACTAATGAATTTCTAATTAATGAACATATTGAACGAAATGATGATACAATTCTTGTGTCTCCGTCAATGACTCATGGTGTTGACCTTTGTGGTGCCTTGGGAGAGTTTGCCGTTATTTTAAAAGCTCCATTTCTGCCATTGGGCGATGAACGAGTTAAACGATTAGCGCAAGATGATAAAGAATGGTACACTAATAAAATGCTAGGCGCTTGTATTCAAATGTGCGGGCGCACTATTAGAAATGCTTCTGACGAGGCAGTAACTTATATTTTAGATGGAACATTAACTAAAAGCCTAATTCAAAATAAAGATAAACTTCCAAAATATTTCCTAGAAAGATTTGTATAAAAATGAAAAGAGATTATAACGAAAAATGTTTAGAAGCGTTGGAATTGGTCTATACAAAGTATGGAATTGATATGAATAACACACCGGCTGAAAAGATGATTGATGCAATTACTTCTGAATTGGGTTGTTCAATAGGTTATCATATCATGTCTACTAAAGATGCGAAGCCAATTGATGAAAAAGAATTAGTACTTAATGCTCTAGAAGATGATTATCTCAATGAAATTGGATTGAAGAATATTCTTTTAGCCTAATGAAGATCTTTTACACTGGAGTTGGGAATAGAGATACTCCTCATGAGTATCTTGAAAAGATGACAGCCCTGGCTTCTTTATTAGAAAAAGAAGGCTGTATTCTCAGAAGCGGAGGAGCGGAAGGAGCTGATACCGCTTTTGAAAATGGTGTAAGATCTCTTTACAATAAAGAGATTTATCTTCCATGGACTTTTTTCAATAATAAAGTCCATGGATATGTTACACCTTTAGATTTAATAAATTGTATTGATGAAATTCTTAGTAGAGTTCATCCCAATTTCAGTAATCTTCGAGAAAGCACATTAAAGCTTCATCGAAGAAATGTTCTTCAGATTTTAGGGCAGGATTTAGCGACTCCTTCTCATTTTGTTTTATGTTATACCCGGGACGGAGCTGAAACTTTTACTTCTTTTGAAACTGGAGGAACTGGAACTGTTATAAGATTGGCAAATCATTATAATATACCTGTTTTTAATTTAAGAAATAAAAACTGGGCTGATCGATTTAAAGAATTTATGAAAGGCTAGTCATTAAAGTTGACTAGTCTTTTTCATTTTAAATACTTGACAATGTTGGACCAGCAATATAATTCTGAAATTGAAATTCTTTTAGCCCAATTCCTTAGTGCTTTTGATGATTGTGTAATTAGAAGAGGCAAGGATGAAAATGGAAAAGAAAAATATATTGTTCCACGTTATCTTATCGGAAATAAAACACGGGTTTTTACCGACATTGTAAATGCCGCTGGTAATATTACCTTACCGGTTGTAGTTGGAGAGGTCCAGTCAATTGCTTTCGACAGTACAAGATCTTTTAATAAGCAGCTACAGCCAAGAACATATATGTCTCCTAAGGAGATAAGATATAAACAGCCTACTCCTATTAAAATCAATCTTAGCGTAAATTTTTATACAAAATTCTTCGGAGATATTTGGCAAATGTTTACTAATTTTGCTGCATTTACTAATCCCTATTTTTTTATATCCTGGCAGACTCCTCAGGAATTACAGACTGGCTCTCAAGAAATAAGATGTCAAGCTTTATGGGGCGGTAATTTTGTAATTGATTACCCTCGAACAGCCGAAGAAAATCAAAATTGGCTTATTCATGGAACATCCGAATTTACTATTGAAGGATGGATTTTCAACAGGCCTTCTCAAAAATTCGGAGTTATTACTTCGGTAGAGAACGAAATGGCTTATAATACAAATGTAGCTAAAATTGGAGAAAAAGGAATAGAATATTTTAATAAAGATGGATGGCCTTCCATTACTAATGTAATTGTCGATAATATTCGGTTGAGAAAAGGAATTGAAAATTATATTTCGATTGAATCTGAAAAAACTTTAATAATTGAAGGGCGGTCTTTTTTCGCCAATCAATGCACAGGACTCTTAGTTAAACCAGTTGATCCTATTGATTTAGAGCCAGAAGGACTGACCCCTGTTACCATTGATACAATTAAGATGGGAGAAGTTTCTGGATTTGCAATTACTGAAGAAATAATCTCAATGAGTGAAAATCTTATTAAATTTAAACTGCCTAAAAGTTTAGTTACAGGAACTATATTTGACATTTATGTTTTTAATAATGCCGGATTTACTTCTATCTCAAAAGAAAAAGGATTCTTTATTAAGATTGTTTAAATTCCACACTTAAACATTTTAAGAATATTTTAAAATAAAATGAAAGTATTTTAAATGGCAGCAAACTAAAGATTTAATAAAGACTTATTTTAAAGGACTTTAAATATAGAAAATTATGGCAGAGACCAAAAAGAGATTTAAAACTAATCTTGGTAAAGCATTGTCCAAGCTTAGCCAGAATTCAAGAGTTCTTGGTAACTTTATTGAACTCGATACGGCGGGAGCGAATCCAAAATATGAATTATTTTACAATACAGGAATCCGCCGCAGGGAAGGGTTAGCTAATAATGCAGTCTCTGTCACTTATGATAAGCCTGATGAAAAATTTGCCCAGGGAGTTTTCGGGCGTTATCCATACGGTTCAATTTATTATTCGACGCTTAACGACAACAAAAGCGCAAGACTCTATGAGTACAGAATGATGGCGCAGTACTCAGAAATTTTAAATGCTTTGGAGCATATTACTAATGAGTTTATTACGGTTGATGACCGGGGACGTGTCGCTACAATGAGGTATTCCAAGCCTAATGCTGACGTAGTAGAGGAATCAACTCTTTTGGATGAATTTGATTATTTTCAAAAACTTTTCAATTTTGAAGAAAAAGGGTCTTCTTATTGTTGGCGTTATCTTGTCGAGGGAGAAGTTTTTCTGGAACTTATTGTAAATGATGCAAAACCTGAAAATTTAAAGGAAGGAATTTTAGGAGTAATTGATATTTCGGCAGATCTTGTAGATACGATTTGGAAGTCAAAGGCTGCCCGAGTTATTGATTCCTTCATAGGAAGAAAGCCGATTTATGACCCGAATGACGGCAATAAGATTCAAAAGATTGAATTAGTGCCTTATCAAGCTAATCAGCTTTTTTATGTTTATTCCGGACAATGGGATGCTGACGGAGAATATATGGTTCCTTTTATTGAACGTGCAAGAAGGAGATATATCCAGCTTTCTTACATTGAAGATGCTATTGTAATTTATCGTTTGGTACGTGCTCCTGAACGATTAGTCTTTACAATTCCAACAGGAAACATGACTCCATCTGCTGCTGAGCGTTATCTTAAAACGCTCATGGATAATTATTGGAAATCCAAAGTTATGGATATTAATACTGGGGATATTAGCCAACGCTATAATCCTCAAGCCATGACTGATGCTTACTATTTTGCTAAGCCTATGAATGGTGAAGCAATTAGTGTTACATCGTTAAAGGGCGGGGATAATCTTGGGGAAATTAAAGACTTGGATTTCTTCTTAAAAGCTCTTTATCGAGATTTAAAAGTTCCTTCTTCTTATCTTAATTTTTCCGAAAAAGCAGTTAATTCTGATCCTAGCCAGATCTTGGTAGAAGAATTGCGGTTTGCTGATTTTATTACTGATATTCAACGTTCATTTGCTTATGCTTTAAAACAAGCCTTTATTACTCATCTTAAGTTTAAAGGTTTATGGCAACGTTATCATCTTCATGAAAATCATATAGATATTAAGTTTAACCAGCCTGGTTCTTATTATCTCATGAGAGAGCTTCAAATTGCTCAAATGAGAAATGACATCTTTAATGCCGTTTCTTCTAATGAAATTATTTCTAAGATTTATGCCCTTAAGAAATATTTTGACTGGTCGGATAAGGAAATTCTTGCTAATATTGCATTCCTTAAGACTGAGGCGGCTTTGCTTTGGGAAATTGAACAGCGTCGTCAATATGGCCCTACTTGGAAAAATATGATTACAGGTGAAGGTGGAGAACAACCCGGCGGAGGAATGGGTGGAGAAGGGTTACCTGGTGAAGGTATGAATCTTGGGGGAGGTTCTCCAGAAGGTGAAATGGGAGGTTCTGAAAATCCGCCCGAATTTGGAGGCGGACCAGCGGCGACTAGTGAAATAGGAGCTCCAGAGGAAGGAGCCGGAGATATTCAACCCGTTTAATGTAATTTATATGAAAACAAACTCACTTCCCCAACAATATAAATCCGAACCATTAAAACACATAAAGGAAGACGATGATTCGATTTATAAATTTTATCAACAATCATATCTTTTGAAAGATCCACAGTTTGTAGAAGCTATAAAAAAGAGTCCAGAATATTTAGATCTTGTTGAGTCAGTAGAAAATTTTTTGACTGAATTAAGAAATCACAATCACAAATAAGTATTTTTAATAGCTTTCCCCAAATCACTATTTTCCTCAATTCTTAACATTTGTATATCTTTTACTGACTCACTAAACCAAGTCAATTGTTTTGCTAATTTTTGAACTGCCAAAACGCATGATACTGCATTTATCTTATCTTTATCTCCAAAATATACTGATTCCTGTTGCCTTTTAAAACCTTCTTTTACTAATACTTTTTCAATATCTTTATAAGCATTATTCCATGAAGTATTATAATACAAAGCTTTCAATTTATCTGTATCTAAATCAAACACAATCGCATACATACGTTCATTATTAGACATGCAATTATTTATAATATATTGTCTATTAATTTGTTATTGTAAATGAAACGTCAAGCTTGTGTAAAGTTTCACTCAATATCATACTGAATTCCACCATTGTTTAAAGCATTTTGAAGGTCATTTTCTACACTACAGTTATTAAATTTAACATAACTTAAACGGTTGGCTTTCTGAGTAAGAAAATCTGTGTTAGAAGTATTCAATACGGTATGATCTCCATTAATAATCAAAGTCTGGATAACATTATTGGAAAGATTAATATTTTGAATTTGCGAATTTAAATTTATTTCAAAGGTTCCTGTGATTAATGAATCTCTTATATCAAGATAAGTAAATCTCATTTCTGGGGCTAAATTCAAATAACAAAGATTTGTTTCATAGACAGTTAATTCTGGACAAGAAGGAAGATTCAATTCTAAAGAAGTAATATTTTGATTTCTGGAAGTAAAACTCTTGATTAAATCTTTATTCTGAATAATCATACCGCTTGAATCAAGGGCAACAGGAGAAAATATTAAAGAATTAATTGCCTGATTTCCTTCATAAATTGTAAATTGTGCATTAATATCTTCTTCGGTTGAATTAATGTCAAGGTATCTAAAAACTTTATTATTTGTTTCTACATAAAGCTTTCTTGTTTCTGTTTCGGCAACTTGGTTAATATGATAACCAAAAGATACTGTATTAATATCTGGTAATAAAGTTAAAGCAATACAGTCGGGAGATAATGTATTTTTATATTGAACAAACCTGGCTGTTTGGTTAAGATCCGATAATTCTCCATTATCTGATAATCCAGGTAAAAAAACTTGATTATCATTAGGAAGTAAATTTTCTAATGATGATGAAGTAATTTGGGAAAGTTTAATATAGCTATCGGACATTGATCGGAATAATATTTTTATCTGCTGCTATTTGAAGTTCGTTTTCTGTGAACTGTTCATTAAGGTAATTCACCATATAAAATGGAGTAGGGACATTATAAGGACTTAATGAAGAAATAAACGGAGTAATATTACTCATATTATTACTCATAATTCTTCCATGGGTAAAATTACTTAAAATATAATATTTTTTATGAAGTTTAGAATATCCTAGAATAATTTTAATAGAATTGCCTTCATCTACATTTAAAGTATTAAAATTATGAAGATTTCTAATATCTAAAATATCAGTATCAATCGTATTTGGTCCATTAAAATAAATTGTTCTTATTGTCGGGCAAGCTGAAAGGTCTAATTTACCAACCGTTCCGGTATAAATGAATAATGAAACGGGAGAGCCTTCTTTACATGTAATATAGCAGCTTTTATCAAAAGCTAAATCAAAATTTACCGGAATAGTCCCGGTAATGGGACTATATGATGTACTTACTTCAGAATAAGGATATTGTATTATTGTTGTCTTAGTACCTCCAGCCGAATCATCATAGCAACTTATTGTTCCGTTAGATGTCCATTTACTCCAAATAAAACGTCCTTTGGGAAAGACCATAGTAGTTGGCTTAAGCATATCACCTAATTCTTCTATTAAGAGAGAAGCTTTAATAGAAGATTCATCTTGTAAAATCAATATTGGACTTTTCAATCCAAGAGATTTACATTTCTCTAAATCACTAAATTGTACAATATTAGACATTATAGATAGAAAAGCCAGTTATAAGTTTTAAGAGTATCTAAAGTTTTGGCAATGGCTTTAGAAGAACCCTGAATACCGCCTGAAGTATATTTTTTACCGTACATGTATATAATTCCAGCTTCTTTCCCGAATCTATTCGGAAGAAGATTAAGAAATTTTTCCAAATTTGCCTTATTTGTTAAAAGATTGGTTTCTGAAATATTAATATACTGCAAGTCATTTTGAACATTAATAACTCCTTCTCCAAATGTATCGGGATTTTTTAACTTAATTCCAGTAATATCAAGGCTTGTTAATGTCAGCTGGTCAAAAACTAATTCCAGATCAACTTTAGAAGTATTAAGGTCAGATAAATCAATTCTACTAATTTTGGTATTTGAGATATTAAGATATTCTAATTTAGAATCAGTGCCTTTGGGAAGAATTAATCTAGTGAGCTGGGAACAATTAGAAACATTAATACTAGTAAGATTGGAATTTGCTGATAAATCCAATTCTTGAATAGGATTGTCACTTAAATCTAATATTTGAAGATTGGAACAACTTTTTAAGTTAATTCGAGCTATTTTTTTACCTGGATTTTCAAAAGAAGTGATACTGCCTTTATCTCCGGAAATTTTTAATGTTTTATTTTTCTTTTGGAAATAGTCAAAATTAAAAGTTTCATCTGCCGGAAACCATTCTTTGTCAAAAGTAATTTTTCCAGAACTTAAATCAATTTGATTTTGTCGATTATTAAAGAACCAATCAATATTAACATTTCCTGTTCCTCCAATATTATAAGAATAATTATCAAAACAATAATTAACTAAATCAACAGAAGACTGGAAAATAACTCCGTTCAGAGTATAGGTATACTCTGAACGGATGAATGCTTTAAAATTAAAATCCCTAACAACAATAGTCCCTACACCTGGCGTTGAGTAACATCCCCATTCCGGAGCATTTTTATATGTAGCAGCATCGGTAGAAGCTATAAAATTTTCACGAATAATATTCCAATCTCCGGTTGTTTCATCTAAGATATATAATCTGCCGATGATGCCATCATCGGCAGAAGGAGCATATTCAAATTTGAATTTTTTAAAAGATAATCCATCCCAGCCTTCTACAGGAGCACAATTAGCTAAAGGCTCGCTAACTGAATTACCTATATAAACCATCCAGGTATCTGTAGCTGAATCATAGATATTTCTAAAATTCACAACAAATCTAAATTGAAGATTTGGTTTATTATTATCATAAGCTCCAAATGAAATGAAAGAGTGCTGGTTAGGTCTATTTTTAAAGAAGTTCCTATCAATGACATTGATAGGAGTAAAATTATATGGCGAAGGCCTCTGAATCTTCATTGGAGGAAGAGCTACAGTAAATGTAGATTCTCCAATGCCTGTACTTTTAATTTGTTCTTGTTGCTCATTGGTTAATTGTTTGTAATAATAAGCAATTGTGCCTGTTGACGTATCATTAATCCAAACACCTTCTTCATTTAAAAGAGGGGCAGTTTGTTCATCTGGCGTACCAATATTACAATTTGTATAAAGTGAACCATACCTTGACCATTTTCCATTTTCTTCTAGCATGGGGTCAGGATTTTCCGGATTCCATGTATAATTCCCAAATGTATAAAATCCGCCTGGAATTAATTCCAGTCTTTGAATATCATCCAATTCAAAGGAAAGAAAATCTTGCTGATTATCTAGAGTATGAGTAAAACCTTTACATGCGTCAACTAATGTATTAAAATCAGCCCTTTTGCTAATAAAATTATCATTAATTAAAACATTGTTGCTCATAAAAGGTCGATAGTATTTAAATGGAAAAAGAGAACTGAGAATTAAGATTTTAAATATCAAAAATGAGTAATCAAGATGTCTGTGAAATTAAGCCCGTAAAGGCATTTTTATCTACAAATCTGAATAATAAAACCAAAACATTTAAAGATTTGGCTGATCGAATTATGCGGAGTCTTGGTTATCCTATTGTCAGCGTAGAGCTGCACCGCGATATGGTTTTTGAATTTATTTCAATTGCTATTGAATTCTTTTCCAAATATGTCCAGGACCGGGAAATTCTTTTATTTGATTCTAGAATTTACGAAAAAGGAAAAGGAATTAATATCGGCAAACTTTGTACAATCGCTTCCAAGGCAGCAGCTCAAGAAGGACATGTAAGGCCTGAAAATCTTTTTAATAAGACATATGATAAAACTATTGAACGGTTAGAACGTGTTTATATTGCCCTGCGGGATATACCGGCTGAAGAGCTTCCTTCGACATGGGACAGGCCTGTTAAGAATTGCGAAGTGATTACTGCTGAGCAATATGATGAAATTACTACATATAATTCTTCGTTATGTGGATTCTTCAAGATTAGTAAAAAACAAGATTTTACCATTGAAGGAGAAAAAGTAGATAATGTTCCGACTGAATTTGCCAATGCCTTTGATTATGACTTGATGGATTACAGGCGGTGCGCTCAAGTAATCAGCTATGATGAAAGTTCTAATAGAAGTCCCTATTCATTGTTTTCTATTCAAAGTGTTCTTTCAGCGCAAGCTTTTTATAGTTACCAGTTTTCAAACCGTGGATTCGACCTTCTTAGTTTTCACTGTCTTCAAGAATTTCTTAAAACTCGCCGAAGAGTTCTCGCTTTAGATCGTTCTTTTTATTTTAATCCTGAAACACAGTATTTTACAATTCTTCCTGAACCTCGATATACTGATTCATTTTATGCAGTTCTTCAAGTTTATCTGGAAAAACCGCTTAGAGAGATCTTGCGTGAAATGTGGGTATACAAATATTCTCTTGCTCAAGCTAAAGTAGCATTGGGATCAATTAGAGGAAAATTTGGTTCTGTTGCTCTTACTGGAGGAGGTCAATTAACGGATGGTCTTGGATTACGAGCAGAAGGTCAAAGAGAAATTGAAGAACTTGAAAAAGAACTTATTGACCGAAATGCTTTTGGAGTAAAAGAAAATCCGTTGTTCTTCGTTGGATAAAGACATTTATTTTCATTAAATTTGATTAATACCTTAAAGAATTCAGATATATTTTATTCTCTTGTCTATGATAAAAAGACAAAGAAGATTTTTAAACACTGAAATTTTTATAAAATTAGCAAAACAAATTCATGGAAGCAAATATGATTATTCAAAAGTCAACTATAAAAATGCTAATACAAATGTTTCAATAATTTGTCCAGTTCACAGTTTATTTAGTCAAAATCCAAGGTCTCATTTGAAAGGGTTTGGATGTGCAAAATGTTCAAATCGAACAGCTAAGACTACAGAAGATTTTATCAAAGAATCAAAGCAGGTTCATGGAGACAAATATGATTATTCAGAAACAGTTTACGTCAATAATCACACAAATGTAAAAATCTTTTGCAAAAAAGATAAAATATTCTTTATACAAAATCCTAGAGTTCATCTTCAAGGAACGGGATGTCCCAAGTGTGCAAGAAATCAAAAGTTGACAACTAAGGGATTTATAGAAAGAGCTATAGCTATTCATGGTAACAAATATGATTATTCTTCAGTAGTTTATCAATCACATGCCAAAAAGATTATTATAATTTGTCCTATCCATGGGCCTTTCGAGCAAAGAGCAAATGGTCATTTGAACGGCAAAGGCTGTTATAAATGTGCAAAGAGTTATAAGCGTTCAAGGGGAGAGATTGAACTTTGTAAATTTATTAAATCAATTTATTCCGGTCAAGTTTTGGAGAATGACAGAACAGTTATTAAGCCAAAAGAACTAGACATTTATCTTCCTGAATTAAAGTTGGCTCTTGAATATAATGGCGAATATTGGCATGATGAAACTAAGAAACGAAAACCGGGTTATCATAAAGAAAAGCAAAAAGCTTGTGAAAAGAAAGGCATTAAATTAATTGAGGTTTGGGATTCAGAATGGCATGCAGATAAAGATAGATTTAAAAATCTTATTCAAGAAGTAATAAATTCTATTCAATCACCTTTAAAAATTTAGATTTTTTATAAAATATAAGATGTAATTACGTTGCCGTAATTCATTTTATTATTTGTGGTTAAAAATCCGAAGAGCTTTAATTAGTTCTTCGGATTTTTTGTTTTTTACATTAATCACCTTCAATTTTAAAGAAAAGAGTATAATAGTAATAAATGGGATTGTTTAAATCAAATATTCAAAAAACAATAAAGAAATTAAAAGAGGATCAATTAAACAAAATTGAACCCCTGAAATTATCTTTTAATGTTCTTATTCAGCGGTTGAATAACGAACGAAGAAAATTAAAAGATTTAGAAGAGCTTATTAAACTTCAAGAATCTTCTAAAAATATTGCTCAAAAGAGAGGAAAAGATATTTTAGTAGAAGAGTATGAAAAGCAAATTGAAAATACTCTTGAAAAATGTAATAAACAAGAAGCATTAATTGTTCAACTTCAACCTGTAATTAATAATTGTAAAAAAATTATTGAGGCCTTGGAAGAGAACTTTCAAGCTAAGTTATTTGATTTAGAAGTCCTGGCTAATATGCAGTATGCTTCAGATTTAACAGATGGAATCTCCTCAATTGGAGGAAGTAAGCATTCATCTAAAAATAATAAGATTTTAGTAAACAAAATTAAAAGAAAACTTGAGGCTGAATCTGAACGATTGATTGCCAAGTTTGATGTGGAACAAGATATAAACCTTTGATATGAGAATTGCTTTTTTAGCCAGTTTAGCTATTTTTATAGTTTTGTATATCTATATTGTTTATATTCATGAAAACCTTAAAGATAAAAAAGAAAATAAAGAATTCCTTAAGAAAAGAAATAAACTTTCTTACTGGATTAGAAATTGCCCAACATTTCTAAATCCTGAAAACTTTTTAGGAATGTTTAATAATATTGATACTAATAACCTTAATCTTCAATATTTTCCTGAAGCAATTGGCCGATATAATTTTATTGACGAATATAAATTTACATTCAAGGAAATGAAAAATCTTATCGATGATTTTATTCCTTGTTTAATTTATGAAAATATTAAAGGAGATGAAATTATAGTCATTCCTAACAGTGACCCTAATGCTAATCCGGTTATTTTATTTGATATTGTTCCACGGACAAAATTTGAAGAACTAAATGATATTGGTTTTCTTCCTGAAACTTTTAGTAACTCTAAAACTTATACTATTAAAACTAACCATGAAATAGACGAGATGGATTTTGGGGTTTTTGCCGAAAAGAGTTTTCAAACTTATAAAATAGGAACTGCTTCTATCTTGGTTGATAGAGATAAACTTCAAGAAAAAGGTTTTAGTGGTTATGGTGTAATTATTCTTTATCTTTCTGATAAAATGGCAAAAGAATGTATTGATAATGCTGAAAGGAATTGTTTAGGTTCTTGTATAGATAGACTTTACCGGGAAGGACGATTTAAGGGAATTGTAGCAACTTATGCAACATTTAATCCTAAAGAATATCACATAAATGAATATTGAACACATAATAAATGGTAATGTTTATCTTTGTGGAGATCTTCATAAAGATATAAATGGCATTTTTCAAAAAATTAAAGAACTTAATATTAGAGATTCCTATATTATTATTCTAGGTGATTGCGAAATAGGATTTTATAAAGAAAAGCCGGCTAAATTTTATAATTATTTCTCTAAACAGCTTAAATTAAGAAATAATACCGTTTATCTTATCCGAGGAAATCACGATAATCCGGAATATTGGCTAAATCCTATAAGATCTGAGGTAGAGGAAAAATGGCCAAATATTATTCATCTTAGAGATAATAGCCTTGTTTCTATTAACGATAAAATTTATTTTATTTGGGGCGGCGCCGTATCAATTGACCGGGCTATTTTGAAAGAAGGTAGTACTTGGTTTAGATCAGAAAGAACAACGCTTAATATTGCAAAACTTTTATTGTTTAAGGATATTAAAATTTTTGGAGTATTGGCACATACTGGTCCACGTCCAGATACTTTAGATGATAAACAATTTAAAAGACGTTGTAAATTTGACAAAAGGTTAATTGATGATATTATGGAAGAACAATCAAATATTTGTCAAATTATTAATATGTTAAATCCCGAAGTCTGGTTTAACGGACATTATCATACTTCTTTTGAGAAGACCACAACCAATGGGACTAAAGTAACATGTCTTGATATTTTGGAAATAAGAAAACTTATTGCTTAATTGTCATTAACTAATGACATATGACGGATTCAGCTGAACCAATTTATCCTGACATTAGACTTTTATATTATTTGTTTGATCCTGAGACAAAAGAATATCTTTGCTTATATTCTCCTGTCCCTAATCCTTATTATAGTCCTAAGAAAAACCCGGAATCTAAACCTTATATGCCGTTGCCTTCCAATGTAACGGATAAAGAACCATTGGAAACTGCTGAAAATCAAGTTACAGTCTTTGACAAGAAGACTCAAAAATGGAGTATTAAGGTTGATTTCAGGAATAAAAAATATTGGGATAAGCAAAGTAAAAAGCTTAATATCATTACCGAAATCGGTAAAAATCCAGCCAAAACTTGGACGGATATTGAACCCGATGATGACCGAAAAGTTTGGGATGAAGAATCTAATTCTTGGATTTTTCCGATTGAAGTTCTTTATGAGCTAAAAATTAAAGAAGTTCGAGAGGCTGCTGATAATGCTGCAAATCTCCTTAAATTAAATTATTCTCAAGCAGAATTTGATACTTGGGAGAAACAAGAAAAAGGAGCCCGGGCTCTTCAAGCAGATCCAGATTCAACAATCCCAGAAGCTGATTTTGTTCGAACATTAGCGGCAACTCGAGGTTTAACTCTTGATGAAATGATTACTAAAATTTTAAATGCTGCTGCTCGAGCATTACTTCCAGGGGCTCAAATCATTGGTATTCAGCAACGATTAGAGGATGAAGTGAAAGTTGCTTTAGAGAATAATGATCGAAAGACATTAGAAAATATTAAATTTCCAGATATTAATAGTCTTTGAATGAAATCCCATGGAGATCAATTCTCCATGGGATTTTTTATTTTAAATAAAAGTCATAATGACTGTCTTAGAATTTGACAAATTTAAAAAGCTGATTACTCCCTGGCCTATTGCCTATTATGGAGAAACTCAAGATCTTTCTTTAGAGTTTGATCTTCCTACTTGTGCTTGTTTTGAATCAGTTAATAATATTACTTTGAATTTTTATAAGAAAGGCCAAGTTGGAGTTGAAGATAGTCTTTTAGTTACTTCTGTCGATTTTACATTATTTGACCAAACTACTTGGACTGGACAAGTCTCCTTTACTGGTGAAGCCTTACTTGAATATATTCAATCGGTGGCTGAAGGAACTGCAGTCATGGATGGAGAATTTATTTTTCAGGTTGCCGGTAATAAGACAATTAAATCTCAAGTTTTTTATGTAAAGATTTATAACTGTAAGCCTCCACTTCCTCCAGAGCCGGAATATCCTAACAAGGATGAAATGGATAAAGCTATTGCAGATGCTATTGAAAAGCATAATACTGATTTAAATGCTCATAAAGATTTATTAATTTCTCGAGTAAATGAAATTGATGTTCTTAATACAACTTCTTTAGAAAATCATTATGTTTATGATGAGATTAATAAAAAATGGATTTTTGATACTACTTTAAACGGTAATGTAATTTATATTAATTCTGTAGATTCAACTATCGAATCTTTAATTTTAGATTTCACTAATAATCGAATTGGCGATTTAATTAGAATAGTAATCTATAAACCGCTTAATTGTTCTATTTCTTTTATTGCTAAAGACGGTTCTACAGTTTCTTTGGTTGAAGCAGAAAAACCATTAGATTGGTATATTTTAGAATTCGTACCAATTCGAGATATGGATCAAATTAAAGTTATTAATAAATGATTTTTTTCATAATATAAACTTGAAACCCGGATAAGAAAAACTTATCCGGGTTTTTATGTTATAATATGTTTATAATGTGTTTGTCAAAGCAAGTCAGAATTGCAGTTGTAGGACCACCAGATTCTGGTAAATCAACTTTCATTTCCAAAGCAGTAAAAATATTAACAGGGAGAACAGTTAATCCTGATGCCTTAATGAAAGAAGTTCATTATTCCGATGGTAAAGACATTTATGGAAATGACGATACTAGAACTATTAAATGTGCAAAAATCTTTTGCAATTATTTCGGGCTTGAAATTTGTTTTTATGATTGTCCCGGACATAAGGAATATATTGACCAAATTAAGCAGGGGATAAATGCTGCTTCACTTGTAATTTTCATTAGTGATTATAATAGAAAAGAGGAAAGTGAAAGATATTTTGAATTTATTAAGGAACTTCTCCCGAAAAATAAAATATTTTATAAAATAAATTCTCATTATCCAGTCGATAATAAAAATACAAGTCCTAATTGTTATAATTTCGATACTGAATTAGGTGAAGATAATTTTCGATCTATAATTTTTGATTTAATAAAAGAAATAAGAGATAATGAATCTATAGAGCTTATTGATGTAGAGGCAGAAGCTATTTCTTTATTAAAGGAAAATATTGATTCAACAAAGCATAATGCTATTTTCTTTTCTGGAGGTAAAGATTCTTTAGTCGGACTTCATCTTATTAAACAAGCAGGATTAATTGATAATTTTTCTGTTTATGTTCCCTGCTCAGGATTTGATTTTCCGGAAGTAAATCATATAATCAATATCTATGAGCTTCTCTTTAAGAAAAAGTTTTTTAAATTTGATAATTCTTTAGGTCTAGACTATCAAAGAAATACTTCTTATGAATTAATGGAAGCCAAAGCTTTGGCTAATGAAAAACTTATTAAAGAAAAGAATATTGATTTAGTTTCTATTCAATTCAGAGCTTCTGACGAAGGAGTAAGAAGTAAAGACCATTATATTGTTCAAAAGGAAAATCATACCAGATTTTCTCCTGTCTTTAATTTTACCGAAGAAAATATTTGGCGATATATTCAAAAATATACTCTTCCTGTTTGCGAACTCTATTTTAAAGGTTACCGTAGTTTAGGAGATTCTTTTGTTACCGAACCATGTATGCCTCATTTTAAAACAGTAGAGGAAATAATCAAATATATATATGAACACCCCCATACTTCTGAGCGAGACGGGAGAAAAGCACAAGATAATTCGGTTCCTTTTGCTATGGAACATTTAAGGGATAAAGGATTTTTTTAATGAATGAGGAAAAATTTAGAAAAGTAAATCAATTTAATAAATGTTTTAGAGCTGAAGATTCCCCTTCTATCCTTTGTATTTGCGGAGAAAGCGGATCTGGAAAATCGACATTGGCTAAAAAGATTCTTGAATATCGGGAATCTAATGAAAATATTCATCCGACAGTTGTTCTTGACGGAGATGGAGTACGACATTTTGTTACCCCTGATTTAGGATATTCTGATGAAGATCGAATAAAAAATAATGAAATAATTGCAGGAATTGCTTTTTTATTAGTTGTCCAGGGTTTTAATGTAATTATTTCTACTGTTCGGGCCAATGTCGCCTATAACATTCTAAGTCAATATTGGAATCATAATATTCATTGTTTTGTTTGTGACAAATACACCAGAGATACAGAAGAATATAAAGAAGCATATAATAATTTTATTAAAAAATGAAATCTGAATTAGTTCAAGGACCAATTAAATTTCCTATTGACATTGACCTGGAGAAAATGATTATAACTTCTCCAAATATGAATTTAGAAATAAAAATTTATCATGAAGATGAACAAGGATTTTATGTAGATTATCAAAATCAAGTTTACCGTTTAGAATATAATCCAATTTCCAAAAATTATTGGTTTATGTATTTGAACAAAACACCATTTATTAGAGGATGCTGGTTTGTTCGAGCTAATATTTGTCATAAATTAAAATTTATTTCTTTTATTATCAGCAAAAATGGTTGTTCTTCTATTTTAAAAACTTCAATGGTTCATGACGGAACATATGATACTATTCAGGATCATTCTTTTATCTGGAATAATCCGCAATATTGTTTCGAAAAGAATGTTATTCAAAATATAGCAAAATGCCATGCTTATCCTGACTATATTAAGTTTGTAGTTTTAGAAGATCCATTTAAAAGATTTCTAAGATGGCTGAATTGGTCCTGGAAAAACAAATATAACAAATACTATAATTTTAATTTATCAAAAGAGGATTTTATTAAAGAACATCTTTGGTCTCTTCCTTATATTACAAGAGAATTAGTTTGCTGCGATGAACATGTAATTCAACAGGAAAAATATTTTGAACATATCAGAAAAGAAGGATTTGAACCATTAGTTGTTCAATTATCTGATTTACCGATTTTCTTTAAAAATCAATTTGGAGTTGAGTTAATTAAAAATAATGTTTCTTCTCCTTCTGAACGTATTTTTACAAAGGAAGATTTTACTGAAGATCAACTAAAGGAAATTTATAAGTTTTTGAATATCAAATGAAAAAGTTTTTTGTAAACATTTTTACATATAAAGAAGATGAAGAGATTGTAAAATACAGTGCTCTTTCAGCCAAATATGTATTAGGCGATGATGTTGAAATAAATGTTATTGATGATAATAAACATCCCATTTCAGAAGAAAAGATTAAAGAATTAAATGAACTTGGCATTTTGTATCGTCAATCCACCTTTGACAGAAAACATAATTTAAACGGTAAAGAATGTGTCGTTGGTATTTTAGAAGAAATAAAAAAATCTACCAAAGGGAGGGACGGAGTATCAATTAAACTTGATTCAGATACAATGATTGCACATCGAGAAATATTTGATAAGTTTTATGATACTGAAAGCTGTATGTTTGCAGCTTCTCATCGGCCAGGCAGTATTTTTTCCGGAATATGCTATCTTATTAAAAATGATATTTTAGATAAGATGATTAAAATGGCCAATGACTGCGATATTCATGAAACGTCAGCTCCCGAAGATATGACGATCGGATGCTTGGCAACTATTTGTTCTATGCCTAACAGCATTTATATTATGCCTGAATGGAATCCCAATAAAAAAGAGGATGATGGACTTTGTACTGCCTGGAATTATGATTGTGATTTAAAATATATTGAAGAATATTATAAACTTTTCTTTATTGTTACATTTGGAAACTGGTTTACGGTCAAAGGCAATACCAAAGCTTGCCGAAATAAACCTATGGAGCTCTTCCTTGATCAAATCTTAAATATTTGAACATCATGCAAAAGTCCGGTATTAGTGACAAGACAGGGAAATCTTATATCAATGGAATTTCAGTAACAAACAGTACCATAACTGTTACTGAAGCTACCTCTTTAAATTTCACCATTGGAGGACCAATTACTACTACTGTACAAGGAAGTGAAGAAGCATTAATTTCCTTCAATCTTGATGCAGTAAAAAGCAGGGAAGCTTTAGGATTAGGTACTGCTGCTCTTATTAATACCGGTACAGCATCTGGACAAATTCCTGTTTTAGACGCCCGGGGTAAATTACCTGAGTCTGTCATTGGAGATATTGCCCTATATGATAAGTTTGATATAGCTTCTGCTGATAATATAAATGATATTGTAATATTTATTAATGGCATTACTACTGGAATTACTCCTAAACAAGGAGATATGATTTTTGTTCTAGGAGGAAATGTCCAAGGAACCTATTGGATTACAGTCACTAAAACTCCAGGAACTTATACTGCGGATGATATTTCTGGAATTACTACACCGTCTGGAACCATTAGTTCTATTACCTTTTTAGGAACAAATTATACTCCTGTCAATGGTATTATTACTCTCCCGGCAAATATTGGCTGGAGTTCTTTAACTGGAATTCCTGCAGCTTCTGTATCGGCTTCAGGTATTGTTAAATTAAATGATAATACAAATTCTACTTCTACTACTGAAGCAGCAACTGCAAATGCTGTTAAGAAAGTTCAAGATTTTGCTAGTACCAAAATTTCTGGTATTTGGTTCGAAACTAACCAAGGATTAACTTCAGAACGAAATAGTTTTACTATATTTGGAACTGGCCCAATTTATATTGTAGGGAGTGATGCTGGAGATAAATCTCTTATATCAGTAAATTTAGATACTGCAAGAGTTAAAGACTCTTTAAATATTCAATCTATCGCCCCAGCAGGACCTTATCCTCCGACTATTCCTGAAACCTACGGAACAGGAGCTGCGCCTGAACTTTTAGGTAAACTTGATAGAAGCTTCATGCCAAGAAATATTATTGGTTTTACATCTTCTTCTAGTTTGCCGCCAGTAAATCCTCCGTCTGATTTTATTCAAGGTTTTGCTTTTACAGCACAGGATAATAATGGTGAGGAAACTCCTGGTTTTAGTGTTTCTGTTTTTGAAAAGTATTATTCAACTGGAGAAATATGGAAAGGTATTAATTATTTCCTCAATTCTTCTTTAACAGCAACATCCGGACCTGACCCAGTTATTCCAGCAACTGGGGCTGATGGTAAATTAGATGCTTCATTTATTCCAGATAGTGTGAGCGGAGGAATTGGCATTGTTAATCCTAGTAATCCGGGTACAACACTAACTGCTAAAACTTTAAGAATCGGAGCACTAGACGGGTTAGGCATATCTATTGCACCTCTTGGCCCGAATGGTTCAGAAATTAATGTTTTTTATGGATTAGAAGAAACTTCATTTAAATCTTATCTGACTAATACTATTGGCATTAAAACTGCTGCTTATCAAAATACAGGAACTACAAATGGAACAATCCCTTTAATCGGTGCTAATGATAAATTACCAGCAAGTATTATTCCAGATGAAATTGGCGGAAATTTTAGTTCCTTTACTATTAATAATGGATATGAAGCTACTCAAAGTATAAGCTCTAATCCTAATCAAATTAAAATTTGGAACTCTCCATTTTTTATTGGACCTCATGAAGCCACTGATTTAGTTAATGAATTATATCTTAATAATGAGGGTGAAGTTACTTTATCTCAGCGTTTTACTGATAGGGCCGCCCTTCGTTATATTACTTGTGTTGAAGATTCAGGTAATTATCGCTTTACTACATATTATTGTGGCCCCTTATTGATATTTGAATCATTTTCAGCTTATACTAAAGGACCATTTTTAAAGAATTCTACTAATTTTAATTATACTGGTACTCATCCCGGTGAACTAAGTAATAACGCTTATACTAAAATACAAATAGATCCTTATTTTGCTTTAGCAAGAAGTAATTATATTATAAATAATACAACTAGTGGAAGTTTAATTGATATTTATACAGATCTTTTAACTAGAAAATATTATTTTCGGCCAAGCTCATTATCTTCAACAAATACTCTTATCGTTAATCTTTATATTGGTGAAATAACATTACAAAATTACCATATTGATAATACTCTTATTTTAGACCCCAGGAACCTTTCAGTTGCTCCTCAAAATATTCAAATATTATTGCCGAATGAAACTACAGGAAACTATAAGCTGTTTATAGACCAGGGCGATGTTGGGACATTAACGAATACTCATCTGTATAATATTAGTATTGGTATTATTCGACCAACGGAAAGTCCAGCTCTAATAATGGTAAAATATTCTCAGTTTGTACCAGTTTAAAAATGGGAGAATTAGGATTAGCTAGAAATAAACGATATAATCAAGGTTATTTTTATCCAAAAAATAAACATAAGTTTATCGGAGAATATGCAATTTACCGTTCAGGTTTAGAGTTAAAGTATTTTCAATTTTTGGATAATAATCCCAAGTGTATCAAATGGAATTCAGAAGGAGTAAAAATTCCTTATTTCTGGGAAGGAGATAATAAGTGGCATACTTATTATATCGATTTGGCTGCTTCTTTTAAAAAAGAAAATAAGATAGAAACTTTTTTAATTGAAATTAAGCCTTACCGGCAAACTATAGAGCCTGAAGCAACAAAGCGAAAAAGGAAAAAAACTTTATTAACTGAACAAATAACATTCAGTCAAAATCAAAGTAAATGGAAAGCCGCTTCTGAATTTGCATCCAAAAACGGCTTAAAATTTATTATTCTTACTGAAAAAGATATTGGTTAAATTTCTTCTTCAGTTTCTTTATATTGTTCTTTACCGGTGGGATTAAAGGCAATCAATGTTTCTTCAGAAGGCATTTTCGGAGTTACCAATACTCGATAAGAATGCCTGTTTGCTCCGGAAGGGCTCATTTCATCAAAATTAAAAGTAATAATATCAGGATATTTCTTTAACGCAGAAACATTAGAAATATCTTTAAATTTGATATTTTGAGCTGAACCTTTTCGTCCATATCCTAAGGCTTTTTCTCCACGGTTAAATGTTTTAATTTGACGAGGAATAAAACTATTATTAATAGGTTCAGTAATTTTAATCGGAGGAACTCGAGTACCGGATCCAATTTGATCGGTATCAACAACAGTAATATAAAAGCCGGGGTTTAACTTCATCCATTTTCTTAATTGATCTACGGAAGCCCTTCTCCATTCAGTTCCTTTATTAAAGATTTTAGCTAAACTGCCATACTTGTTATCATCATATTTTAATAAATCCTTAGCCTCTTCTCTGGCTGAAGCTCTTCGTTCTTTATCTGCAAGCTTCCTTTCCCATTCGTCCCACTTTGCGGGATCATCAAAAACTCCTTCATTAAAAATTTCTAAAGCGATTTGAGATAAATCAGTCATGAAAGATATTTAAGGAATGAAATTTAATTAAAAATCTTTGCAAAAAGCGCTAATCTTTTAAAAATTAGTTGTTCATACGTAAATAAGTTTAATTATTAATAAAGTATGGTTTCAACAACCCCTTATAAATTAATTTGTGAAATGCCTGATCCTTCCCGAATGGATCCTTTACAAATATTATATGAAGAAGAAAGTCTTCACAAAGAACGGGCTTTATATTTGACTGGTCCTTATCTTGGTTCTGAAATTATTAATAGAAATAATCGTTTATATCCAGCTGAAGAACTTCGCCGCGAAGTTAATCGCTATACCGAAGAAAAGATTAAATTTGGGCGTGCACTTGGAGAATTAAATCACCCCGAATCTGCTTCAGTTGATCTTGGAGCCGCTTGCCATTTGGTTGTTGAATTAAAGGAAGATAATAATGTTTGGTACGGCAAGTCTAAAGTTTTAGTTGGTACGCCCAAAGGTGATCTTTTAAAATCTCTTCTTAATAATGGCGTTCAAGTTGGCATGTCTTCCCGCTGCCTTGGCCAGCTGACGGAAACATCTGAAGGATATTCAAGAGTTTCAAATTTGCGCATGGTCGCCATAGATGCGGTTTCGGATCCAAGTTTTTCGAGCGCCTATGTAGACGGTATTTTAGAGTCTGCCCAGTTTGTTTGTGAATCTGACGGTTCTATTCGAATGGAAAAACTTTACGATGATACTAGTAAGAAATTTGCGAATCTTCCAGTTGGAGACCGAAACGACTATATTAAACGATCAGTGATTGACTTCCTTAAGAGCTTTAACGAAATTACTACAAATTGTAAATAACCTTATGTCTAAGAAAACAAAGAAAGTAAAACAATTAGATAAAGATTGCTTATCTTTTGTACAGGCAATTTTAGAAGAAGACGCCAAATCTGCCGCTTCTGTACTAAAAACCATCGTTAAGAAAAATATCGCCAAGAAGCTTAAAAAGGCTGAACGCGAAACCGACTTATTTTAATAATAGAATATGAAAATTCCCGAAAGTTTAAAGAATGTTTTATCGGAAGCCGATCTTGCCGATATTAAAAAAGAATTTGACAAGCAGGTTCAAATTCAAGTAGAATCTGCACTTCATCAATATGACGATGAAGCTGAAAAGCGAATTTTAGAACTCGTCAAGCAGATTGATGAAAACCATAAGGTAAAGTTGGTTAATCTTCTTAAGAAGAAAGACGCTAAAGATAAGGCTTTGCTTGAATCAATTAAAGCCAAATATACTGAAGCTCTTCGAACAGATGCTGAAAAGTTCAAAGCTTCCCTTGCCAAAAATATCGAACGATTCATTGAATCTAAAATTGGCAATATTGTAGATTATTCTATTATCAAAGAGGCTGCCCTTAATAATACGGCCCGCATTGTTCTTGAAGGCCTTCGCACTCAGCTTGGCGTTGATTCCGCTTTAATGAAGGAATCTATTTCTGGCCCAATTCTTGAAGCTCGTGAAAAAATGACCAAAGCTCTTTCTTATATTAAAAAGCTTAAAGAAGAAAACCAGCGCCTTGAAGAATCTCTTTATAATTCCGAGGCTAATCTTTTGATTGAATCCAGGACTGCCAAGCTGCCGGAAGCTGAAGTCTCTCATATGAAACGCATGCTTCATGGCAAGGATATTAAGTTCATTAATGAAAATTTCAATTATATTTTAGATCTTTATAGGCAAGGTCGGGAAAAGAAACGTACTGTTCTTAAGGAAGAAGCCCTGAAGGTACGAGATAAGAAAAAGCTTCCGACCGAACCCCGCCGTACAAAAGATCTGATGACAGAAAACTCTTCTAATAACTCCGGTTTCTCTCTTATTGATGAAATTGCTGCCGAAATGGCGTCTTCTGATTATTAAGAGTTGCTTTAAAAACCTAAATATCAATTGTTATTAGAGTATAACCAAAGAAATTAACTATACAATTTTCAAGCATCAGTTAATTTAATCTTACGGACAAGAATTCCGTCTCCTCAAAAATCGCTTGATATTCAAGCAAAAACAAAGATAAATTAATATAATTTTTATGAAAAAGACTCAACAAGTACAAACTCAGTCTGTTGGCGCTGCTGTTCAGCAGAACAAGCAGTTCTATCAGAACTGTGTGAATAAGTGGAAGAAGCTGCTCGTTTCTGAACACGTTGCTCCTATTGAAAATAAGCATACGCGTGCCGTTACAGCTGTTCTTCTTGAAAACCAGGCTAACGCCCTGATGGAAGATATGAACCCGAACAGCTCCAGCATTTGGGGTGCCAACGCCTCTTTTGGTGGTGCGATTACTCAAGGCGATACCTATGCGAAGGGCGACAATCGTTTACCGAAGATTCTTCTTCCGATGATTCGTCGTACGTTCCCGGAACTTATTTCCAATGAAGTTGTCGGTGTCCAGCCGATGTCCGGACCTGTTTCCCTTGCGTTTGCTATTCGTTATCGCTATGACCAAGGGCCTCTTCATGAAGCTCGTTCTTCCGGTACGCTGACTAAGCCGCCTACGACTGGACCTCAATACGGTGTGAATACTTTCCGTGCCGAAGATACTGCCAATCCTCCGGCTCCTGCGGATATGAGGCAGCTTGAAGCTACGGTTAAGTCCCCTGGAACTGAAATGGGTTATAACTACCTCGACACTTCCTTTACTGGTCGTCGTAACAACCTCTTTAACCGTACGATCAATAAAGAAACGGGTGCTCCTTATACCGATGCTGATATTGTAACCACTTGGAATGCTTCTGATGCTGGTGCTACCTATCAGATTAAGGCTGTTGCCGACCTTGTGATTATCTCCGGAGCTACTCCTGGTGTTGAATTCACATTGTCCGACGGTACAACCAAGTATACAATTTCTGACACTGATAAAGATAAGAAAGCGATTGCTGCTGCGAATGCTCTCTTTAAGGCTACCCACATTGCCGGTGGTAAGTTTACGTTCTCTGATCAGGACCTCGGTACTGCCGCTCTCTTGGGTGACTATGAAGCTACTGGCCGTATTCCTCGTACGAAGTTTACCTTCGAGAAGAAAGCTGTTGAAGCTGGTACCCGCCGTATCGGTACCTCCTGGACGCTTGAACTCGAACAGGATATTCGTAACATGAACGGTATCGACATCGAACAGGAAGTTACTTCCATGATGTCCTACGAACTTCAGGCCGAAATTGACCGTGAAATGATTGTTCGTATGCTCTATGCCGCTCTTTCCGCTAATGAATATTCCTATTGGGATGGTTCTAAGGCTGACGCTCGTTGGATGGGTGAACGTGACCGTGCGTTTTATCAGTTCATCATTCAGATGGCTAACCGTATGGCTGTTCGTAACCGTCGTGGCCCAGCTAACTTCATTATCGCTACTCCGGATGTCTGCTCCTTATTGGAAACGCTTCCTCAGTATGCCATTATGGAAGTTAACGGTACGATCTCTACGGATAGTTCCGGTATTGCTAAGGTTGGTACAATCGGCAATGGCCGATTCACTGTCTTCCGTGATACCCGTACGCCTGTTCAGAACAATTCCTGGATGAATAATTCCTGGGATAATCAAGGACAGTATACCGTTGGTGGAGAAGCTCGTACTCAGGGTATTCCGGACTTTGCTCTACTTGGCTATAAGGGTAGTGAATACTGGGACGCAGGCATTCTGTTTTGTCCGTACATCCCAATACTCCTGCAAAGGGTTGTGGATCCTGTGTCGTTTGAACCTCAGGTTGGTTTAATGACCCGATATGGTGTTGTTGATAACCTTTTTGGCGCCAATCTCTATTATCACGTCGTATTAATCGATACGCTCGGAAATAGCTTGCCGCCTTCTGGTGCTCCTGCTAATAACTGGCCTGGAACGTTCCCGAATGGTTCTGCTCTTACTGATGTTCGTCAGCAAGGTGGTTATCCAGTTCAGGTTACCAACACTCCTGAAAATCCGGTTAATACGAAGCCTATTGCTTAATAGGTTAAGTTAACCAAAACTTTAAAAATCCCGATGAGATCAATTCTCATCGGGATTTTTATTTTATACCTGTCCAAACCACCTATTATTTTTCAGACATTTATTAAATTAAAAAAAAAGAATTTAATTTTAATTTATAAAATGCCAAAGAAGCTTTCGCAAGAAGAATTTATTGAACGATGTAAAAAGAAACATAATAATTATTACAGTTATGATAAAACAGTTTATACTGGTATGAGCAATGATGACTATATTATTGTAACTTGCCCTATTCATGGTGACTTTAAACAACTGGCTGCCGGACATATACGAGGAAAAGGCTGTAAAGATTGTGCCGGAACCATTACCAAAACTACTGAACAATTTATCATAGACGCCAGAAAAGTTCATGGAGATGAATATGATTATTCAAAATCAAAATATATTAATGCAATGACATATATTGAAATCATTTGTCGAAAACATGGTTCATTCTGGCAAAAACCTAATACTCATTTAATCGGCAAAGGATGTTTTGAATGTTATGGCTCTAAAATGCTAACACAGGAAGAGTTTATCAATCGCTGTATTGAAAAACATAATGGATTTTATATCTATGACAAAACAATTTATACGGGTTGTAATTATACAATTACTATTACTTGTCCTGTCCATGGTGATTTTCAACAAAAAGCAGGAGCCCATTTATACGGGCAAGGATGCAGTCAATGTGCTCATTTAATTTCTACTCAAGAGCTTGAACTTAGAGAATTTCTCGGAACAATTTATGAAAATGAAATGATTTTTAATTCAAGGGCTTTTATTAAGCCTAAAGAATTAGACATTTATCTTCCTGATATAAAAACTGCCTTTGAATATAATGGGAATTATTGGCATGCTCTATATGAAGAAAATGATCCAGGGTACCATGACTATAAAAGGCAACTTTGTAAAAATGCCGGAATTACTTTAATTGAAGTATGGGGAAATGACTGGACTGAATTTAATAAAGAAACCAAAAATGAAATTAAAGATTTTTTCTCAGCAAAAAGGTTGAAAGAGTATAAGCATATACAGATAAGCAATGCCGAAGAAGCAAACATTAGAAGAATTTATCAAGAAATCAAACATTGCCCATAATTTCAAGTACAACTATGATACGTTTTTATTAACAAATATTAAACTTTATCAAGAATTATAATAAAATTTATTTTTCTTCTTATTATAAGAACTAGGTTAAATACTTATAATAAATGATAGTTCAAAGAACAGAGATACATATAATCAAAGAATCCAATCCTGTCTACAATTGGATTTTAGAGGAATGTCTTCGTTCAAGAAATCTTTATAACAGAGTATTATATGTTTACCGTCAAGCCTTTACAGGGAAACACGATAATATTCCTGAGTTTAAAGATATAATAAATCATGATAAATTCATCGCTTCTTTTGCTCTTGTAAACAGACTAAATGAAATAAAAGATATTGATTTTTGCTCAATGATGAAGAAAAATGGAGCACAACAAATTGTGTTTCAAGTGGATAGAACAATGAAATCTTGGTTTGCTGCTCTTAAATCTTATAAGAGAGACTCGTCTAAATTCAGAGGTAGACCAAGAATTCCGTCTTATAAAAAGAAAGATGAGTTAAATTGTTTAACTTACACTACTGCTGACGCTAAATTACAAAAAGATGGAACTATTAACCTTAGACGCGATATTAAACTGCCGATTCATACAAATCTCTCCTCTTTCCAACAAGTTCGTTTAATACCTAAAACTGGTTATATTCAAGTAGAAATCATTTACAATAAAGATATAAATGAAAATCACTTGGATCAAGCCAGAGCTATAGGAATTGATTTAGGATTGAATAATTTAATGGCTATAACTTCAAACATTGGTAATATATCTAACCTTGTTAATGGTAGACCATTAAAATCTATAAATCAATACTATAACAAACATAAGGCTCATTTAATGAGTTTATTATTAAAAGGTAAATTGAAGAGTTCTAAGAGACTTAGACGATTGGAAATGAAGAGAATGATGAAAATCAAGGATTATCTTCATAAAACTTCAAGGAGAATCGTTGAACTAATGGAACAGAATAATATAGGAACTTGTTTTATTGGTTATAATAAAGGATGGAAACAAGAAATTAATATTAGGAAGAAAAATAATCAAAACTTTGTTTCTATTCCTTATTCATTACTAATAAACATGTTAAAATATAAGATAGAGGAAAAAGGAGGTCATTTAATTGAATTAAACGAGGCTTATACATCTAAATGCTCTTTCTTGGATAATGAAGAAGTCTGTAAACATGAAACTTATAAAGGAAAGAGAATAAAAAGAGGTTTATACCTGAGCAATAAAAAGAAAGTAATTAATGCTGATATAAATGGGTCATTGAATATTCTTAAACGAGGAATGAAATTTGATTTTGATTTTAAAGATTGTTTCTTTAGACCAGAAAAAATAGATATACAAAAGAAACTCTTGAATTTTGCTTAATAAAATAAAGAGTAGAGGCTATAATGGTGTAGCCAATTATTAAACATAATAAACTAATTTTAATAATTTTTAATAAAATTAGAAACCATGACAATTTGCTCATTTAATAGTAACTTTTTCAAATTCAAACCTGATTTTGATCTCGGATTCAAATATGAGTTTAAACTCGAATTCGAATTTTAAATTATTCATTAAAACAATTTAACCTTAAAAAGGCTTAGGCGGAAACTAATCTGCCTAAGCCTTTTTATTTTAAGCACATTTCAAGCATCTGCTTATCTAAAGTAATTTAAATATTCGTATTATGCAAAAAGATGTTACGCAAGGCAAAAGTTATTGCCTCACTGTTTATTCTGTACCATGTAAAGTAACAGCAATTGGTGAAAATAATATAGAATATACTCTTTTAAATGTTTCTGAAACTGGACAATATTTGTTTATTGCCCCTACTTGGAAAGTTAATATTTCTCAAGATGATGCATCTATTGTTGAAACTTTTAATTTAGCCGGAACCGGTAAAGTTGGCGGATCTGGTTCCGGCTCTGACCCGACTTATGGATTATTAAAAATTATATTTGTCGATGCTCTTCCTCCTATTTCTGAAGCAAAAGAAAATACTTTATATTTTGTTCCCAAAGATGGTGCAGCCCCTGATAATTATGATGAATATATTTTTGACCCTGTTAATCAACAATTTGAATTAGTAGGTCAAAGTGCTATCGATACATCTGATTTTGCAAAACTTTCCTCTACAAATATCTTTTTAGCTCCTAATACTTTTAATGAAATTATTACTTTTAAAAAGGGCTTAAAAGTTTCAGAATCTGGACCTGTAATTACATCAAATGATACCACTCTTAATTTGCCAAACACTAGTACACCTTTATTAAAAGCACAAGGTCTAATTTTAACTGGAGTAAGTACATTTAATAATGAAATAAGAGTTCCTACTATAGCTGGTTTAACTTCAACACCAATTAAGGTAACTAGTGCTGTTAATTTTAATAAACCGATTAAATTTAATGATACCATACGGGTTGAAACCGGGAAGATTGACCCCGGCAAGTTCGGCAACACCTGGACGTTCGGCTCCCTGATTGAGACGCCGACGACTGCCGACAACAACAATCACCGGCTAGCCTGCAAAACGACCATCGATAACGCAGCCTATATCCTCTACCACGAACGGGTGATTAACGGGGTATGGACGAAAGCCTCGATTATCCTCGCCTGTCAGTTTGATTTTACCTGGCACAACGACGCTTCCATTCTTGTCAAAACCCCCACCAAAGCGGAACAGGCTGCCAATAAGAATTATGTAGATACCCAAATAAGTACAATTTCTCAGTTTGATTCTTCAAGTGATCAAACTATTTCCGGTACTTGGAAATTTTCTAAGCCTTTAAAAATTACAGAAGCACAACTTACAGATGAAGCTGTAAGTAAAGGTTATGTTGATGAGACAATTCAACAAAATCTCAATACAACATTAGAAGGTGTTATTAAGTTTGTTTCCATGACAAAAGCTGAATATAAAGCATTAGAAACAAAATCACCGTCAACCATTTATCATTTGACTGATGTTTCTATGTGGGCTATTGGTGACCAAGAGATTGTTACATCGAACATGCCTGCATAATAAAACAATTTAATTTTATAACTGTATGATGCTAATTTAAATAAAGGTAATTATGGCTTTACCTCCAACATTTAAAGTAGATGTCTTTTCCGATGTAGGTTGGAAAACAAATCAATTTGCATTAATTGCAGAAGCTTCAACTTACGATGAAATGAAAGTTGCAATTACAAATAATGTAAAGGGAAAAAAGACAATCGATGAAACGCCTAAACCGGCTAGTCTTTCTCTTCGAGTACATTGTTATGATGGTGTTGCAACCTTTGATTTCGATCAAACTGATGAGGGAGCATTCACTTTAAAATTTTCTGTTTGGGCTGAAATCGGTTTTCAAGCAGAAATTACAACTTTAATTAATTCTTAAGATGTCAGTTTCTGAAGATGAGTTATTGGGTAAATTTATCGATCGCTACATGAAAAAAGCGATCGATAATTTAATTTTTAAACTAGAATCCAAGTATAATGTTGAATTAAGTGAAAGTTCAACTTTAGAAGTTGTATTATTAAGTTCCGATTTTATTAATCGAATTTCTCAAGTAATTGAAAGTGAACAATTAAGAGAACCTGAAGCATTTGAGAATGAACCAAATGACCAATCTGGAAATTATCGATATAAAAAATACTAATAAATATTAATTAATGAATACTAATGGTTTAAGATTAGATGAGCATGGTCGAGTTGTTCTTTGCGGAGATAAGATTTGCTGTGCTAATTTAGAAAGATGTGGAGACGGTAGGTATAAACTTACCGATGACAATGGTAATTTCTGCTATATTACTGCTCAAGAAGCTGCATTAATGGAAGCTGGAATTAAAGCTTGCGATAATCAACCCGTAGTTAAAGAACAACTTATTTTAGGCTAATATGTATTACGGTATTGATGGTCTTACTGAAATTATAGAAGAGATGCTTAATGATGAACCATCTCAAATGAGTGACACTGAATCTCTAGTTTATAATTTTATTCAAAATCCTTATATAAGTCGGTTAGTTCGAAGTGGAGATGGCATTGAGATTAATAAATCTCCTGTTCGGGGAACTAATGTTGAAATGATTTTTAGATCTTTAAATTCCGACGGTAAAACAAAAATTAAAAAACGGGATATTGAGTATGCAGTTCTTGACTTATTGGCCGATGACAAAATCAAATTTGCCCGTATGAACGGCGGATTCTTTTTGGTTCCTCGAGAATAATGACTGAATTTTTTGCAGCATTAGGTATAGCCTTAATTATTAAACAAGGACGAATCTTCAAAGAAGTTCGTTCTTTTTTAATTTCTAAATTTCCAATATTTCAAGATTTCTTTTCTTGCTTAATGTGTATTGGATTTTGGACTGGCTTATTTGTTGGAATCATTACTGAAAAGTCTTTAATAGATTTAATACTATTCAGCTTTTCTTGCTCATTTTTTGGGCTAATATTTCAAACAATTTTGACTTTCCTTGAAAAGATATTTTTAAAATACTTTAAAGATATTTCTTAGATTAGAATAAAATGAAAGTGGTTAACTCTATTAAATGTAAATTTAATCTTATAAATCAAATTTAGAAAATTGGAGTTAATCTTTCAAAATCACCTCAACTTTTTAAGAATAAAACCAATATTAAAGAAAATGGACTTTTTTAATAAGTGTTCTTGTAATCCTCGGACTGTTACTAAATGGACAGTTTATAAAGAAGGTTCTTATTTCATTTATAAATGTACTGAATGTGGAAACTCCTTTAAACGTCCAGTTAATTGGGAAACAATCCAGAAGGATAAAATGAAAAATTTAATGAAGCATGGAAGATAAAAAAACTTTAAAGGTTAAATGTTTTATTACCGGAGAAGAAAGTATTTTTTCTGGTGATTATTTGAATAAACTTATTGAAAGATATGGTTCAAGAGAAAATATTTTAAAATATTACATTACATATCGAGCTAAGAATTTCCTTTTTAAAGGATATACAATTCCAGAAATCAGGAAAATTCTTCTTTTAAAGAAGACTGAACTTGAAGATCCTTCTTCTCCTAAAGGAATCGAATTAATAAAATATTGGCAAGACCAGAAAAATCTCAAGGTTAAGTATAAAATGAAAGATCAAAAAGATAATGTTTCTTTCATTAAAACTGATCCGGAAGTAAAAGATTTTATTAACAATTGGATTAAATCTAAAAAAATAGAATAAAAAATTAAAATTTTATCACTGATTTATTATCAATAATTTTTTAATTTATATACATTTTTAAAATTGATAAGTCCCTTAAAATAAGGGACTTATCAATTTTTAATTTGAAAAAATTTTATACATAAATACAAAATACACTATGTTGAATGGATTAGAAGATGTATTAAAGGCAGATACAGCAAAGAGTACAAAAATTGATTGTACACAGTCAGTAGAAGAATATATTAATAAAAGTGACTGGCGTATATTTGCTAATGCTAATACAGGATATAGTAATGCTGGATTAGTAAATGGACTAGCTGGTAAAGTAATAGCCAATTATTGGTTAGATAAAGTTTATTCAAAAAAAGAGGGTGATGCACATAGAAATGGCGATTATCACATTCATGATTTAGATTGTTTAAGTGGTTATTGTTGTGGTCATGATTTACAACGATTATTAAATGAGGGTTTTAATGGTGTAGTGGGAAGAGTAGGTTCAAAAGCACCAAAACATTTTAGAGAAGCTTTATATCAAATGGCTAATTTCATTGGTATTTTACAAGCTGAATGGGGTGGTGCTCAAGCGTTTAGTTCTTTTGATACATATCTTGCACCTTATGTTTTTTTTGATATGTATTATAGTGGTTTAACTTATAAAGATATTAAGAAAGCCATCTTAAATTTCATTTATAATTTAAATGTGCCATCACGCTGGGGACAATCTCCGTTTTCAAATATTACAATTGACTGGATTGTCCCTAATGATATGTCTGCCCAATATCCTCTAAGAAATGATAAGAATTATTTTAAAACAATTTATGAAGATTTATCAGATGAAGAAAAAACAAAATTTAGAACGACAGTTATTGAAGAACTTAAAAAACGTTTAGAGAATATAGAAAATTCTATAGATAGTCTATTTGATAAAATAACATATAAGTTATTTCAAAAAGAAATGAATCTTATTAATAAAGCTTTTTATGAATGTTTAAACGAGGGCGATATTAATGGATTACCTTTTACATTCCCAATTCCTACAGTTAATATTACAGAAAATTTTGATTGGGATGGAGAAAATACTGATCTTCTTTTTGAAAATGCTGCAAAATATGGATCTTCTTATTTCCAAAATTTTATTGGTTCGCAATATAAACGAGATGAAAATGGTAATTTAGTTCCTGATCCAAATGCTTATAGTCCAAATGATGTACGAAGTATGTGTCCACTAACTGGTGATACGGAAGTATTAACACTTAGTAACAGAGGTATTAGTAAGACACAAATAGTACATTTAAATGAAAATAGCCATAAAGTATTTTCTAATGGAAATTGGTTTAATTTTAAACGTATCGAAATTAAGCCACAAAAAGTATATGAAATTAAATTATCAAATGGTACTTCTATAAAAATGGGAGAACATCATTTACAACCAATATATGGTAGTACTAAAGAATGTAAAGATCTTAAAGTTGGTGATTTAATACCATTTAATAGTCAAATAATTAATTGGGACAAAGCTGTTGGTGATTATCATCTTGGTTATGCAATCGGTGCTTATTATGGTGATGGCTCAACCGATGGTAATACTGTAATATATTCTCTTTCTGTTGATGAAAAAGATAATATAACTGAAGAAAAATTACGAAAATTTTGGACTTCTAATGGGTATCATGTTAAAACAATAAATGTTAACAATGTTCGTTCAATAGTGGTTACTGGAAATGCTTTTAATTTAATTGGACGATTTTGTAGTGGTAATAATGCTCTTACTAAAGGTATTCACAGTTTAGCATTTAGTTTATCAGTAGATGCTCGTCAGGGAATTATAGATGGATATATTGCTACAGATGGTAATAAAGATCGCAGGCGAATTAGTACTTCATCCCAAGCAATGGTTAATGATTTATTAACTTTGTTTACTTTACAGGGTAAAAAAGCTTTATTATCATCTATAGATAATCGTGAAAATCGTCTAGGAAGTAATCCAAATTATATTGTTTCTTATCCTGAAAAAGACAATTATAGTGATTTTTATCAAACTATTGATGGTATAATATATTTTATAATTAAAGAAATAAAAGAAATTCCGCAACAAAAACTTTATTGTATTGAGGTTGATAATGAAGATCATACATTTGTATTAGGTAACGGGATGATTACGCATAATTGTCGTCTTCAATTAGATAAGCGAGAATTACGAAAACGTGGAGGAGGCTTATTTGGTTCAGATGCACAAACTGGCAGCATAGGCGTAGTAACAATTAATATGGCCCGCCTTGGCTATCTTTACAAAGGTAACTTTCCGCTTCTTAAGAAAAAACTTATTCATTTAATGGAATTGGCTAAATCGACTTTAGAAAAAAAGCGTTCTTTTATTAATGAATTATATCTAAGAGGATTATACCCATATACAAGACGATATCTTAAAGGCTTTAATACATTTTTTAGTACAATCGGCGTTAATGGAATGAATGAAATGGTTCGTAATTTTTCAAATGACGAATATGATATTACTTCATATGAAGGCCAGAAAATGTGTATAGAACTATTAGATTTAATTCGCTCTAAAATGTCTGATTATCAAGAAGAAACTGGAAATCTTTATAACCTTGAAGCTACCCCGGCAGAAGGAACAACTTATCGATTTGCCAAAGAGGATATTAAACGTTTTCCGGACATTATTCATGCTGGTACTGAAAAAGAACCTTACTATACAAATAGCTCTCAGCTCCCGGTAAATTTTACGGATGATCCCTTTGAAGCACTTGATAAGCAAGATGAGCTTCAATGCAAATATACTGGTGGTACAGTAATCCATTTATATATGACAGAAAGACTTTCTAATGCAACAGCTTGTAAAAATCTTATAAAAAAGGTACTTACAAATTATCGCTTGCCATATATATCTATAACTCCAACATATTCTACATGTCCAATACATGGTTATATTCCTGGAAATCATGAATTTTGTCCAAAATGTGACCAAATAATTTTAGAAGAATATGCTAAAGAAATTGATTTTAACGAATAATAATTTATAATATGAGTAAAACTGAATTATTGAAACAATTAGAAGCTAAACGTACACGTTGTCAAGTTTGGACGCGTGTAATGGGTTATCTTAGGAATACTGATAATTTTAATATTGGTAAAAAAGGTGAATTTAAAGAACGAACATTTTTTACTGAGTCAAAGTGTCGGTGTTTATAAAAAATAAAAAATAAAAAATTAATATTAAAAAATTAACTGATATAATTTATATCAGTTAATTTTTTATACAATAATGAAATGAATTTATTTGAAAATAGAATAGGCGGCGTTGAACCATTTACGTTAATCGATTTTCCTAATAAAATAGCCGGTATTTTATTCTATACAAATTGTAATCTGCATTGTCCATATTGTTATAATGTAGAACTTGTTAAGAATATATGTACTAAATTAAATTCTAACGACGTCCTTAATTTTATAAAAAAACGAAAAAATAAATTAGACGGTTTTGTATTTTCTGGAGGTGAATGTACTATACATGGTAATAATTTAATAAATGATATTATTTTTGTTAAAAACGCAGGATTTGACATTAAAGTTGATACAAATGGAACTAATCCTGATGTTATTCAAAAATTATTAAATTTAAATCTTGTCAATTATTTTGCTTTAGATTATAAAGCTCCTATTAATAAAAAAGATTTATTTTTTTCAAATATACAAACCTATGATAATTTTATCAAGACATTATCTTTATTAAATTCTTCTGAAATTCCTTTTGAAATCAGAACAACAATTCATACTGATATTATTGATGAAAATGATATTAATTTAATTCTAAAACATTTAGAAAGTATAAATTATAAAGGTAATTATTATATCCAATTTTATTTTAAAACTAAAAAAACTCTCGGTAACGTATCAAATAATCCAAGATATTTTGATATTACAAAAATTATTAATAAAAAAAATATTAATATCCAATATAGAAACATTGAAGCTAATATATGAGTGAACAATCTAAAAATGAAGATTATATCTCCTTAATTGAATCTGAAAATGAAAAACATTTATTTTTCTCTGGATCATTAAACCGGCTTTCTGCCTTTAACTTAAATGGCCAGCTAGTTGCATGCGATATGGCTTATCGAGAAAAAAAAACTGAAAATGAATTTGGTTTTATACAAAAAGATGAACAAAAAGAAGTCAATGATAAACTTATTATTCATTTAAATTGTCCAGGAGGCCAGGTATCTTATGCTTTCTTAATTGCCGATGTTATTAAATCTTTAGAAATTCCTGTTTATTGTATGGGTGAAGGATCTATCGCTTCTGCAGGAATTGTCTTATTATTGGCCTGTGAAAAACGGACAGCTCTTCCTCATTGTACCTTTTATTTTCATGAAACAATTCATTCTATTGAACAATTAAGCTTTGATGAATTAGAATCTTTTATGGAAGAGTCAAAGAGAGTTAATGAAGAGCTTAAAAATTATTATCGTATCAGAAGTAATATATCTATAGCTGATATTGATACATTAATGAGGTCTGAGGCTATCATTAGTGCTTTAGAGGCATATAATAAAGGCTTTTTAACTGATTTACCAGGAACTATTTTAGTCTAATAAGTTAAAATAAAAAGGCCCATTAAATATTGACTAATGGGCCTTAATAGCTTAAAAAATTTAGCCAATGGCTTGGCAGCTACTGGAGCTAATTTTAAAATTGGAGGATTTACTGTTAATCTTCCAACTCTTAATATTTTTAATTCAAATATTGAATCTCCTTCTACTGGAACTTTTATTGCATCAGCCGGTTCTATTGTTCAAACTTTAACTCAGGGGGCTAAAGGGGTTATGTGTATCGGGACACTTTTAATGAATCCCGATCAAATGTTAAAAGCCCTCAACCTTGCTGGAGATTTTATTCTTGGCCTTGGCCTTCAATTATTAAATGATGTTTATCGGACTTGCATGGCGCGAGTTAATAATATCCTTGCTACTTCTTATGGATTAGTTTTAGGATATTTTAAAACAATTAAAAACATTATTTCAGCCATCCAAGGTGTAGGAGATATACTCAACAATATCTACGAATTCTTTACCGACAGGTCAAAGAGTAAAGTAGATTTTATGATGAAAAGCGATGATTGCGCATACTTCATCGCTAACATTTTGCGCTGTATGATTGGCAAAATGGTTACTCCGTGTTTGAATGAGCTACAACTTAAGGCAGATCAAAAAATTAATAATATTGCTGGAGGAATTGAAAATAAAATTACTCAAAATACTGAAGTTTTAAACTCAATGTCTTCTTATCTGAATAATCAGGCAATGTTTGTTAATAAATTCACTTCTCAAGTAAACTCTATATTCTAATATGTCTAATAAATTATTTGGATCTTATATTGGGATAGTAATTGATGCTGTTGATCCAGAACATTTAGGAAGAGTTCAAGTTTTTATTCCAAGCTTGGATTGTAATTTAATAAGTTCTTTCACCGGACAAAGTTCTTATATTTTTCCAGGAAACGATACAGGAGGAGATTTATCAATAAGAGATTTAAATCTTCTTAAAAAAAGTTGTGTCTGGGCATATACTTCTCAGCCTATTTTTGGAGGATCTTCAATTGGCCGAGTAAATGAGTCAACTGGAAAAACAACAGTTTCTGATTCTGTAACTGATACTGAAGCTTTTTCTATTTCGGAAAATGGAGAAGCTCCAAAAGCTTTTGGAGCAAAGTTCAACTATTATGGAGCAAGACATGATGCTTTCGCTGTTCCTTCTAATACATTAACTCAAAAAGGTAATTTTACCGGAGAAGATTATTTTCCGGAAAATTATATTAACTCCCCTAAAGGTTCATTTTCTTTGCCTAATGTCGGTGCCAGAGTACTTGTCACTTTTATTGGCGGAATTAAAAATCAAGCAGTAATTACTGGTAAAGTTCCTTTTGCCCGAGAATATCAAATGATGATGGAATAATATAAGTTAACCATATCATTTTATACACCTTATAAATTTTTATTATTTTCATTTAGCGTTTTTCTTCTTTCTCAATAAGAAAAACGCTAAATGAAATAAACGAATTTATATAAAATTATAAAAACAGTATCATATGCAAGTTTCCCCTAATACTAAATCTATTTTGGCTTCTCCCGGAGGTACTATCGAAGCTTCTGATACAGTTACTGGAAGTGTTCTTAATATTACTCATCCGTCAGGATCTAATGTTCAATTCGGAGATCAAACAACCTCTTATTTTAATTCCGGGAAAAGTCAATCTTTAACACTATCTGATTCATTTGCAACAATTTATGGAGGTAGTTCAACTTATATTAAAGGAACTGCGGAAATAAGAAATGAAGGAGATCAATTTAATTTAGTTGGACCTACTTCTATTATCCAGGAAGAGGTAATCGATAAATGGATTGAAGCTTATGGGCAAGGCATAGGGGCTCTCAAATCTCAATGGAGAGATAACCGGTTTGATTTAGCTATTACCGATTATCCAATTAATACTGTTTATTCAGTTCCTTCCGGATTAAGCTCAGTTACAGTTTGTCCGCCATTATTGAATGGTACTGCTGAAAATAATAAAGATGCAAATACTAAAGCTGAATTCGAAAAAAAAATGATGGATGCCGGACAAAAAAGTACTGAAGAATTGCAAAAATCAATGATGGAAACTTATTCTAATTTTAATGCTAATGCAAAAGCATTGTATAATTTAAACAAATAATTATGGCAGACAGAGATACAGTAATTGTCGGCATTGGTCATTCTTCTTTACATCCAAATGCTACATCCCAGAAATTGGTTAATCCCGGCTTATTAAAATTGGCCAAACAAGATTCTGGATATGATTATAAAAGAAATGTTATTACCGAATATTTCTATTGCCGAGGTTTAGCCTTAATGATTTGTGAAGAACTTTCTAAACTTGGGTTAAAAGGAGTAACTTCCAATCGTTATAAAGATTCTGATATTAATGGAGGGTCTATGCAAGATCGTGCAATGGGGGCGGAAATTTCTGCTATTAATAGGGCTCTTCCTTCTCTTAATAATCCTAAATGTGCTATTAATCTTCATTTAAATGCCTTTAAAGCTAATCAAGCTTCAGGTGCAGAAGCTTATTGTCCAAATACTGAGCATGGTAAAATTCTTGGACGGATGCTTAATAAGGCAGTAAGTAATACTCTTGGGATTAATTTCCGTAAAGTTGTTCCTGCTTCAGTTACTACTAAAGATCTTCCAGGAATGGGTTTTCCCCGCTCGGTTAGAGTACCTGGTGTCCTTTTAGAATTATTTTTTGTTGATAATAATGAAGATTTAAAAAAAGGTTTAGAAAAAAAGAAGGAATTAGCTGTTAATCTTGCAAAAGCTTTAAAAGATTTTTGTGATAAAAATTATCCTGCCTTTGATCCTAACCAGGCATTAGAAGAATCTTATGTCAAATCTTCAGCCTTAGTTCAGGATAAAATTCAAAATAAGGTAGATGATAACCAATTAAAAACTATTGCTATTCAGACACAAGAAAATCTTCTTCCTATTGAAAGGGCATTAGGAGAAGGCGGAGATAATTATGATTATTATCTCAAAAATAATATTCGAATTGTCGGTACTAAACCTGTACCGTTTACTCCATCATTAATTGATGCAACTGGGAATGTTACTACTACTATTACTTTAAGAGAAGGCGGAACAGTTAATAAACAAATTCCTTATCCTTTATTTCAAAATACTGATTATACTTCTGACTTTCCTACCGGTAAAGAAATAGTATATGTTCAGACGCTTTATGAGATGAATTCCTATGAGATTAATTTTAATTCATCTGGACATACTCGCATCAATGCCGGAGGAAATGTAAAAATTACAGCAGGGCAGCAAGTTGATATTATTTCTCCTTATGTTCTTAATATGGAAGGTGGAGAAATAGTAAGTATTTCAGCAAATAATATTGCAGTCTCGGGCAATACTACAATAGAAGGAGTTCTTGGAGTTACTAAAGGCGTTATTTCTTCTGGTCCAATTTATGCCCAGGGAGGATTAGCTGCACCGGCTTTTAATGGTCCCGCAACTATTGATAAAACTAACGAGCAAGAATTATATGGTTATCTTGCAGCAGCATTAGAATTAATGATTCAGCAAGGCAGAATCAATGTTAATGTAACTGGTACTTTAGCAACTGCTCCTATTTCAGAAGGTGCCACTTCAATTACTGTCACTGGAGGTTCTTTAGACTTTACTGTTTTGGGAGGAGGAAGCTTAACAGTAAATGATGTTAAATCTGGATTAGGAGTTGAAGGTAAAGCTTTAGTAACTACACCGCCACATTTGCATTATTTTAAACGTCTTAATGGAACATTGGCAAATTCAGCCATAGATATTCAACAATCTGTCGCTCCTACTCTGAATCAGTAAGTTTAGGCTTATAAGAATCTGATATGATAAAATTATTAAACTTCTTTGTATCAAAATCATAATCAAAGCTAATGCAAAGATAATAATTTCGAAAATTAATCAGCATATCTTCAAATTCAGAATAAGGAATCTTTTCCTTACAATATCTGATGAATTCTTTATACCCTTCTTTCCATTTATCAGGATTAGAGTTCATATTCTTTTCATTAAGAAACTTCCACAAATAAGTTTCTTCTTTAGTCAAATGTTCATATGCCATACAGCCTCTTAACTTCTTTATAAAGATTAATATTAGGATTATTCACGATAAATTTAAAATAATCATTGAATTTACCATATTCCTCTTCAGGAATAGGAGATGCTCCATATTTTAATAGATTTAAAATAATATTTTTAGAGAACTTTTCAGAATCAGGCCAATTAATTCTTTCATGCTTAATATAGTTGAACCCGACAGTATTATAAATTAATTTATTTTTATATTTTGTAATAAATGGAATAATGTCTTCAGTCTTACAATAAATTGTAAAAAAATCTGATTTAAAATTAAAAAAGATATAATCTGAATTTAAAGAAATATTATCTTCATCAATACTTTGAAAATTATTATTAATGATAATCCTATTAGACATATAGGTATTTTTCATTTTTTGCTTAGGAATAATTCTTTTCTGAGTTGACTTTACTTCAATTTTCTTGTTTGGAAATAATTTAGAGTTAATAATGTCACAACCAACTTCATATGCTACTTCCCCCTGTAAGATGTCAGCAATGATATATTCTTCTAATTTTGATGTAACAAATCGGGATTCTCTGGAATTACAAGCTGTATTCAAATCTATATAACTTTGAAATCCATTCATTAATGATGAAAATGTCCGGAATTTATCTGATTTTAATTTTTTCATTTTTTTATTCATTAAAAATATATTCTGAAAAATAATAGGTGACTTAGTAATCTTCAAGAATAATATATAAATTTTAATTGAGCACCACTGAAAATTCAGATTTAGCCTACATTCACAAATGTGAAATTTATTAATAAAAATATATTATAAAATTGATTTAAAATAATAAAAGAAATAATAGATCAAATTTAATGGCTAATTTTTATGTTCCAAATTATACAGAAGAAGAATTTGAAGAATTAGATAATAAAGTTCTTCTTTTATCAAAAGAAAAATATACTCAACTGGGAATTAAATTTAACGATTATAATCCAATAGTTGACACGAAGAAAATAATTTGTTCAATATCTTATAATGATCCAAAAGTTAATTATATTATATATGATGATATTGAAAATGTAAAATTATTTGATGAACTTGGTGTAAATTTTTGGTATACAGTTCTTATTCACTATTTTTTACTTACTGCCAGAATAGGATCAAATGAAGCTCAAGATAATTTAAAGTATTTCTTTAATATTTCGGCAAGAAAAGATAGGACAGCTTTAAACTTTCTTAAAGTAAATCAGAATAAAAATTCAGGGATATTTTTAAAAAAAGGCTATCTTACTGAAATTGCATATTATCTTTCTAAAAAAGATTTATCTAGTTTAAGATATAATTTTATTGCTCAAGATGTATTAGATAAATTTTTTTATGTTTTTAAAAAGCTTGGGGAAAATAAAAATATTGAAATTAAAAGTAAAGATAAAATCTTGGTAAAAATTGGTATGGCAGCATTAGAAGCAATTTTAACTTTTCCTGAAACATGCGTTTAGATAATTATACTAGAAAAACTTTATCTGTACAAATAACATGCAATTATCAATATGGTAAAGGTGAGAGAGAACTTGGTATTTGGCGCATTTTTGATAAAAATATTGGAATATGTACAATTAATGAAGCTATTATCAATAATTTTAATGAGATAAAACAATATTATGCAGTAAAATTTAAACCTATTCTTAGACAAATTAATATTTTAATTTGTTTTATTACTCCTAAACAGGAAAAGGCTCAATTAGAAAATCCTTATAAGGATTTTCAAGGAGCTATGCTTATTGGAGAAAAATTCTGTATTGATGTAGAATATGGAAGAAATAATCAGTCAAAAGAAATATTTTTTTCATCTTCTACTTTTGAGTATATCAAAACAATTTATGATTTTCTTGATATAAATCTTTATAATGAAGATATATTAGAAAAATTTAAAGAAAAATGCTGTAATGTTTGCCATAAAAATAAAAGAAAGTATTTGAAAGTTAATATACTGAAGTTTCTTTATTTTTGTAATGAAATTGGATATAAATGGTTACAGCACCATTAAAATTTAAGAAAAATAATTTAATTATTTTAATGAGTAAATGGATTTCATGGGATTTTGATGATACTCTTTATGATCCATATTCTGGCCAATTAATTGGACAAACTTATAAGATCTTTAAAAATCAATTAAAATCTGGAGCAAAACTTTGTATTACAACATATAGATACAGAGATGAATGTGAGACTATTGAAAAATTGTTTCCAAATATTCCAATTTTTGCAACTGGAAGAGAATCTAAAGTTGAGTTATTAAGAGGTTTAGAAGGCGGAGTAAAGAGTCATTATGACGATCATTTAACATTATGTCTTGAATTATTAAACACTAAAATTTGTCAGCCAATTTTTATTAAGCATCATTGGATGCCAAATTATGATTTGCCAAAAGAATTAAAGATAATTAATATTACAGAAGTAAAACAAAAAGGATTTAGAGGATTATATGGATAAAGAATTATTTGAACCATGGTTTGGAGAAGTTTTCTTTGATGGTATTGTTGCCGGGTTTATTACTATCTCTGAACCAAAAGTAATTATATTTGTTTCTGAAATTGGTAATTGCCCAACATACGGTGGTGTTTTGCTTTCTGAAAAAGATAAAGTAGGAAAAATAATTTTATTTCCTCCGGATAATAAAATTGAAAATATAGTAGAGACTGTTCGAAATGGAGGAGAATAAAGAAGTTGATTATTCTTATGTGACTTTTTATCGAGATAAAACTGGAGAAGTTTTGAGGTATAAATTTGGAAGATGCCTTAATGACTGTATTTCTGATTTTAAAGTTTATCTTGATGAAAATAAAAATCTGATTCAACTTTATAAAAATAATAAAAGAATTTTTTCTGGAAATTTATCTAATGAAGATACTTGGAAACGTAAAGTTTATTTCTATCTTTTGAAAGACATATTTCCAAATGAACCAATTAAAATTGACTGGAATTGGAACAATCAAAATATTCATATTCTTCAAAAAGAATTAAGCAAGGAACGAAAAGAAAGATTTGAGAAAAATCCAAGACATTATGTTCTCAAATATGGGCTTGACTCTGAAGAAGGAAAATTATTAATAGAAGCCCCCTATATTCCAGGAAAAGAATTTAAGAAAATTATAGGAGGACCTAAATGGAAAGATTGGAAACTTGCAATTAAAAAAGATCCGAAAATGCCTCTTCGAGTCATATTGACTCATATACGACACACTAAGACCAATTATGATTTATATATGAGACAAAGAATGTGTATAAAGCTAGCCCGAGAAAAGGTTAAAGATGAAATTTTTAATATTGCTTTATCTTGGGGAATTGACGAAAAGAAACTAGAAAAAGCTTTAACTCCAAGAATTATTAAAAGGGAAAGTCGCAATATACAAACAATAATTAAAAAAGCCATGAGGCTTACTAGAACTAATGAATGGCAGAATCAAAGACTACGCTCCAAGAAAGCTTGAAGAAAAACAATTGAGTACATTAACTTTTGTTGAAAAGATTTATTCTCCTTCAGATAATTTATTAGAATTCACTTGTTTTTTACCTATTGAAGATACTATGTATAAGATAAACTATTCTAGAAAAAAATTTGATGATGGAGGAGAACCCGTTGGAGATTTTTACCTTATTGGCGGAAGATGTATCCCTTGCAGTATAAAGTATAAAATTACAGACGAAGACTAAAATGGACGAATCATATACATTTAAAAAATATTTGTTGGGCCTGGTTAAAAACACAGAAAATCACGATATATTTTATTTTAAACCAGGAACAATTTTTATAAATTGCTATTTCCCAGGTAATTTTATAATTGAGATTAATAAAGAATATCCTATGGGAGGAGCTACAAAATTTATTGCTAGCTTAATAGATGCTAAATTTAGAACAACTATTCTTACTTGTTTCCTTGATGAAGATGAATATCATACGTTTCACTCGGCAGCAAGAAATTATCGAACTAAACGAGGAAAACAGATTGAAAATCACATGAAATATATTTTAGAACAGTGGAAGAAAGACGAGTTCTATGATAGAGATAAAATGTAAAGCACCTTTGATTTTATAGAAAAAATATAAAAATAAGTTATGTTTAAAAACCTATCCATCATTTTTCTGATGGCAATTTTACCATCGTCTGCCCTTGAATATGGTTTTAGTCTTTCGGGTTCAGCTTATACAGGGCATGGTAAAATAACTGAGAATTTCGATATTCCAGATCTTTCTGGATTCGAATTATCATTATGGGGTAAGCAACAAAAGGTTGATTCAAAGTTTTCTCATACTTTTTCTTTTATTTTTGGCCAATTGGGAGGAGAAAAAGAATATCTTAATAAAAATATTGGCCTAGATCTTACCATTTATCCATTCATGTTTGGTTATAAAGCCCAGTACAATTATACTGATCGAATTGGATTTTATGGTGAAGTTCTAGGCGGAATATCTTATGGAGAAGTTAAAGTTGATTGGCCGTCTCAATTTGGACCAGGTTTCGAAGAAAACCGATATAAAGCGGCTATGGGAACCTTTGAATTTGGAACAGGTATTTCAATTAGACTTGATGAAGATGTTCGTCTAAATGTTGGATATTCAATGTATAAATTTGAATATTGCCAACCATTCAATGGTGTTAAGATCGGGCTTTCCTTGTCTTTTTAGTAGGCTTAACTTCTTTAATTAATTCTTCGGTTTTAACTTCAGCAGAAGGCGTTTCAGAAACAATTTCTTCGGCTTTCTTCGCTTCAAATATTTCAGCTAACTTAATTTCTTCAGGAGTCATATCAGCCTCAGTAACAGGTTGAGGCTTAGTAACTGGAAACTGGCTGTTAAGCATTTCAACTAAACTCATTACAGGTCCATTAGTCATAGACATATATTTATGATAAACATTATAATTTATATAATACTATCAATAGTTGTAGTTATTGCGAATTTTTGCGCTCTTTTATTAATAGGCGATTCTATTACTATTATTTGGACCTGGTTTAAAAAGAAAGAAATTTGTGAAACCAAAAAGGAATTGTTGTTCAGTAATACTACTGGGCTTGGATTGATTTTTATGCTAGATGTTATTGTAATTCCTTGTATGTATTTGATTGCAACAAATTAAGCTATATAGCAAGTTTTGAATTTAAAAGCGATATTTGATGATGAATACCTATGACATTAGAGAATATTTTGATAATATTTTATTAGGAAATCCTGAAGAAATTATTGATAATCTTTCTATTATAGAAGATCATTTTTTCTATGTTGTTAATTTTATAAATGAAAATAATGAAGATTACATCTATAGTATAGATAAATCTTTAATTTTTAATTTATGGGGATTGTTAGGACATCATGTTCGGGTATATTTGAATAACGAAGAACATAATTATAAGTTTACATATAGAATATCTCATAAAAAGTATAAGAAAATTTTGCAAGAAATAAAGGAACGAAAGTAACAAAAATGATAAAAAATCTTATTATAAAAGTTATAAAGGAAAATATTAAAAAAGGAAAATATTATACCTTTGATGATAAAGTAATTAGTCAAAATATTTGTATTGAAGATTATTTTGATAATTTTGGTCTTGAAATTAGAATTCATACTGATGAAGATTCTTTAGATAATACTATTCAAATTAAGCATAATGGTATCTTGATTAAAGAATTTAATATTGATAAAAGTAATTTAGATATTGCTTCTCTTCAAGAAGAATATCATCAGGAAAAACTTTCCGAAATTGAAAATGCTATTTTAGAAAAATATAATATCATTAAAACCAAACCTATTAAAATGGGTGTCGATAAAGATACCGGTCTTCCTTTTACATATTATACTGATGGTCTAGCAGAATGAATGATGATATAGTTTTAGAATTCTTGGAAAAGCTAAGTAAAAATCTTGATAATATTAAAGTTGATTATGATAGCGACCAAGTAATATTTCAGGAACCGGGTAATCCTTATAAGTTTGTATATTACAAAGAAAGTATGTATCCTTATAAAGGAGAAAGAATTAAAGTATATGTTTATGAAAATGATCAGAAACTATATGAATATAATGTCGATGGCCAGCAAATGTATAGTTTAGCCGAAAAAGTTTTTTATTTTAAGGTTAATGCTTTAAAAACTTATATTAATCGTTTTCTTAACTCATGAATTGGAAAATTTATTCTGAAGAAAAACCTAAGCCTTTTAAACAGGTAATTGCTTATAATCCTAAATGGAGAGGTGATAAAATTGTTCTGGGATATTTGGACGACAGCGATATTGATGAAAAATTCAATTATATGCTATTAATGTCCTCGGACCAGAAATTTCATACTTTCGAAGGCAAACCGACGCGATGGATTGATCCTGAAGAATTGATTAAAGATATTGGATTAAAGGGAGTCTTTGAAAGTTTTAATCATGTATTTGATACGGTTTTTGGTTCATGGAATGGAAATTAATTAATATCTGGGATGTTGTCCAAACTAAAACAGGTGTAGTCGGAATTGTTATTACAAAATTTACAGATCACATTAATTTAGCTTTACACGGGCATATTCAAACAATTTTAATTACAGATATTGAATTTAAACTTGGGAATATTAAAAGTTTAATTGATATATTTCCTATTTCTAAACAATATTCCAGCCAGAATTTTGAAGAAGAAAAGGAGCAACAGATTTATTTTGACTATGAGAAAGATTCTTTAAAGGATAAATTGGGAAAAATTTCAATGGACATTCTCTTTAAACGAAAAATTTTAGAAGTTTCTTTTCATAAAAATTCTGAACATCCTGTGCTATTCCATGCGATAAGAAGCGTTTCTCAAAAAGAATATGAAGAAATCTTAGAAGAGATGAACAATGAAAATTAAAATTCAAACTCAATATATTATTTTTGAAAATCCGTCTTCAGAAGAAATTTGTAAGAATACTCCAATGGTTAAGGTATACCTTAAAGACGGAGTTATTTCAACATTTGTTTGGAAGAATTCCAGAGAAGCATCCTGGCCGATTTATGAAGACCGCGAATGCCTGAATCCATTTAAAGCCGATGAAGTGATTGATAAATTTATTCAATATCCTTGCGAGTTTATATGTATCTTAAGAAAAGCTTTTGAATTTCATAATGAAGAACTGCTTAAAGATAAAGATCAGTATTATTTGAAGGGGTTTCAAAGGAAAAGCAACCAGAAAAAAGTAGTCGGAGACGGGGCCGAATTAAAAATTACTTTTTATGCAAACCACAATTGAGCTAGTATTATCAATATATGTTGATGATAATGGAACCCTTTTTTGTTTAATATACAAAAACAGGACTGTTGAAAAAAGTCTTCCTATTGACCTTTTTTATTTGACATATGAAGATGAAAAAACTGCTCGAGAAGCGGCTGACATGCTTTTCAGTGATCTAGATGTTCGGAATAAAATCATTGAAAAAGCCGAAAAGCGCTACAAAATAGAAAAAAAAAAAGAAAAATCATTTCAAAGAAACGGATGGAGCAGGAAGAAAGCTTTGAGGCGTAACCTTAAAAAAGATTTTAGAAAAGTATGCGACTGGTATCTGCATATTCCATTCGATGATGATTTTGAGAATGGCAAGAAGTATTTTTGCTGAACGGAACCTTGTTAAAGTTTATTTCTTACCAAGTAATGTCTGTTAATGAAAATTTCAGAATATAATATTATTTTTTTACATTTATAAAAAAAGTTTGATTTATGAAGCAGTTTGAAATAATTATTCATACTTTCTTTTTAAAAGATGGTTTGTCCAGGTTATTTGTACATAAGAATAAAAAAATTAAACAAGGTTCTCCGATTAATTTTTACATGTTTAAATTCAACAATGCGGAAGAAGCGGTAAGAAATATTGATTCAATGATTTTGGACAAAACTTGGCTGTCTGAAATAGTAACTGCTTCTTTTGATTTTTATAGAAATTTTTATAATAATCAATTCGGCCGCTTCCAGAAAGAGATAAAGAAAGAACTTAATAGAATTAAAGCAAAAGAAAAAGTATACCTGCTGAACGTCTTTGAGATTTCTGGAAATGATATTAAGGCGAATTATTATAGACAATTGGATTTATCATTATAAAAGTAATTTTAAAGAAGTTATTAACAGTATCAGTTTTTTCTATATTAGAAGTTGATTAAACGGTTTTAAGATTTCTTAACTATTGTACTGTTACTTTTACCTGCATTTATGTAAACGGTTCAGAAGGCGTTAATTATGTTTAATTTTTTGATACCCATGTAATCATCATGTCGGACAATATATAAAGTTTATGTTGAAGCTATGAAAAATGCAGTTGATAATCAGCATTTTTTCAATGACTCAACAGGTGATGCCAAGGTTGTATTGACTGAATTCATCAATTCAGCAGAAAATAGTGTTCGTATCTTTACTCATAGTTTAAATCATGAAATTTATAATGATTTAGAACTTATGTATGCTATTAAAAAAGCCTTAGATAGGAAAGTACATTTTGATATTATGATTCAATCAGAAGAACCTGATGAAAAGAGTTTCCGTTTAGTGTCTTTATTAGAAGACTCTAAGTATGCTGGACTTGTTTCTTTTGAGAAAAATAAAGGAATAGGATTGAATCATAATGTTTGCACCGTAGATTCTAATAAATTCCGTTTTGAATATAATCCAGATGAGAGAAAAGCTGAGGCATCTTGGAACGACGAAGCTACTACACATAAGCTTAATAGCCTTTTAGATTCTATTAAAAATATAGCTTGTTAATTTTTGTATTGTCTCACATATAGAAATTTATTTGTAAAAAACTTTCTTTTTTGAAAGAAGTTTTTATTCCTCTTTCCATGGAGCAGGAGAGGATAATTCCGAAAAATTTTAAAGAAAATAATATTCATCATAATTCAGCGGGCTGAATTTAAATTTTTATTTTCAAATTTTTATTTTTTAAAATTAAAATGCCTTGGCAGGGCACCTTCGATTTATTAGGCTATTTATATATTAGCATTCCTTAATGCAGGACCTTTCATATATGGCAGGTCTATTCTATATCAAGCCTCAATTTACATAGGTGTATATATAAAAAGAAGCACCGGTGCGGTATAAGGCCACACCGGTGCTGGGAAGTCCTGCTTCAGTTTAGTTCAGGATCATTCTTCGTGAAGCAAACTCCAGTTTTGAGTTGCCATATCTTCAATCATAATCTTTGCATTATGTTCTGCCATATTCCTGCTGAATCCTTTACGAAGAAGCATTTCAATTATCATCTCCAAAAGTTTATTATCTTCATTCATAATATTATTATATGATTGATCTTAATCAGTTAAGGTAGCTTTGATAAAAGCTATTAAAGGTGGCTTTGATTTTATAAACTATAAATGTCTTCTTCCTGTAATCTATTTGCATAGGCCTTTTTCTCTTCTTGATTGAATGCAATACATGCAACAGTAATAAGAAGAGTTACTATTCCCAAACCAATTCCTCTTTCAATATCTTCCATTAAGAAGTAATCACAAGAAAGTACCAAGGTAGGAATAGTAAGAATGTATTTGAGCATCTTCATAATATTATTGTACAACTGATCTTAAACAGCACAGGTGACTTTAACGACAGTTAAGTCATCAAAGGTGATGATCAATAAGGTGATATTACATCAGAACAGCACCGGTATATTCTGAGGAATTCTTATAATAACTTTTTTAGAATATAAAAATAAGATTTCTTAGTCTTATACTCAACTTAAGACTTATATTCTTACAAATTCTTTTAGGATATTTTTTATAAATATTCTCGAAATATTTTGTATAAAAAAAGGGTTCCTAAGACTGTCTTTCAAATCTTAGGAACCCTTGAATTAATTCATTATTTGACAATACTCAAGGACATTTCTTCCTTTGAGTCTTCTTCGGTCAGGTTGAAAGTAACCTTCCTTTCTCCATGAGAACCGCAGTCGAAGACCATGAGGGTATTGGCTTCAGTGAAAGAGATAGATCCTTCAAATCCCTTAAACAGATTAGTAAGAAACGGTTTAACCAGTTCAAGATACTTCTGAGAGATTTTCTTAATTTCTTCTTCTCCTTTCTCAACCTCATTTCTTTCAAAATGCAAAGTGATCTTATCTTTATTCTTGGACTTGGTTGACTGAAGGCCTTGATAACCCGATTTAGCTACTGGAATGATAAGGATGACTTCCTGCCCATTCAGGTTTGCTTTAACTTCGGTATTCTTAGTTTCAACAGTCGTTTCTTGATTTTTAGCTTTGCTCATGTGTATTCTTATTATAAAGGAAATCTTAAACTATTAGGGTGATTACTGATAATAAAATTTAATATACAGTATATTGTATATTGTTTCTTATTTTTTATAGAGAAAAACTATTCTTGAAAGTCCGTTTGCCCTATATCAACAAACTTGATTTAAAAAATATTGATTTGCACTTTATTGATTTATTTTTAATAAGTTATAATAAAAGCACAGATTGGAGGAAAATAAAACTTCCTCCAATCTGTGCTTTTATCTTAGTATACTGTATATTGTATTACAATCTGCTGACTGTATATATAATCGGTTCAAACCTTCTGACTTGTTCAATTGAATTATAAACATAAATTAAATGTTCAGAAACAAGTTTATTCCTCATAATATAATCTATAAATGATTTGCAGATATCTGTTCTGAAAGAAAACAATGATTTATATTGTCTTTTGCCTATGCTTATTTTTCTTGAATAAAAAGGATTTTGAATATAAATCGCAAGTTCAGCCTTACTTGCGATATAGCTTAAGCCAGGACCTGATACCTTATCAATATTTTCTATCATTCTACAAATATCAATAAACAGTTCCTTTAATTCACCATTAAAAAATGAATCAGTTATTTTAATAATATATTGACTTTGGCCTAATTGCATTTTCAGTTGGTAACTGTTATTCATACTTTTATAATATATTATATCTTGATCCTATCAGGTGAATATACCGTTTGAGGTACTTTTTACAATATAAAGAAATTAACTGCTTAAAAAATAGCCTAAAATATGATGGTCTTATATAACTTATTGATTTTAAGTCAATAAAGCGCAAATCAATATTTTTTAAATCAAGTTTGTTGATATAGGGCAAACGGACTTTTCAGATAAAAATCAAACTGAATTGTCTTCTTCTTAATGAATCAAAACTATACCATAATTGGTGCAATCAATATTATTTTTTAGTATAAACGATAATTAAAACTGAATTACTGTAAAAATTGTTCTTATATAATGAGAACAATACGGTATTATACAATTTTAATTATATGGTAAGCCTTAGCAAATACAGGTGATTATTCAAAGGTGGTAAACTTAGGGAAAATTAAATATAATACCTTGATAATCAATGGTGCTTCATCTCGGGTGAATTATATTCCGAACCTTAATAGCTATAGGTGATTGGTCGATTATAATAAAAATGCACCTCCAAAGGTTATGTAAAATATTATTATAAAAGTGTACCTGATAACAATCAATGTTAAAAGGAACAATATGATAAGTCAATAATATAATAAAAGATGAAACATTTTTTATATCAGCAATTAAGGTTAGTACCTGATGAAAATGTGGATTCAGTTATTATAAAAGTGTTGGCAATCAACAAATAAAACACAAACCACAAAATAATATAATAATATGAAAGCAGCAGCAGATAAGAAGAATACTGAAGTTAAAGTCAGCATCAACGACGGCAATCCGTTTGTAATCATCATCCCTGTAGACAAGTCCGGTTATCAATCGCTTCAATCGGTCAAGACCAAGCAAGCTCCGGCAATTGAACTGGCTTGTGTCAAGGGTGAAATGGACAAGGTTGAAGAACTCATTGGGAAGATTACATCTAAGTATGAAGAACTTGTGAAACCTGCTCTGCAGGAGGCATTTGGAGATATTCCCCTCAGGTATACTGAAGCTAATACGTTGATGACCTTCCAGAAGGGAGAAGAAGTATATCAAGCTTACTTTGAACTGAATATGGAAGAACGTCCGCAATGCGGTGAGGAACTGGTTGTAACTAAGAAGAAGTAAATCAAATTAGATAGATTATAACGGAACCCCTCCGACTGAGATGAATCAGTCGGAGGGGTTTTTTATTTGCTTTAATATGATGGAATTTGATCGGAAATGTATTGAATTATAATGAGTTGAAATTAAATCCGATCATTTCTTCGATGTATGGAGAGGATGTCATTTGACCGGACTTTCTCTGATTAAATTGAATTTTCTCTTATTTGACCGGAATGAATGTAATATGGATGCAGCTTTCTCTGAACCAGAACGAATATAATCTAGCCTGGGATAATATATTCCTATATAAAACAGAACTTGATTGCTTAATCATCCGTTAGTTCGAATTTGGCGGAAATAAAATAATAATATGACTTAAGCGGATTATTTTACATATAATCTGAATCTTCATCATCTCCTTCACCTGTTTCGCATCATCCGGAAACATCGACGATCTTTTATATGCTCCTTATATTTGAAAGCAATACATTACATAAGGAAGGACTTCCGGAAACAATAACGATACCTTAAAACACATTTTTTATTATAAAAATCATCATTTTATTATTTGACAACTTATTATACTCTTATAGAATCTGCCAAATTCCTGAAGTCTTTATCACGGACATCCGCTTTATACCACTTTTTCTTACTTTTTATTTCACAATACGTTATACATTTCCACTCATAAATGTAAAAAAATCCCGGCTTAAATTAATTTAAGCCGGGATTTTTTCAAATATTAATGATTTAATTCAATCGGTTTATATATAATTAACTGTCTTTTGCATATTTCGTACAATACTCGTTAATTTCTCGTTTAAGTTTCGCGATTTGTTTCAGATTGTTTTTAAAATCAACCACCTCTACTTCATTCCAATACTCGTCGCTTCTGAACGGAATGGAACTACCTTCGGATTTGAATAAAATTTCATCATCGTCATATATAAGCATATAACATTTTTCATCCTTAATACTATTCCAACATATTCCGTTCCAATTCGGATGATGACTTATTCTTACACTATCCATAATACTTTTATCCAAGCTGCTAATAAATTTTTCAACCTCAGGCCAAAGATTAACGGTTAAAAGAAGCTTTTTTCGATAAAAATATAATATTTTGTATTATAATTAAGAATATTCTGAATATATCCAAGACATTTGTCGTTTTCATTTATTATAATCCATTGTTCATCCGGTTTAATATTCCTGAACATTGTTTCATCAAAATAAAGACTTGTCCGTCCGCAAATATTATTCAGATAAAAACGCAAATATTTTTCTTTAATTTTATCGAGTAAAATACCATTTACTTTGATATGTTTTCTTTCTCCTTTATTCAAAAAGTTATATAATTTGAAAGCATTTTCAGAAGAAGCACTAAGTTCAATCATACTTTTATTATATCTTAATCCTCAATGTTTTGCGGTGCTTTAGCAATACTTTTGGATTTCTTTGTTGAAGCTTCCTACGAACTTGTTTCCGTTCAGGTCCCAGAGACTTATGTTGTCTCTCCCTCGAAAATCGGAAAGGATCTCTTTCAATTTGGCGGAACTGAACACCGACGTTTCAAGCTTGCCGTTTTCGTCTTTGTACTGGATAAACCACCAGGGCTTGCCCTCCAGGAAAATATTTGCAGGAATCTTGCCGGTCAAGAAATAAACGTCAATATGACCAAGCGATTCCCTGCACAAATTACTCAGGAAGATTTGGAGTCCGCAATAAGATTTGAAAGAAGCGAGCTTAAGCTGCTTATACCAGACCTCGAAAGGAAAGTCGGCCTTGCTGTTGTCCAAATAAGCCAGGACGCGATCATTTGCATCCTGAAGTACTCCGGTATTGGAAAGGATGAACTCCCGGTTAACGTTTTCAACTGAAAACATTCCGTCCTTGTTGGAAAATACCGGAGTATTCCAAAGGTAACTTAGCACCGGTTTTTCGTCTACCACGGCTTGTTTCAGAATATCCTGGGGCAGGCTTTTGGTGATTTGCCGGATTTGAGAGATATTATTGACTTTTATTAAAAGGTCCATGATTTTATTATATTAGCAAAGAATTTTACAGAAGCTTGGAAACCAGGTCCGGAGAAAAACAGCCGATGAAAATTCCTTCCCGAATATCCCAGATCTTGACCGATTCGCCCAGCTTGATATTGCTCAGTACATCACGGAAAGAATCGTCTTCATCTCCCGCCAGCATCGGTTCATTTTCAGTCAAAGAATTTTTCCTTTCAATATAGTACCGCCACTTTTTTTCCAAAACATAAATGGCCTTGATAGTAAGTTCACCGCAAACAACCTTAAGCCTTTTCTTTACGTTATCTTCGAAAATCGACAAAGCATCTGCAAGCTCTTGGTAAGTCCAAACACTAAAAAGCATTGTCTTATTAAGATAAACCTCAAATCCGGGGCTCCCGGAATGATTAGCACAATGACCAATTACCTTATCACAAGAATCGACAATATCCGTTTCTTTCAACTTAAGCAAATCCTCAAACGTCAGAATATATTGATATTTACTTGGCCTTCTGTTTGTCAGCTTATTGCGAAGAAACACCCTCGAATTAGAATTAGGCAATTTTAAGCACGGAGGCAATAAAATATTATCAGACTGGTTCTGAATCAATTCATTGAACAGTACGAAAATCTTTTTAACTTCTGGATTCATATATTTTTATGTTTTTATAATGCTTTTTCCCTTATTATTCTCTGGTGCTTTTTCCGGAACAAACTCATTGACAAATTTTAATTTTACCGGACTCACTATATATTTTTCTTTATAGCCCAAGAAAGACCCCTTTTTCCAGTCTTCAACAAAGCGAACGTTAAACGGCTTTAACGGCCTCCAGATGTGCTTAACATCATAACTGTTTCGTCCGGATTGCCTGGTGTACTCTTTCATTAGAAAATCCCAGAAATAAAACCTCCTTTGCATAGCGTAACTATCCCAAACTTTATCATCTTGCCTCCGAGGGTCATAGTAAAGGTACTTCAAAAAGAAGTTATGGCAAAACTCTTCATATTCGTCAAGAAGCTCTTTATCTTCGAGCACGCTATAAACAGAATGCCTGAAATGCCATTTCTCCTTTAAGTCCGGGCGAAGAAACAAAATCGGAGAATGCTCTTCCCTTGTATTAAAGAAATATAATTCATCCGTATGTTTAATAAGCTTGAGCGGATCATATTCCGTCCTGAACTTTCCCCATTCTTCCTCGAATTCTTCCCAAGGATTCCCGTTGAGAACCTGAGTACAATGATAATGCCCGATGTTTACTCCGTATTTTGGATTATGAAAAGTACTGCCCGCATCCCAGAAATTGCCTTTCAATGGATATGACCAATAGTCTTCATAACTTGACATATCCCAGGTATATTTCCGTATAGAACAATACGGAATTGTCAAAAACCTGAACAAACAGTCATTTGTAGGCCTCCAGAGCATAATCAGAGAATAGTTGTATAAAGATTCTCAAAAGGTTCTAATTCAATATTCGCCTCATCAGAAATGACCCAGTCTTCATCTGCAATAGAACTAATTTCAAGATGCTTAAAAAGCTCTTCAGGCGAAGAAAACATGCAATAACAGACTGCACTTAATTTTAATGTTCTGAAAGGTCGAGTAACGCACTTGAAAGGTTCAATTTTCAGTTCTCGAAGAAGAATGTATCCGTCTTTTCTTTGAAGAGAATAATGAAGATCTCCAACTCGTGTATAACGAACTTTGTTATCTTCACAAATCGTTTCAATTAGATTATTCATATACTTTTATAGTATTCTTTCCCTTAAATTTTACAGGTAATCGGTCACAAATTTTCCATTATCGAGCCTGAGAACACTATACCCGGCATTTTCAAGGTCTTCAAGAGATTTGAATTCATCGACATTTAAGTCTTTGATAGAATCATATTCGTTCCATTGAAAAAATACGTCATCCCGGGTTACGCAAAGATTGCCTTCTTGCGTTTCAGCCAATCCCTCAAAGAAATTATACAAAGCGTTAATAGCTTCCCATGAATAATCATCGGTAATTTTCAGAAATCTTCCGAATTCATCCGCGCAAGTAATATCAGTAGTCAACATAAGCCGTTAAGGAAAATATATTTTTTATTATTTTTATAATCTTATTATTTGATGGTATTTTGTACTTTTCAATATTTTTCCTGAAAAGACGTCAACATATTGATTATCTTCTATTCGAATAAAAAGATCATCAGATTGATTTTCACTCAAATACTGCTTAATTTCATCAATATTTGATGTTTGAAACAATATTTGATTTAACTCAGGAGATTTCTTTATGAAAATTGTAGCATTCATCAAGCTTTAATATGTCCTTAATTGTTTTCTTTTGGCGTTTAATAATAGTTTGAACCTTTTTATAGAGTTTTCGAGCATGTGTCAAGTAGGTATATTGAATCCAAAAGAAATCTCCTTGATAATGTCCGGCAATCGAATAAAGATCTATTTCAGGATTCTGACACCAAAGAGAAACATAGTTGTCTTCATTCAACATAAAAGTTTCAGTTGCTCCTAAAAGGAGTTGTTCTTTAGTCAATCTTTCTTTATGATTGATAGTACCAATGAGAATTTCTTCTCCTTCGAGAATTACTTTGTCAATCATGATTAAATTCCTTTAAAGAGTTCAAAACGCTTGATATGGCAAATTTCGTGCAGGACAAGTGAATAATATTCACCATCATCAAACCGCTCAAGATCATTAACATCAGCGATTTTTAAAATATAATTTTCTTTAGTTTCTTCAGGCAAACAATCTTCTATATAAGAAGTAAACATTTCCCGCAATTCAAAAGTCTCTTCATCAATTTTGACTATGTCAAAAGTAGTTCCGAGGTCCGAATCAAGAAGAATGATATTTGTACCATGTTCTTCAAATATTTGAGATATATTCATCATATACTTTTATAGTATTGCTTTCCATAATTGAAGGAGGTGTTTAGTCAATGATCATAAATTCATTACTACACAATTCTTCGACTTCTTTAGTAACCCACTCAATGAAAAAACCTCGCTTGAAATGGTCATCCTCACTAACAACATCAATCATTTTTCGTCTATTAAGAATATCCCTTTCAATACTCTTAGGGCAGTAATCTCCTGAAAAAGGATTTCGAAGCCGACTCTTCAAAGCTTGATTATCATAGTTCCAGAAATAAATTTTATTAGGGAAAAGTATTTTTCCTTTATTATGATATTCAAGAGCCAGCGTATATTTGTTTACAAACTCGGCCGGGGTCATACCGAAAGAAGCTTCAGTTGAAAATCTCTCAATCATTAAAGAATGATTTGGATCTGTTCCATTTCTATAGACATCTTGAGCCAAGGACTTAATAGAAAATGAATATTGCTCTGCATTCTTTTTTAAGAAGCTGAATATATCATCATTATCCTTGATACTAGACTTTAACGCAAAGATTCTCTTGTATTTTTTAGAATAAAAGAAAAGCTTAAGGAAAAAGGGACTTACAGAAAATATAGCGTCAGGATGTTCCTGAAGAAATGTTTCAAGAGTTGATGTATTCAAATTTATCAGAAGCATAACTTCATTTTATAGTTTTCCTTATTTGAGGACGGTGCCTGATATAAAAATAATAAAAGCTCGGATGGATAAAAGTCCATCCGAGCTTCATAATACTCAAGTTAAACCAATTGCTTACTGAATGCTCTGAGTCGGAACTTCAAAGTTCAGCATTTCAACCGCAGGTTCGAAACTCGTAATTTCGTTAAGAATACTTTCAGGAAGAGAATTCTTCAGCGGTTCAACAACCATCTGATGCCAGGGTTCAACAATCTTTTCGTTCCAAGTAGCCTGGGCCTCTTCAGGAGTAGTCTTGCCAAGCAGAACCTTATTGGTCAGATTCGTCTTAGTCGTGCAAGCCTTCGACTGAACACCGGCATAATCACGAGCAGGAACACTCGCACGAATGCGAATAACGGTTCCATTGGTCAGATGAGCGTTCAGGTCTACGTTCTTAATGTCTTTAGCCATTGTATGTTTTTCTTTCTATTTTAGTTTGTTTTGTTTTTTAAGTTAACCACTTAATGTGATTTACAGTTTTATAATAAGATTTAACTTATTGTTCAAAGGTGTTCAAGATTTCTTCTTGATATTTCTAGGATCACAAAATAGCATCGGAATAAAGAACACTATATCAAGGCAAATTGCAAGAGGAGTATAAATCAATATTCCGAAGGATATAATCATTAGAGCAAGTTTGTCTCTAAATCTTGGAGCATCTCTCATATACTTGAAGCAAGTATAGATTAGCTCAAACTCAAATCTCAGAAACGGTAGTACCATCAGATGGACTGAATACAAAAGCCCGTACATATTGAGCCAATGGAAGCCTCTGTCTCCATTCGGCTTTGAGCTGAGTAACTCTATTCCGATAATTCCGTTCAGATTTTGGACAAGAATTTATAATATCTTCGGAAATAATTTTACAATGCTCGATATAAACCATATTTTCCTGATAAGAAAACTCCCGCTTAGGCTGAAGGCCGTTCAAAGTTTTAATAAAAGAATCCCGCATTTCAGATAAAGCTTGAATCTCTTCTTCATCTACGAGTTCCTGAAGCAAAGTTCGTTCAAGAGTATTTTTAATAATTTCAAGGCTTTCCCGAACTAACTCCAAATATCCATCATATCCGATCTTTTCGAATACAATATTTTTTAGGCTTCGGTCGGAAGCAGAGAAATATTCTTTCAGAAAATATCTTTGCATATATTTGTTTATCTGTAGTTTCAATCCACATACTTTGAGCTAATCAAAGTATGAAAAAGTTTAATGTTTACCTATAAAATGCCGCCGTTACAGTCAACCCGTTGTTGAAGACAACCTTACCGCAAATAATATAACCGTCCTCCTCTTCTTCATCAAATTTGGTAAAGCTCTTAATATAGCCATTAGCTTTGATAAAATCAAGAAAATCTTTCTCTCCAAGGAACTTATAATTGTTCGGAGAAAATATAGTTATTTCACCGGTAGACTTATTTTCAATCGAGATAAGATTTGCCCGACTGCAATAATAAAGGAATATGTTAGCATTCCTGTCAAAATTAACAATCTGTGCACCCTTCAAAGTAGTAAACCTAAAGTTAGAATGGCCGAGTTGTCCTTCATACATTCTAGCGAAGCTGTTAATATTTTCTTCAGTAAAAGGATTTTCTTGAATAACTTTAGAATGGAATACCCATTTACCTGCCTTGGTCCGTCTTTCTACAATAATAGTCCGGAATTTCTGGTTTGTCTCTAGCATATTTTGATTTTAGTGTATATTGTTAAGATTTTTATAAACTGCTTTAGTATATTCGTCCTTTTTAGAAACCCAACGTTTAGGCATGCTGATACGTTCTTTCTTAGAGAGGAATGACCAATGAGTTGCTTTACCGCCTTTTGTCTTTCCCTCTTTACTCCAAATGCCTGAAGTTTTCATACTTCTAGGAGTTGGCTCAATACTGTCATTCAACATAATTTTATGTTATTTGCGTTCTATTTTCTCAAAGGTGTTTTAACAATTGGAAATAAGTAAAAATTATTCCAATTATGAGTGCGATTATAAAAGCAATTATATTTGCTTGCCATTGTTTCATTTAACCAAAGAATACTTGATAAAGTTGATAAATGCTTGCAATAAAAAGTATAACAATTGCTACGCCCAAAGCTTGCATAAAACCTTCAAATGATTCAGGATCAGCCATGATATTTGATATAGTTGATTGTTAAAAGAATGATAAAACCAATTCCAAAACCAGTAAGCCAGGATTTTATCATATTAAAACTTATCTGGATTTTCTGAAATCCATTTAGATCCCCATGCCATTAGGCAAAGAACCAAAAGAATTGCAGGACCAACCAAAACCGGTTTAAGGGCCTCATATAGTTCAATAAGAAAAGTCATTTAATAATATCCTATCCAGTTGTTAAGTGTTGCCAGTTCTTCTAATTTTGTTTCTGCTTCTTGAAGAGTCTTAAAAATAAAATCTTCTTTATTCAATCCTTGTTGAATATCCCAAATATATCCTCGTTTGATAAATTTGGAATGAAAATCTTCTCCTCCGATAATTACTCGGATAGAATAATCTTCTTTTTCAAAATGGACCACTTGAAGATAAATCCTGAAACCGTCGCCGTCCCCAATATGATATGTCTTTGACGGCTCCAGGACAAATTCCGTAATACTACTTTCGTTTTCCACGCTGACCTTTCTTATATTCCCAATTCTTCATCTTAAGAAGATAATAAACCCTCCCAACTGCAATTCCAGAAAGAACGGACATTTGCTTAACTGTACGATCCGGAGAATAAAACTTTCGAAGTTGCTCAATCTCAGGTTCCCAATCTCGAGTTTGCCGCCCTGAAGTAGCCCGGCCGCCAATTTTACCAACATAAACAATATCGCAAAGATATTTGCCAAGTTTGAAAAGATTGTTAACAGGCTTAATATTGTCCTCAATATTCAAATCCGAAAAATAATCTTCCTTTGCTTTATTGAGAACATCTTCAATTGTTCCAAATTTTACATTAACAATCTGAAAGTTTAATGTTTCAGTGTTGATAATTTTTATTTGCATGATACTTTTATTATATTTCTTACCTTATTATTTGAAGGTGTTAGAACTTAAACCAAATAAAAGAAATGTTTCTTTTTGAAATTATACAAAATATACCTTTTTTGATCTTCATCATATTCAACTTCAGACTCTTCTTCTCGATAAAACATCTTAATATCATTGGACAAGCGAGTAACTAAGATGCCATATTCCGGCCGTTCTTTAATTTCAATCGAAACTTCAACGGGCTTAAGAAAATCAAAATTAAGAGGAATACCACAATATTTTACTTTTTTCCCTTTTAGCTTTTTAGCAAACTTTCTAAAGTCTATTCTATTTTTCATTTAATTTATTTTTAAGATTGTTTTATTCTTTTATAATATAATAATCTTATTATAAAAATAATTCCTTAAAACGATTTTTAGAATAAAAAAGGCATTCGAATTCAATTCGAATGCCTTTTACAATATTAGGTAAAATACTTTATTCCAAATAATCGGAAAGTGCTTTAACAAACTCTTTACCGATTTGAGTTATCGGTTCATTATAAAACATTTTACGATCGGCCCTAACAATAATTTGCTTCTTTTTGGGCAAAATAGCTCCAGGCTCTTCTTGCCCGGCATAATCTTCAAGATATTGTCCGATACTCAAATTAGCAAGAAGAATATCATCGATAAGTTCAAAAACATATTGAAAATCATCTTTACCAATTACATCACTAACTTCCCAATCTTCATCGTCATTGTATAAAAGAATAAAGAGTTTATCACGATGTTCAGGACTTTCGTAAACAGCCATATAAACCGGCATATCCTCATCAAGCGGTGCATCTACCCAGTTTTCAGGATTACGAGGGTCGGAAGCATCCGATTGTTCTCGCACCCTATCAATACTCCAATTTTCCATAATATTATTTTATAATAAAACTTAATTTATATCGGTGCTTAAACCCAGTTTCTTCGAACTATTTCACGAATTTCAGAAAAAGTTTGTTCTCGAATCAGTTTGCCATTCTCAAAAACTAGATCTAAAATATCTCTTTCAGAAGTTTCTTGAATAGTTTGATATTTATTTATTTCGTTAAGAATCAAAGACAAACGCCCCTTCTTAGAAGCTTTTGACATATCCAATGGACGTTTTTGAACATCATGCCATTTATCGTCATACTTCTGAGCGGAACATTTAAAAGCAAACCGGCAAGTATCTCGGTTAATTTTTTGAAGAAGTCCTCCACCCATGCCAAAAGCCCAGTTTTCCGATGACCAGCCGTTTTTTGCAGATTCTTCAAGAATACGATCCATATCGCTAATATTGATACCATCACCCCAAAGAGCCCGAACTTGATCCGGAAGAACTTTGAATCCTTTATTGTTTACAGTATATCCGAAATATTGGCCGAGAAGTTCCAGTACCTGTTGAGATACTTTAATAATATCACCAGAATCAGGTCTGAATACAATTCGTCCATTTCGATTGAGAATCAAATCCTTAAATTTTGTTCCGCAAACTTCAATGAATCGTTCATAATTGTATGAATCGATTACCATTGCCATAATTCCGTCAGGATTCTTATTCAGCAGTTCTTCAACTACGCCAAACTCTCCTTCTTCTCCTCGAGAAGTCATGATGGAATGTTCAGTAGCCCTGATGGAATGTTCAGTAGCCCTGATGCTATATCCGAACATTTTATCAATATTCTCATTATAGTATCGGGAAGGAACAAGCAAAGCTGGAACGGTATCAGTCCCATTAAAATTCAGCAAATGGGCAGAGCCGCCCAGCATAGAAGCTTCAAAATTTTCAGTTCCCCGGCATCCAAAATCGTGAAGTTGAAAATTGAGAATATTATTAAAATCTTCTCCTTCTTTATCTGAGGTAGTTGTCAGCCAATTAGTTAACATTAACTTCCCATAATAAGAAGTTGTGGCGACTGTAATCGGGTACCATATATGAGTAAGAATAGTTTCGGCAAAATTAGTTAAGAAAGGAACTTTATCGTCAGTATTTTCAATAGTCATTAGAACATTGGAAATATCAATTAGGGAACCTTCTTTAACGGCCTTAATCCTAAGAGGAAGATGACCATTATATTTTTTAAGAATATATTCCCAACCTTCTTTATTAAAGATGCCAGGACCAATATGCCGAGTAATAAGATAATCAGCTTCATTAATCAGTTCCTGAGTAATAACAGGTCCTACAAAATATTTCTTAAGGATTGCCTGAAGGCCATAAAAAACAGTCTTAGGAAACTTAGAACCTTTACGGGCTTCGAAATAAGAATATACTCCTTGAGTATTGTTAGGTAACATCTTGTCATGAGTATATTTGTAAGAATCAGCAGAAAATAAAATATTATCGGTCATCGAATTAAAGAGAAGAAATTAAAGTTTTGAATAATTGGCGATGAGCAGGATTAATGTCATCGATAGAAAGATCTTTGATATTGCAAAGATGCAACTCAGCAATATCATCATGAGGAGCAGGATTACCCGAAACCCGGGTCATCAAAAACAAAGTAGTCATTACTTGTTCTACCTCTCCAAAATATCGCCAATCCTTAACTTTAAAAGATCCGATATATTTTTCAATCTTGCATTTCAGACCAGTTTCCTCTTGTGCTTCCCGAATTGCGGCTTCTTCATAAGAATTATCTTTAGGATCAATAAATCCGCCCGGAAACCTCAATGTTTTTTCACCGGGTTTTTTGGCAAGATAAATCTTTGAATAAGAATCATCTGTAAAGATTGCACAATCTACCGTGGGATAATAATAAGTCCAATTATTCTGAGTTGCATAGATACATCCTCGACGGAAATCTTCAGAAGTACCAATATTCTTTTTCAGTTCTTCTCGCAACTTTGTTCCAGATAATGTCAATTTTTGCTGGTATTCATAAGTCTCAAATTGACCGGTATAATGTTCAATAAAACTGTCTCTGGACCCATAAAGAATAACATCTGAATTACCATTAGTAATCGCCAAGATTTGTTTATCAAGGTCAGAAGACCATTCTTCATCGGACATTACATCTGTTTTATAACAGATTTCAAACTTACCCGGATATTCTTCTTCAATCATCCTTTTCCTGGAAACATAAGGAAGAGGATTATTCTTTGTACACCGAACATCTCTCGGAGGATTACCGAGAACAAGAATGTTCATGTAATGATTCTGACTAAGGACAAAATCTAAAATTTCTTTATGTCCTTCCGTTAATTTATGTACTTGAAACCGGCCAACTATTACGCCGATTGCGTTTTGTTTATTTGTCATGTTTTTTGTTTGGTTAATTAAGGTTCAACTATTACAACCTTAAGTTAGTATTATTTATCGTTCAACACGAACTTTAGCTTCTTTACCTAGATAAGTTGAAGTAATAATCTTACCAAGACCTTCAACTTTAATATTTGGCAAAGGAGGATTTTCTTTATTAAGATATTTGCAAGGAATCATCAAACCAAAACGATTATCGGTAAACTTAACTAAATGAGACTTCTTAAAACGAAGAGCATCAATTAGTTGGATAGCATATCCTTCAGCAATAATATCATTGGTTTCCTGATGAATAACCTGAATAACAGTATCATTATAAAGATTTTCTTCAAGATAAAGCTTGTTAAAAGCCCGAGCTCCAAAGTTCAACTGATTAGGATAAAACTCGTCAAATTCCTTATCATAAGAACATGTTACAAATATAAATTGATTTGTATTGTTCTTCGTTACAAAAAATTTAATCATTATATTTTAATTTTAAGGATTAACTTAAATTCTAAAGGTATCAAATATTGGAATAATAATCCATTGACTTTGCCTTATAATGAGTACCGTCTTCAAACTCAATAACAACACCTTCTCCATCTTCTTTTGGAGCTTGTTGGAATTGAAGCAGGAGATCTTTAGTTATAGTCATTTCTCCCAGAATAGGAACAGTTTCCAATTCTAAACCTAAAACTTCAGTGCACCACAAGAAATGGCCCCGAGTTCCATATAACCCCCATTTCCAAATTGTATTATCTTTTGAGGGATGTATTGTTTTGAAAAGATTAAACTTTAAAGGACCTTTAGAATCTTTGTTAACTTTATTTCCATTAACTCCATGCCCGGTAATTTCTCCTCGAACAATGATCGTTTCATTATATTTCTTTACCCACTTTTCCAAAGCAGGTCTTACAATTTCATGTCCGACTTTTGTATATCGATTAAAACAATCATTTTTATAAGTGAAACGTCTTCCGCAACAATAAAATTCTCCGCCGGCAGTTAAAATATAAGTTGCGGAACAACCATCCATCTTTCGGGTCACAAGAGCTTTTTGTCCTAAAAGAAGCTGATGTTCAGGAATATTTTCCCAATTCTCTTCATCAGTCTTTGTAAGATTAAGGGGAAGATTAGGAAAAGCAACCGCAAGATCATTAGGAAGAGGAGGGCTATAATGGCCGATACCTAAGTCAATTGCTACTTGCTCAGGCTTTATATCAAGCATTAGATCCTCATCATGAATACTATATTCAGATGCCAAATCTTTAAGCTTTACAAAAATACCATTGGAATATTCTCCTCTAAGCTTAACTGTTCGAACTCGATTTTCTTTTCCGGTATAATTTAAAAAAGGTTCAGCCCAAACTTTATTATTGGGAAGTTTTGCATCCGGACAAATAAACAATCCAATTTCATTTTCAATAAAACTGCCCTTTGGTACAACAACGGGCCAATTGTTTACTAGCCCTAAATCAAGCTTATCCGCATTAGGGTGAGGATGAATATTTGTAATTCTAGAAAAAAGACAATCCATGATATTAATTTTTGACCGGAATAATTTCCGCAGAACCTTTAAGAATATAAGTTTCTTTTGAATTTAAAGGAGTTACTTCAATATAATTGCCGTTTACTTTATAATTTTTGGTGATTAAGGTATTGACAATCTGACCTTGTTCATTAAACTCGGTAATAATAACTACCGGAGCATTTTTCTTTTGGTGGCGGTCATACAAAATCATTCCGCTAATTCCAGTCATTACAACTGTTGTAATTAAAGTAATCCAACCTGCAAAACTCATAATTCTTTGTCTGTGTATTCTCTATAAGCTTCGCGGAGAGTTTCCAGCCTTCCTTGTTTAGGAAGTTTAGAAGCCTCGGCAATAATAGCCTTGGCTTCTTCTTTTGGAAGTTCATAATAAAGCTTATTTTCTGCTCTTTTGATTTCTTCTTCTAAAGTCATATTAAATGGTGATTACTTTATAACGTTCAGAATTAATAACAGACTCCATAAATTGTTCAGGATTTTTGCCCTGAAGAATCAGTTCAAACATTCCGGGCTTGCAGCCGTTAATAATAATTGCTCCTTCATCATTCTTAGTGACAGGCTGGTTGGCCTTGTAATCGGCAGCAACATTCCAGTAAACAAGCTTAGGACATTCATATTCTGAATTCCTAAACATTTTCTTGATGGAATTCATTACATGCTCCGGCCATCTTTGCTGGTCGAACTGCATGTCAGAAATAACAACAATTACCTCGGGCATTTCTTCCTTAGGAATATGATACTTGATTGCAGTATTAAGAACCAGTTCAAATACGGCATAAAGGTTAGTGCTTAGACCTTGACGAGGATTATCCTCAATATTACTAACCTTTTGCTTAATATTATATTCTGGATTCAAATCAACCAGATAAGGTTCAGAAGAAAAGGTAATGAACTTGTTCTGAAATACTCCCATATTGCGTTCGGCAATATAAAGGCCGAGAGAAATAGAACAGTTCATTGGAAGCTCTTCATAGCAAGTCATAGATCCGGAAACATCGACAACTGCAAGCCAGTTTGCATGATCATCCTTTCCAAAATAATTTGGAAGGGCTTTCCACATTTGATCCATCAATGCCAATTCCTGGTCATCATAAGTACCACGAACCTTTCGTACAATCTCATAAGGATAAAGAGTCTTGGAATTTACTTTGGCTTTACCCTTTGCAAGTGAATTAAGATATTCAGTATACCTGTCATTATCATTCCGGGCAAATGCTTTTCGATACTTCAAAGCAGCTTGTCCCGGAACCTGGGAATAATCAAATTCATACTTTTTCTTAGAAAGATGAGATTCAATAATATTGATAGCCTTGCGAAGGCGAGAAAGTATTTTTCGATAAGATTTTTCATCTATTCCAAATACTTCTCGACGAATCTTATTTGCAATTGCCCTAGTATGTTTAGAAGACGTATTGCAAGAAGGAAGCCATTTCGCACAAAGAGAAATATCAGGCTTGTCTTTATCAAGCTTTTGAATATCTTCATTAATTTGGAATTTGATAATTTCAGCAATATGATTGCTAATGCTTCTTTCGATTCCATAAAGAGCAATCAAATCATCCCAACGTCCATAAAAAGGAATAAAACGAAGAACCTTACAGATAGTTTTAGGATCAATATCAATAAGTTCCTTCATTCCTTCTCGAAAAACATTCCTTTCGCCTTGACCACCATTGCCTCGAATATCCCGAAAATAAAAAAGAATACGAATACAAAAAAGCTTATCTTCGGAATATGCCTTTCGAACAAGAGATTTCAAACGCTTAGAATCTGAGCGGCAAGATGCACCAGAAGCAAACAAATTAAGAAGACTGTCAAGAGTAGACTTATATGCTGGACAACCGTTTTCAGTTTCCGTATTATTATTTTCTACTGCCATTGCTTTAAAAAGTTCACTCATATTAATATTATTTGTTATTTCTTAATATTAAAAGGTGCTTTGTACTAGAAATAAAAAAGCTCAACAATACTTGCAGTGAAGTATTGTTGAGCTTTAACAGGAGAGACGAATCACTCTTTTTATTATGAAAAAATTAGAGGCGGTTGATAAGACCTTTAACATAATGTTGGGCGTCCTCAAAACCCTTTGATAATTTTTATAATAATTATCTTCCGATATTAGTAACCCTCGGGATCGGTAATCATCAATGCAGCTTTCACCTAAGGTCGGCGATGATGACCTCCTTAGTCAAGGAACCGTTATCAAGTGATTCCGACCTGCTTTATATAACATCTGGTTATACGCATCATTTACCAGACTCTAGTAAAGAGAGGCGCCAGATTTTGATTTTAACCTTGATAATATTTTTGCCAAAGATAAATCTTTGTTACTGGAAACAACCACGTAGAGGTATATTACCGTATGTTTCCTATTGCCATCGAGATTCGAACTCGAGATAGCCGGTAGAAAGCCGGCTGTGATAAACCACTTCACTATGGCAACATATCAAGACTCAGCGGATTTGTTTTAAAAGAACAATGCTTAATGATTGCTGTTTGAGTCTTTCAAAGAATTTAAATCTTCTTATTAGAGAATTGTTGGAGTATTGGGCATTTACAATCCAATTTTTATAGCAACTGGCCTACCAGTCTCAGGATTTCTTACGAACAAGAAACTTACGCGATTCTCGGAGAGTTTTAAACTCATTCATCCTTTGCCGATTAAAATTGAGACGACGAAGACCCTCATCATACTGCTCCTCAAACGATTTTTCACTCTTAATTTCTTCCAGATTCTTAATCGTTTTTACGTCAAGCATCGTTCCAATTCGCATAATATTTCCTTTCGTATTTTCGTTATTACTTAACAACTTGTTACATTTTTATTATATTTTTTACCTTTATTTTTAAAGGTGATTTGAAATATTGGAGCTGACAAGTAAGATTTGCACTTACAACTTCCTACTGGAATGCAGGACGACTTACTGCTTAAATCGATTGTCGCTTTAAAAAAACTTGGTACTACCGGCGGGACTTGCACCCGCACGCTCTTACAAGCAACAAATTTTAAGTTTGCAATGTCTTCTAGTTCCATCACGGTAGCTTATGCGCTAGACACATTAATTATTAAGAATTACTCTTAATACCTGGAATCGAACCAAGAATATCCATTGTATAGGTTATTGCTGTATGTGTCTTACAATGACTAGACTCATTTTTTATTATATACACCAATAATATTTTAATTTGCTGTACGAGTCTATAAAATCTTTATAACTAACTAAGCACCAAAGGTTTGACTCGAACAAGCAACTAACAACTAACAACTAACGAGTAACGAGTTAACAGCTTGCCCCTCTACTATTGAGGTACTTTGGTATTCAATTAATTATCTGATTTGAGGAAATCTTTATCTTTATTAATTTCCTCAAATCAGATAACTAATCAAAACTAGTTATTTGATTTATTACTTTGCATCAAAACAATTTTAATTCAATTATCCGTCCTTCACAGGATTGATTTTTTTTTTTGAATATTTCATTCGAAAAATTAGTTTCGCTCTTGGCTACTTATGCTCATCGCCGCGTAAAGGCTTTTTCGATGATGAACTGGTTGCAGCGGGCGGACATGCTCCGCTTAAGAGATGCTTATGAGACATCTGAGGCTACTAATACCTCTTTACTTTCCTGCTGCGATTTTCTGAGCAGTTTAAAATCTTGCTCAGGATTCTGAATTATTTACTTACCTTTCTGAACCTTAATTACAGGAGGCTGATTAACAGTTTGTTGCTGTTGCTGAGAGCAAGAAGCTGTCAAACAAATTACAGAAGCGGTAAGAAGAATTGCAATGTTTTTCATGATTTTATAATATTTTTTATCTTATTTTTTGTAGGTGCTCAAATCAAATATATGAGTTTTGATATTTAATTGAATTGCGGAATTTTTTATCAGGATATTCTTTAATAAATCCTTCAGCAATTTTATCATCCCATATAGGTCTTTGACTAAATTTAGCACGAATATTGGGTTGATCCTTGGCCTTATATTCCCGATACCATTTTATATTGTTTCGAGTTTTATAAATCCAAAATGCTTTTCTGCTGTCAAGTTTATAACAAAACTTGTCCGGTATATTTTTTCTATATGATCTGCTCATAACTTTCTAGGTACAAACCTAGAAAGCATTACGATAATTATTGTTCATATTAAAGATGTCTGCAATATTATGCTCAATATCAGTTGCTTGAACGCACTCAAGCAAAATATTTTCGTCCTTTATTTTATATACTAAACGATCAATTCCATTTTCAATGAGATCATTCGGACCAAATACGATATGTTTCCATTCATAGTCATCATTAGAACCTTTTAACCGTTTAGCAATTCGAAGCGGATTAGTAGTAAACAAATTAATCGGTTCAGGACTAATATCGGTTTTAGTTATATATTCAAACTTATTGCCTGCCTGGGGAATAACTTTAATTCTATAATTGCAAGGTCTAAATTCAATGTTAATATCATTGATTATCTTATCTAGAGTTGTTTCGTAAAGATTACATTCTTCAGTAAGAGCCTGGAGAACATCAAAACTAAAGTTAAGAATAGATTTTGAAGTTTTTATAAATTGAGAAATATTAGTATCAATTTGTACTTTCAAATTATCTTTAAGATATTCTTGAATTACTTCGGAAGAAAGTGAATCAAATTTAAAATGATAAAAGATTCTGCCAGGTCGGGAAAGGAAAAATTGATTAATCTTATAAAGATTATTACAAGAAAAAAGATAAAGATTCTTATTTTCATTTATCCCGTCCAAAAGACCGAGCAATCTAAATTGGTTTTCTTTTCCTGAATCCATTTCGCAATCATCTGTATTTTCATAGCTGAATTTATCAAATTCATCAAAAATACAAACAACTTTTTCGTCAATCTTTTTAATAAAATCAGAAAACTTATTCAGGTTAATTTTCTGATTAACAAGGATAACAGGAATATTATCCTCAATAGCTCTTTCAATACAAAGCTTAATCAAAAGGCTTTTTCCAGTTCCTTTCAGTCCGGACAATAGCACGCCGAGATTTTTATCCCTAGATTCATAAGTCTTAAAAATCCTTTGAACCTTATTATTCAAATCTCCATAAATCTTCCTATTGTTGAAAATAAAATTATGTTCTTTTAAGAACATTTGTCCCTGAGGACCTGCATTTATTGTATAAATTTTAGCCGGGAGATTCTTTAAAATAGTAATACAGTTTTCAGAAAGAACATCAACTGTATCATTGTTAATGATATAATTAGACATTATATTTTAGATAATAAGAATAATAAAAAGATTTTTGGAATAAACAACCGCCTATTGCAGTTGAATGAGATACAAGCTCATAACCTTTTTTAATTAGAAAAGAAATAACTTCATTTAATATTTCCTCAAATATTTCTTTATCATGCTCTCTTTCATTTCGAAGAGTAAAGAATAAAAATTTAGGCCGTATAACATATTCCGGTAAAGAATAATCCTCAATAATAAAATAACCGGTTTTAGGCAATTCTTTAGTATAGCGATCTATTTTTAGATCAATTTGATCAAGAATATATTTGAGACAATTAGACTTTTTAATTCTATATTTCTCAATATCAAGAGCTACTTTAAATCGTTTCTTTTCTTCTTTAAGCCTTTGTTTGAGAAAAGTTTTATATTCATTTTTGTTAAACCAGCTCATTGATTGAAGCTTCTTTATAAAAGTTAGAAAGGATAAGAGTTATAATGAAAGGTTCTCCTTTGCTCAATTCAATGTCATATTCAATGCCATTATTATCTTCTTCCCAAATAATATGAAGCTCATCGTTAAACACAACTGTTTCAATATTTTTAATGAGCAGCATATTTTTTACCTTTTGAGTAAGGTCAAACATTGATCCGTCAAATTCAATGATTTTTCCTCCCATAAAGGAATCTTTAATAATATCTTCATCCCCGTGAGATACATGAAGATAAGATGGAATTGAAACTGCAAAATTACTCATAAAAATATTATGAGATAAATCTTATAACTTAAAGGTGTTTAAGAAATAAATGGAAGAGTTGCTGGGGTACGATCCCAGAATAGGAGAGTCAAAGTCTCCTGTGTTGCCAATTACACTACAACTCTATTTGTTGGAGGCTTCAATCGGTTATGCTCCGATGTTACCGGGTTACAAATCCGGGGTTTTACTGATTAAACTATAAAGCCGTTGGTACCTTGTATCGAAATCGAATCGATGACTTTTGAGTGGAAATCAAATGTTTTACCACTAAACTAACAAGGCATTGGCAAAACACATTCTTTATCTCTACCAATTGAGCTAGCATTCTCTTCTCAAGAATACCCGGGATTCGAACCCAGAACCGTTCATTTTTTAGATGACTAAGAATAATTGCTGTTTGTGTCTTTTTTATGAGAAGACTTAGAGATATTAGTTTCATCCTTCCGGATTACTTGTGTTCATTACCACGTAAAGGTTTCTCTATCAATGAACTCGGGTGCCAGAGGGTCGAACTCTGTTAATCATGCTCCCAAAGCATGCCCATAACCGTCCTGGCCACACCCGTTATACCGGTATTGTATGTCAGCTTCCTCAGAAGTACCGGGCTCCTATAGCTTCGTTAATCAGCTAAACGATTATTTCTTAACCCATCGTTCTAATGGTAATCAGTTCCAGCTCATTCTCTAACCACTAAACTGATAAGTCGTTGGTTAGGTAATTCTTTGTGACTAGCAAAGAAACACTATGTTCGATCTACAATTTTACTCATCACTATCGAGTCAACGGACTAATAGGCTAAGAGTGGGATCTTCGTATTTTTAATATGTCTATTTATGCGATTTTCGGAAAACCGTCCTATTTCCAAGGATAGACTTTAATTCAACAGGCAATCATGTTTCCATGGGAAATTCAACCATTGAATCTTATAAGATTTTATCTTTAAAGATGTAAGACTTAGCCAAAGTATTATCTTTGTTGCCCGGAATAAACCACGTGGAGGTGTCTTACTTTATTCCTAGTCGTACTGGGAATCGAACCCAGAACCTCTCGCTTATAAGGCAAGTGCTCTCACCAATGTGAGCTATACGACAATTTTGGTTCATTGGGAGGGATTCGAACCCTCGAAATCTAAAGATGCCAAATTAAAAGTCTGGTGGTTTTAACCTCTTACCTACCAATGAATTAAAATTTATTAACTAGACACAATTACATAATTCAGTTATGGAATGAATATTTCTATTGCTGTGAGTGTCTAAAAAGTTTTTATAACTAATTTAATTATTATTTTATTCTTATTTTCAGATGGTGCCTGCAAAAAGCCTTCTTCGAATTGACATTAAATCTTTTCCAAGATTATTTTCTCCAATCCCATTACAAACTCCAAAATAAGTATCTCCCCAGGTATTTTCTTCAATAAGAATTGATTCTCCTGTTCTCATTAATAGAGTTTTAAATGGTTCTTGCTTGAATTTTTCTTCACAAACTGCATACATAACCATATTTTTAATTCTATCCCAATCTTTTCGAAGGGGAACAGTTTGACCTAATTTCCTAGCTTCTTTCGGAGACAATCCAATAAATTGGGCACGAATACCAAGATCTTCAGTCTTAAGAGCTTGATAAGCAGCTTCAGTAGAATTAAAAACCATTCCTTCCGCTATTATTTTAACTTCGGCAAAATTAGAAAGAAATTTAAAAATGCCTCTAAAATCAGCAATTATACGAGGATAAGAAAAGAAATATCCATTTGTTCCTTTAAAATTATTGGAATCAACAATATCCCAATATTTGTTATCATTAAAATTATAAACAAAAGCTTTTCCAAACAAAATTGGAGGAGGCTGATGAGAAATATTAGGCCTCCAAGCTTCCTGAAGAGTGACAGAATCAGCCCTATCTCTATAATAATAAGAAACAGAATTATCCTTTAAATCGGAAGGAATCCATGAACCAGCGGCAAGTTTATGCGGACTTAACCTATGAATATTCCCATTTTTAATTAAAAGTTCTGGACAATCATTATAATGGCATAAAACATTTGATAAGAATTCCATATGATCAGAAGTTCTCATATCAAATAGAAACAATTCTAACCAAACTTCTTTAAGACTATCATAGATAAAAAGTTGAGTAGGATAATTCATTTTCTTTTAATTAAAATTCGTTCTTCTTTAGATATAGGATTAATTTGGCAACTTTTTATTTCAAATCGTTCTTTAAAAGCTTTTTGGTTAATATTCAAAATATAAAAATTCCTTATATCTAATCTATATTTTTGATAAATCTTGATTGTTTTTAATGAATATAATGTAGCGTAATTAGCTGACAAAGTGCAAAGACCATCAAATGATTGGCAAGAATAAAAATTAAAACCATCAAATATAATATACTTCTTTTTTAGAAGAGCAGCATGAATAACATTCCACCATTTAATTAAATCAGGATATTTTTCAATTAAAGTTTCCTTTAACCGGCAATAAAATTTATAACCTTGTTGTGCCCTTTTACCCTCAAAAGCCAATTTTCTTTTATATTCTTTAATTCTTTTATTGAGAATTTTAACTCGAAGGTTATTAAATCTAAAATGGAAAGAATCAATTAAAAGAACTGTTTCAGTATCAACCAACGATAAAATACTTTTTCCAGGAAAAGCTTCCTTAAATCGGAGCCAATGATAAATGTAATATTCAACAAGCTTCTCAGGGTTTTCTTTAAGATGATCTTCTATACTCTTTCCTAAAGGCTTAATAAGAGTTTTATATAACTCAACTTGAGAAATCTTGTTCATAATTAAAAATAAAAAAGTTAAGAGAGGGAGATTTAGTTGCTAAAGCCTCCAATAAGAGCCTGATACTCATTTTACCGGTCAACTTTACACATCCTAATCTCTTATAAGAAACCATTAATTTAGGCAAAGTAATCAGTATACCTGCACTAAATGTATTCCTTAATAACAATCCTCAGTCTAGTAAAGGAGCTACCTTTATACTACTATTGGTCTAAACTTTTATTTGTCTTTCACTTAAAAACTATTAGATGTTCATTAATTTATTATACACCTTGAAACCAATAGGTGTTTTGCGATAAATCATCCACAGTAGAGTTTGATTCAAGCTAGGATAAGTTTTCAATAACTGAACTACTTCATGGGCATCTTCATAAATATTGATTTCTTTTAACCTTTTTTGACATTCTTTATAAGGAAGAACTACGAATTGTTCAAATTTTTTACAAACCTCAATCATATTAGGTTTAATATATTCTGCGATCTCATAGTCAAATTGTTTTTCTACAAACTCATAAAACTGCTTTTGAACTTGTTCAGCTTCAAAAGTTTCCGGATTGAGATAACCATGTTCATACATCGCTTCAGCTACTTTGAGTATAGAACTTAAGGTAGATTTCATCCGATGCAAAGTACAATACCAATCTGATTTTATCTTTTTAAGAAGCTGTCCATTATTAAAATAAACAACAACTCCTTCAGCCGAAGTCCAGGATTTAATCTTTTCATTTAAATCAATGTAAGATTTAATATCCGGATATTCATATTGCCTTGGCCGTTTAAATTTATATGTATGAGCAATCGAGTTTAATTCTTTCTGAGTGGCATAAGAGTAATCTTTATGATTAACCTTTCCAATCAGGAATAAATCAGGATTATCATACTTGAGAACAATCTGATTCGTTGGGGTTACCCATTCAAAAATCAAAGAAAAATCTGCAGTTTCGTAAGATTTAAAATATAATTCAATCTTGTACTGTTCCAATAAAGGATTAAGTTCGGAAGCATTTTTCTGTTGATATGCAGAAATAGTACCTCTGGTTCGAACAATAAGTTTTCCTTTATATTTTGAAACAATCAGACATGAACCATCTAACTTTTCGGTTAGAACAAAATCTTTATCATAGTATGGTGCAACTGGTTCAAAAGCTGGCTGTTCATTAAAATTCATGAACTTTCTAAATCCCAATGAAACTGGGAATCCATCAGAAACCCGCCAAATAGAAGAACGATAAATCTTATTTAAATCAGTAAATTTGGCAGAAATCAAAGGCGTAATCAGAACACAAAGGTCTCCAGCAATTTCTACTTCTTTAAAAGAAAATTCTTCTTCGGATTCTTTAAACCACTGATACTTCATACTTCCAACTAATTATTCCATTTTTATGACAGACAGAAATTACTTCAATTTTAAATGAACAAGTATAAGTTATTTTAGTATTATCTTTAGATGACTCAACTGACAAATGAGAAATCAAATCTTTATGAGGCATATCAAGAGAAACATAACTATTATCTCTTATATCAACAGCCTCCCAATGAACCCGGAATTCATTCCAATAAAGAAGGAACATAATTAGAATCCAGCTGGAACGCAGCCATTCTTAACCTGGAGGCTGCCGCCGGGAGTTTTAGTAATAGTAAATGTTCCAGAACGAGAAGGACATTTATAAATTACATAGGCCTCATTTTCAGAAGAAGAAATTGCAAGAGGCTGAGAAAGCTCATTTTCTCGAGGAATAGCCAAACCGATTGCATTACCAGTCTTGGTGTCCTTAGCTTCCCAACGATTTGATGAACGATTCCAATGTACGATAATCATAATTTTAATTTCTAATTGTTAAATGTTATACTTTTATATTATTAAAACTCTTAATTTTTAGAGGTGTTCTTTACTTTTTCTAAATAAGCCTCAATTTTCAAAACTTCTTTATATGAAAATGATTTATCTTTACACTTAGGGCAAATATGTGTTAATACATCTGGAACAGTAATAACTTGGCCTTTTTTGTTGGTGAAAACAAAATCTTCAATAACTTTTTGATAATATGCTTTATCACAATTAAAGCATAGAATCTTCTCGTCTGGGACAATATTGCTCATAATATGTCATTGAAAGTTCATTAAGACAAATACATTTACAATTTTTAAAATCAAAACTTTCATCTACATGATAATGTCCAAAGAACCAGAATTTTGGTTGGTAAATATCAAAGATCTTATTAATTATTAGCTGTTCTTCTTGAAGGTCATTACGCAAGTCAGCATCCTGCAAATACCAATAATCGAGGCGATTATTAGAACACTTAGGAGGTAAGGGACCGCAATGGCTAAGAATACCATGAAGTCCTTTATTTTTAATAATATCTTTTTCAAGTTCATTATATTTGGGAAAACTAATATTTTCATCAGCCCAGTAAGATCTTTCTATATCTCTAAAACATCTATCAATAGATGTCCCTCCTCCTATACACATGAAAAGATCATCATTTAATAGAAGCAGTTGATGATCTTTCAAATGAATAATATTCTCATATTCTTCATCAATTAAATCATCTTTCCAATGAGAAGGGTTGTCATGATTTCCTCGAAGCAAATAAGCTTTACAATTAAGCTTTTTTAATTCATCATTAAGCCAGCCATAGTCAAAAGCATAATTATTATCATTAAAACCTACTCCAATATCTCCAAGAAGAATCAAATGGGCATCAGCGATATTAAGATCTTTTATCTTTTCAACCAGCTGAAACTTTTTACCATGAATATCTCCAATGAGATAAATGTCACCTTCAATCTCAAGCATATTCAAAATCAGGTTTAATTGTGCAAGTATTAAATCTATTCTTCATCCTTTGCATGGTTTCTTTTGGAATATCATGAATAGACCCATACTGAGTTGTCATCTTAATTACAAATACTTTTACATTATATTGCTTGGCTGCTAGAAAATAAGCTTTAAACTCTTTATCTGCAAGAAAAGTATTAGAACAAATACAGCTATGACCAGCTTTCAACCTAGAAAATGTCCTAGCTTGGCAAAAAATATGGGCGCTATGAAGATATTTTGGATTAAAATTATAATTTCCATCTTTATCTTCAAAATATTGGTCCGCTTCAAAATAAGGAATATTAAACTGACTCGAAACCTCCTTCGCCAAAGTCGTTTTGCCAGAACCCGGTAATCCCTGAATGATTATCAGACAAGGTGCCTTCGTTGTCAGGATCATCTTTAAAATGTTCTTCAGCTTTTCGTTTTGCATGGAGTTGTAAGTCATTATATTTTTCTTTTTTCCTTAAAATATCAAGGCACTCTTCCAAAGTAAAATAAATTCGATTCTTTAACTTCAACGCATTGTCAACTCCACAATCAAAAATTTTGCCAAATGAAGAATCATCTGCATTTAAATGAGGACTGCCCCCATGACAGTGCCCGCAAAGAACTCCCAAAGCGGCATGATCCCAATCCATAATTGGAAAATGAGAAAGCCAGACATAACATTTCTTGGAAATTCTCAATGGAATATTAGAACCTAAAAGGGCAAGATTTTCATATTCATTATTACTGGTACCGCCAAAAATAGTATTCAATCCGGAACAGTGGTTACCAGTTAATGTATAAATCTTTTTAAATGGAAAAGTAGAAAATATTTTAATAATATCCGCAGAAGCATCATTAAAGATATTATCTCCTAGAGAAATCAAATAAGAATCTTTATTATTGATGGCAAGATTATATAATTGGTCCAGACAATAATCAGTGTATTCAGCACAAGAGTTAAATCCTCTTGCCCCGTAAAGAAATTCTTTGTCATGATTCAAATGAAGATCAGAAACAATAAAAATATTCTTATCATTCAATTCTTTAATCAACGGGCCAATGATATTATGTCTCAGAATCATATTTTTTATTTTCTTCTTCTAGCTGTCTTTTGATAACTGGATCGCCTAGCCAGTATATAAAATATTCTTTATCATCCTGAGATTGAATCCAAAGATACTCAAGGCTCTGTCCTACCACAGTGTTGATTTTTAAGGAATCTTTCATGCTGTAAGACTTAATGTGTTGATGTTACCATCAAGACAATGGGTGAAGCCCCACCCTCTACACCTTGGTCGGAGACCGACATCGGGTGCTTCTTTTCTATATCGATTTTAATTGGATTAAACATTGATTTGTGAGGTGAGAATGTTTTGCCGAGACCTCTACGCAGTATGTTAGCGGCACCATTGATGTCGGCGTTTAACATGCATCCAACAGAGCTTACAAACAACCCACGTTTCTTTCTCTTACCCATATATTCATCATAGTGACAAATATCCTCGTCGTCAAGGAATGAGCATTTGGAGGTGTGAGACTCATTGTGAGTTTCCACATTGATACCGGCTTCACTTGCTTTGTAAGACAACATCCAAATGAGTTGAGAATGTGGAATGCTCACAAAGTTCTGATTGTTTCGTTTACCAATGTTTACTTCCTGCTTCCATCCATCATTATGACCGATAAAGCAGTTTCCGATTTTGTTTTCTACCATCAAATCAACCACTGAACGACTAGCCTTGTGCATATAATCTTTTGTTTTGTTATTGCGCTTTCTAGTAAGTCTCCTGAGTTTCTTTGATGTATTCATATCTCTCTCAGCCAACTTAGATACAATTTCAGCGTAAGTCTTGTTATAATATTGGTTGATGCTCTTTAATGGTCTGCCATTAACAAGGTGGGATATAGACCCCTCGTTTGAAGTTACAGCCATTAAGTTATCAATACCAATATCTATCCCTACTGCTTTGTTGTAGTCTAAGTCAACCGGAGAAATCTTTGTTTTGTAGAAGATTTGTATCTCTATACATCCTTGCTTTGGCACAAGACGAAGCTCTTGCAAGGAGGTGAGCTTCGTTTTAATTGGAAGCTTAAAGTCCTTGCGAATGTTTATCGTTCCGTCTTTCTGGATTTTCGCGTCATTATAAGAGAAGGCAACGGAAAATAACTTATCGCCATTTGCTTCTTTCTTATACCTGGGCATCCTTGGTTTCCCAGTGAATTTCTGTGGATTCTTCTTGTATGAGTTAAGAGACCTGAACCAAGTAGAGAATGATTCGGCACACTTCTTCACAGTTTGTGCTGCTTCGTTATCCTTTAACAACGATCTAAAATCTTTGTCGTTTAACTTCCTCATTCTGGTGATTAGGTCAAACACAGAGATAAATTTCTCTTTCCTGATTATGTCTGTGTATTCAGGAATGTTCTCGTGTTTGCCACTAAACGCTTGGCGGAGAATGTATAACGTTCTATTGTAAAGAGATGTATTCAGAGAGCATTCTTGCACAGCCCAACCATAGAAGGATGTCCCTTCTTTTATCTGGTGCGTTTCAACTCTGATTGCCTCTTCTTGCATTCGCTGTTGTATATATTATACCATAGGTTTATCAGAAATCAACACTGTGGTAGGACAGAGCCTAAATGTATCTTAACCGTCTCTGTATTCATGAACACCCATTCTCCACTCGGGATTTTCAATAAAATCTAAAACGTTATCTAAATCTGCATAAAAATCATTATCAAAAATGATTTCATCATCATATCCATCAGAATATATTGGACGTTGAATATAGAATTTTTCATTCGAATAATTTAAATTAAGAATATATCCAGACCTAAGTTCTAGACGTCGAATAATTTCTTTATAAGTTTCATTCTCTTGAACCTCGGCATAAGAAATATATCTGTCATAATCTTCCTGATTCTGCCAAAAAGCCGGAATACCTGATAAAACTAAAGCAAGTTTGTTATCTGGGCTAACATCCCCAGTTTCATCAATCCACCAGTCAAAATCAATATTGACAACCTTATCTTTATCGGCTTTGGAACGAGCCCAACCTTTAAAAGATATTCTTTCAGACTTAATAGGGCAAGTATAAGAATGAACAGAAGATGAATTAGTTTCAAATACTCCAGAACGAGTTACAATTTTCATAATTTAGCAAGAATAATATTCCGTTCTAATAATCATGGACCGATCAAGAAGGAATAGTTTAATAAGATTTTTTAAATTGGTATAAGTTGTACAATGTTTATCAAATAATTCAGGAAAGATAAATGGATTTTCTCCATAACAACCATTATTGATAGGAATCCACCCTAGTATTTCAGTAGGATTTTCTGGTTCTTTGAACATTTCACCTAGTTCAAATCCATTATCACCGTATTCCTGTTGATAAATTTCTTTAATATCTTTTTGGAATTGAATAAAATCAGAATGATTAATCAATTTATCATAATTTAAACAAAATGATACATCAACTTCATAGTAATCACTGAAATCATTAGTACTCCATTTGTCTAATTTATTTTGATCATGTTTATTATAAATACAATCTTGATAAAAAGGATAATAAGACTGGCAAAGAGCTAAAAACTTATCAGAAAATGTCCATATTCCTTCAAATTCAGAATAATTAAATTGAATTTCTTTATCTAAAGAACTGACTTTTCCAAAGAAAAATTCCCAGCCCGGAACTCTTCCTACTTGACATGTATGAGAAAGAACATGTTCTGAAGAACTATTCGTTTCAAATACACAATTACGAATTACTTGTTTCATTTTAACTTATTCTGAACCAGGCTTTATAACCAGGATAATTCTGAAGGCGCTTAGAAATAGTTGTAGTATCGCATTCAAAAATATTTGCAACTTCAGCTTGAGAAAAACCCATGTAATTCAAAGTTGCTGCAACTTCAACCATACGAGGTGTAACAACTACTTTACTTTTACGTCCTCCGTCAAGTAGTTTATTTGTTCGATTATTAACAGAACTAATTTCTACTTTAGTTTTACCTTTAAGCATATTAGCCTGATTTTTATTAAATCGAAATATATTTGTAACTACTTCAACAGGAAGTATTTCAGAAAAATTCTTAGCAGCTTGGATGTCTTCTTTATAAATTCTAGCCATTTTATAAATTAATTTATATTCAATTTAATTGAAATTAATATCTTAAGATTAAAAGGTGCTTAAATTAATTCCAGTTATTATCATTATCAATCATAATTACATAATGATGTCTTAAGAAATCGACATAATCAATCCCTTCTCTATCCAATAAATTACTTGATTGATGATCAATTGTAGAAGGTTCAAAAGATTCTTTAATATATATTTCAAAATTATTGCCAAAAGCATTATGAACTACTTCAGAAAAATGTTCTATTGAATACTCATTGACTATAAAATAAACATATAGATAATTTAATTTTTGTTGAAGTGATTTAATATCATTGCCTACCCATCCGTAAGATCGAGGATATATGTACAATTTCTCATCTTTTAATAGTTTATTAAATTCTTCGTCAACAGAAATATTTTGATTATCTTGTGCCAAAGATAGCGTATGGCATGAAGATGAATTTGTTTCAAATATATTTTTTCTAATTTTCTTTTTCATTGTAAATTACTTTAAGAGGATCTACATGATTAACTTTTACAATTCTCCATTTGGAACCATCCCAAAAATAATGGTAATCATCAAAATATTCTCCAAGATATTTCATATAAACATCTTCCATTGAAGCATGCTCATGAGCCTTGATATTATTCCATTCTTCACCTGGACGATTACAATAAAACCTTGAAGCATTTTTATCGTCAGTCTCTTCACCTTTATAAGGAGAATCATAATTTTTATCCCAAATGGCAAGACCGACGGGTTGATTCAAAAAAGAAACATCACCATGGTTTACAATCCAGTCAGCCAGCTCCTGACTATTAAAATATGTTCTAAGCTGATTAAAAAGCCAGTCCGGATAACCGTCAGAATGATTATAAACAGAACGATAAATTCCATCCGTTCCCAATACTGTAATACAAGCAGAAGTAGACATTTTAGTTTTTAATTTTGTTAAAGATTTCTTCAATAGACTTATAATCATTTAAGTTATATCGATCAACCGATGTAGAATTTTTTGCAAATTCTTCCTTTACCAGATCAATATACATAGTAAAACTGCCGTCATCGCCCATATAATGGGCTTTCCAATCTTCTGGAGAAACATACTTTTTAATATTAAGTTGTTCAAGTGCAAGATTATCAAATGATAGAACCTTAAAAGACTCTAAATATTCTGGTATTTTTGCTTCAAGTTCGGCAATCTTTTTACGAATAGTCGCACCATGACAATTAATAAAATCTTTTCCCCGTCGAATTGATTTATATCCAAGAATAAGAACCTTTAATTCTTTTGAGACCAAAGGTTCAAGATTATGAATACCGGCAATAGTATGAATTACTGCATTTTCAGGAATATAAAGAGATTTAATTACTTTCTTGAGGTAATCAACAGAACCATTATAAGAAATACCTACGCCATAAACAAGCTTTTCCTTTTGCCATTGGCGAACTTTATTAAGGTTTTCTTCAATTTCAATATGATGCTGGTTAACTGTAATATTTGAAATTACTCCAAGATCTTTTAAACGAATAAGAAATTCTTCAAAATCAGGATGTTCAAAAATATTGCCTCCACCGATAGCAATTTCCTGTCCTGGATGAAGCATAGACAAAATTGGATGATTGATATTTCCATGAAGTCCGTCGACTACTGAATTTTCATGACAGAAAGCGCAACCCATATCGCATTTGTTAGTGATTTTGCAATCAATATTCTCTGGGAATTGCGCAATAAATTCATCATCTTCAGTAGTTCTGACCTTAGTACCATCTGAATAAATTTTTACATCATAATTTCCGTTCTGATACAAGTGAAGAAGGGGAGGTTCTGGAATTTTATAAATCTTCATTATATTCTTTGAGTAAATGAAATCATTGAAATTAACCGAGCTTAAGCAATAGGTTTTTTGAGACGAATTCTTAAACATGATTAACATCATCGATATTGGTATTATCTTAATAATACCTTTACTCTCAACTCCTGAAGGTGTTTAGACATATAATTTAAATTAATTTTTATAAATTATTTTTATAAACTTAGAGGATAATAAGGATAAAAATTAAAGAGTTCATAAAAATAATTTTAGAAGATTTATAATAAAAAATCCCGAATCTCTTAACGAAATCCGGGATTCATATAATCACTGAAACAGAAAATCTTAAGAAATAGGAACTCCTAATTGAACCCAGGTATCGTTAACCCCGATAAAAACTTTACCGTCAGTTTGGAATATCAGGCCGCCATTAACGACTGTAACAGCAGATGCGTTTGCAACTTGCTGGCTAGTATTACATATCTGAACTTTATTAGATGTAGAAGTTATAGACTGATCTGTCTTAAGGGCATATTTATTATCTGACTCAGTTTTTGTATAAGCAGTAGTCAGCAAAGCAAATTTACCATCACATTCAGTTTTTGTGTAGGTTGTAGCTTGCGGTGCAGCTGCATCTGCAGTGGTTTTAATAGCGGTTACCTCAGTCTTAGTTGCATATTTATTATCCGACTCGGTCTTAGTATAAACATCTGCTGAATTAGCTTTAGAACTTAGACTTGTATCAACTTCAGTTTTTGTATAGGTAGTAGATTTGGGAGCATATTTATTATCGCATTCAGTCTTAGTATAAGTTGTGGACTGAGGAGCAGCAGCGTCTGCAGTCGCCTTTACTGCATTTAAAGATGTAATAGTAGCATAGGTTGTTGGAATATTCTGCTCTGCAATTTTAGCATCAATTTGGCTATTAACCCATGCTGTTTGAGTAAACTTATTATCGCATTCAGTCTTGGTATAAGTTGTGGACTGAGGAGCAGCCGCATTGGCGGTTGTTTCAACAGTCGTTAAAGCAGCCTTGGTGGCATAAGTTCCAGAAAGATTAAGAGCAGTAATCTTTTTATCAATTTCTGTATCAACTCCATCCATAGTAAGAAGAGGCTGACCATTGGAAAGTAAAGTACCCTTTAAATCAATTGTACCTGGAGTACTAAGATCAACAACTAACGTATTGTTTAAATCTTTAATATCTTTTGTACTAAGGCCATTAGGAAAAATATCCTCGGAAGAACCAATCTTATGAAGACGAACTTCATATCCGTCCGGGACAGTCACAATCTTAGTTCTATTTGCCGTTACATCAAAATACCCGTCTGTGCTATTCATAAAGATATTTATTAATACGCCAGACGGAATCCTAAATACAAAACATAATGAAACGAATTAATTTATCGTTATTCAATAATATTTTGAATATGTGCAAAGTCTTGCACTGGAGTACTCATTCCTATTCTAAGCACATGGCTTTGGACCAGGCTTATGATGCTTTTAAAGATTCTTTTGATGAATATGTAGAATGTGCCCTTGGAATTTATGGAAGGGAATCTGCGATTACTACAACCATTAATAACAAGATTGTTCCTGAAGATATTATGATTTCTTTTGTGGAAGATGAATTTGTAAACTTTAATAATGAAGTTGCAAAGATTACCGGAGAATTTACGCAGCTTCAATCAATTTTTGATGATATTAAAGCTGCCGAATCCCAGCTTGTATATCGTTTAAGAATGGGCGCTTAAAATTAAAAAACTCACCAGAACTTAATCTGGTGAGTTTTTTATTAAATCTTCATCATGATAATCGATTTGACATATTCAGAAGCTGCTTTAAGCTTATCTAATGCCATATCAATGTCAAACCGTTCTCCAATAACCATTTTGCTATTAGCTATCTTCGCCCCAATAACTCGAATAAGGCTTTCTATATCTTTAGCAATATGCTTATATTCTTCCTTAGTAATTTCTTTTCTCATGGTAAAGTCTCTGAACTTAATAAGTTTTTAATTTAACCCAAGTTTTATTATCTTGAATATCTTGAATTGTTTGTTGCACTTCAGAAAAATCTTTTAGGGTTAAGGCAGCTCTGACATTGGTGCGAGGCATGGTTGCGAATAATCTATAGAATGAGCGATTATTAAACCTGTTTTTATAAGCATAAATGATTGCCGAAGTCTCATTTGTACATTCGGCTTTCCAGCAAATTGAGATATTGTAAAAAATATGAAGAAAGAAATTATCCATTTTAACTCAATGCGTCCAAATGAATTTTCTTCATCAGGGACTGAATATTTTTTACCCAGTAACGATTTCCGGCTGCATCCCAGCTTGGAGCATACCGTTTTTGAATTTTATTAATATCAATCAAACCCTTTTCATGATATTTCTCTCGAAGCAACTTACCCATATATATAAGGCACTCGTCCACAGATTCAAATGACCTGTAAGCATTTTTAGAGCCTTTAATACCGCCCAAATTATTCTTGCTTCTTGCTAATTTGCTTTTTCCATATCCAGATTCAAGAGCGATAAGGGCACAAAAGAAATGAGGCGAAATAGAATTAGCTTCCGCAATCTGAACCATTAATTCTCCTTTGCCTTCAAGAACTCCTCCCTTAAACTTCTCATTGACGACATTTACATCAATCTTAGAAATGACTGAAGTGTCCTTGAGATCAGGAGCATCATCTTTAGTAATTTTGGACTCATATCTCTTAATTTCAGACTTAAGGACAGAAACTTCCGACTCTAAAGTAAGTAAGTCTTTTTGTTTAATTTCCAGCTCTTTTTTAGCTTTTGAGATTTTATTAATTTGTTTATCTCGTTGAGCAAGGGTAGATTTATTAGAAAGAAGAAGATTTTTAAGATTATTAATTTCTTTCTTATATTGTTCTTCTTTCGTTTTAAGTTCAAGTTTAGTTTCCAAAACTTGAGCCTGAAGCGAACCTGTTGTTTGATTATGATAAGCAAATCCAGATACGATGGAAAAGCTGAGTATAAAGACAACAGCCGTCTTTTTTAATGATTGTGTAGTCATAATACGATTGTCCAGAAGCTATACGATAGCAAACTGGATAATATGAGGATAAATGACCGAATCCTCAAAGGTTTTTACTATTTATCTGAATTCAAAATAAGCACAATATTACCATGTGAATCAATCAAATAAATCTTTTTAATATCATTGTTATAGATTTGATTTTTAAACTCAATAAGAGGAATTAAACCAAAAACATTTTCCAAAATATTAAAGCATTCGGCATCTGACATTGTACCCAGACATTCCCAACTATAAGTTTCACTACACCGGCGGTGAAGGAAATTTCTAATTTGATTGATATGTTTTTTTGAAGTAAAATAACGATAATCCATATTTATATTATAAAAATAGCCTTTATATTTGTAAGTGCTTAGAAATTAAATCTTTAATTTGTTGATTGTTCTTTTTCCAATCATTTTCCCAAACTTCAATTAATTTGATACCATTTTCTTTACAAGCTTTTCGTTTATTCTTGTGATAACCTGGTTCTTTCTCTTCGTGAAATTGATGCCAATATTCACCATTATATTCAAAAGCTAATTTAAGTTCGGGAAGATAAATGTCCAATTCTTTTCCGCCAATAAATTTTCGAGTATTTTCTAAAATCTTGCCAGAATAAAGAGATTTAATATATTGGCAAAGCTCTTTTTCACCCTTAGAACGTTGTATCGCAATGGCACAATTAGGGCAACCTCTTCCGCTTAAATGAGCATAAGGAGCTTGTTTAAAAATATAATTACATTTATTACATTTAATTATAATTTTCTTATGAGAATGATTATAAGCAGATAACGAATAATCATACCTATCTTTATCATGTACTTTTTCAGCTTTTTTAATAAAAGCTTGTAAAGTAGATATACGATTTAAATTTCGACATTTAATGCATCCAACACCTTTAAGATGCTGTTTAGGTGTTTGTTTAAAAATATGGCCGCACTTATTACATTTAATAGTAACTTTTATAAGATAACCCTTATAAAGGGTTGAAGAATAATCAAATCGATTTTTTCCATGAATTTCTTCTGCCTTTTTAATAAATTCATCTATTGATAAATGCTGACGTTCCTTTCCACATTCTGGACAACCTGCACCGTTTAAATGATTTCCAGCTTTTTGCTCAAATATACTATCATGATAAAGACATTTGATTTTAACATTAGTATCATTATTAATATAGTTGACAAAAGAATAATCATAAATTCCTTTGCCATGAACAGATTCAGCTTTTTGTATAAATTCTTGAAGAGTTAATCTCGATTTTTCTGCATTTTTTGTTACTGCACATTTTGGACAGCCATGTCCATACCAATGCATATATGCAGCTTGTTCAAAGGTATGACCACATTTATTACATTTTATTATAAGCTTGGCTTTAGAACCCTGGTAAACTGATAGAGAATAGTCATACCTATCAGGACCATGCTTTTTTATGGCTTTTTCAATAAACTTTTCAGTTGTAAACTTTACCATAAATAAAAAATCGCATATATGCCATTATTTGACATATATGCGATTTTTGCTTAAAAATTAAAGAGTCACAATAAACCGGCTAATTGAGCCTGGAGCCGTAGACACCGAATATCCCAAACGTAGGACCAAAGCCAGCATGGCAGCTCGAGAGATCTTATTCTTTCGACCAACACTGCCGCAAAGCTGGGCAATATTAGTTCCTTGAATTATAGTGGGTCCTCCCAGAAAAACTGGAGACAGAGTACCGTCTTCCCTGTTAACGGAATGATTCTGAATATTTCGTTCAATAGCTTCCCGAGTCTTGGAAATGTTGGCAGGACTGCACATTTCATCAATTATTCCTTGATTAGAAGCTTCAACATTAACCGGAGTACGATCCTTGGAACATTCCTTAACGTCAATGCCCTCAACCTCTACATCAGGAGAAGTATAAGCTTCCTTAATTTCATTAAGGACTTTATATTTGCTTACCCGGCACTTTTGACATTCACAATCAGTAGGAACTGAAACAACATCTTGAGGATTAACTTCTACAGCAACTACGCGCCTTCCAAAACCCTTAGCATAATCATAAGATCCAACATGCAATCCGGCACTACACCAGTTATTTCGATTTGCATCAACATCTGCAACTACTACTTCAATGACATCGCCGGGATTATTTCGAATTTGGTAATGCCCGTTTACTTTACCTTGAAGCACTCTGGTTTCGGCATTACCATGAAGCGAATACATATCTTCTCCAACACCCTTATAGGCAATAAAGGTACCTTCGGAAGTAATAGGCAATTCCTGATAAGAAAGGAAGTCATAAAGCTCTTCTCTAGAAGTTTCGGAAGGATTAGCCATCAAGTTATCAATAAACTTAAAGTAATGGATAAAATCAGTACAACCAGACTTCCAAAGAGAAATAAGCTTTTTTTGAAGACATTTGGGAAGAATCTGAGTCTTATAAGAAGCAATAGTAGTAATTACACCATTTTCATCTCGTTCAACAAATTGGAGATTATCGTAATCTTTAATTGTTTCAGAAACGGAATTAATGATATAAGAAGTGGTATTTTCCTTAAGAAGCCTGAGAAGAGTTTTTTCATCATTGGCCATTACCGCATCGACAATATCAGTATAGCGAACATCATCGGGAGTAATCTTAACTGCTCGACCATCAACAAAGAAGGTCCAGCCTGAGGCATTCATAATATATGGAATAGAATTCATATTTTGTTTAATTAATATAGTTTATAGTTGAGTTTTTTGAGAATTCGCTTAAAGGTTAATTTAACTTTATCTTTTGTTTGAAATCCTGCACCATTTAAAACCGCTTGTATTTTTTCTTTTACAGAAGAAGTCATAATATTGGTTGAAATATTATCCAAACAAACTGATGACATAGTATAAAAGAAATTCAATATTTCTTTATCTGAAAGCTTTTTAATTTCAGCATCAAACTCTCTTTGAATATTATAACATTGATTTGCTAAAATTGAAAGATCAAATATATCCATTATGAATCGGTTAAATCCTCCTCTATAAAGATTAATTTCATATCTTGTAGAGATAACCGGATAATCAGGAGTCGATGCAGAAATTTTTGGAGCTGTATATCCTGTTACAGATTTAAAATCAATATCATAAATCCTGCAGATATTAATGATTTGATCTGGAAGATAAACGAGTTTATGCTTTTTACAATATTCAATATAGGTTTCTTTCCATTTAATTTCCATAGCTGAAATGCACCCGAGAGAAACAAATTTATCGTAATGGTTTTTATAAAGCTTTGCTATTCGTTTAATGCCAAAATCTGTACAAAGATGAGACTGATAAAGCTGCGTCGGACTATTATAATTAACGAAATTTGTACAAAAGGCCAGATAAGAATTAAGGTAGTTATCATTATTCATGAGCATTGAAGGATAAAATACTAACGTATTTTTGTATTCTTTCTCATCAATAATTTCACCGGTATAATAATCCCGGAGAACTACCGCTTCACCATCTGAAGACTTTATTCTTTTAGGCCTGACATATGTTGAATGCTTAACAATATCAGAATAATTAAACCAATCGATATTTTGCCTAAAGCACGGCTTGTCGTTAAAAGTAAAGGCCGTCCTTAAATTAAGGAAATTTGCTTTTTCTTCTTCATCTTTAACAAAACAAAAAATATGAGTTCTTCGAAGATCAAAGACTTCTGCTCGATAATCATTCCCCCTAAGGTGAACAAGATAATTATAAAGGGCATTAATTATTTCACCATAAGGAAGCTTGATAGGATCTTTATCTTGAACGATAAAGATTATTTCACCGTCAAACTTCTTAATTGTCGGATTTGAATAAAGGCTTTTCGTTTTAAGATTAATATTAGTAATATTGCCTGAACCTACATAATAATTTTTTGCAACTGAGCAAACAGTATTCAAATAGCAATCCGGCCATTTAATAATTGAACTATTTCGATAAAATAAAGTACTTTTTGAGTTAGCTTTATTGATAATATCTGAACAAAGTAAATCACTGTCAATAAGTTTATCGACATAATCATTAATAGTCTTTTCATAATTTTTATTAATGATTTTAAATTTACCCTTAATCCAATCATTTGTGAAATTGTTTATTTCAATCGATTCTCTGGTGGGAGAAATCGGAATTTCACCGCATTTAAAAAATAAAAGAACGGTACAAGCATTTTTAATGATATTATATTCATTAAAGATTTCATTAGGAATATCAATCTTGTAAATGTTATCTCCATCATAAGCATAATAATTACAGCTCTTAAAAAATGAAGAATAAAAAGTATTAGAAGACCAGTTATTCGGAATCAGCAAAACTGTATCTTTAATATAAAGAACTCGGGATTTGTCAAGAAATTCTTTATCTCGATACTTTGCAAATCTTGGGGTTTTTTCGTAAGGGACATAATTTTCCCATTTATCCTCCGGTACGTCTTCAATGTCTATTTTTTCCGGATAACTCCTAAGTTCAATGACAGGTTCATCACTATTGAAGCCAAAAGTAATATACGCATCCTTGATTAAATCAAGGAACTTGTAATAATCATCAGAATTATTAAGAGGAATCTTTACCTCAATACCCGTATCATTCAAATCACAGGGTTCAGAATGAATCAAAGAAGCAATAGAATCATTACCATCAATGCTTGAAGAAAATGTATATTTTGTTCCTTCAAATCGAGAAATTACCAAATAAAGGCCTGTATATGCCGCAGGAGCCTTAGACCCGATTCCAAATCCTCCAATGGATGTATTTTCTTGATTCTTGGTAGATTCAAAATATTGAAAGAAAACTTGAAAAGTATCTTCTTTGCTAAGACCCCTGGCAAAATCACGAATAGAAAGTTCATTTTTTGTAAGATGAATAGAAACAGGCATTTTAATGCCATATTTTACATGTTCATCCAAAGCATTGCTTAACGTTTCAAAAAGTGTTGCCTTAAATTTGTCTGAATAGATCCTATCGCGCAAAATAGAAATTGCCATTCCTACGCGCTCGGCCGAGATAGACTGTTTGACCTGTTCGGCTATACCTCCGCAAATACTTTTATTCTCTTCAAAAACCTTCATGCTTAAATTACAATAACAAAATTACTATAATTTTTCTCTAATTTTCTGGAGGTGTTCAGATATTTCTTTTTTAATGGTTTCTGCATTAGTTTTCCATTGGCTGTCCCAAACTTCAATTAAAGTGATTCCGGCATCTTTACAAAGTTGCCTTTTATTTTCATGATAGCCAGGTTCTTTTTCTTCATGTATTTTATGCCAGTATTCGCCATTATATTCAAGGGCAAGTTTTAATTCAGGAAGATAAATATCCAATTCTTTTCGACCAATAAATTTTCTTGTATTTTCGAGAATTTCTCCAGGATAAATTGATTTGATAAAATCGCATAACTCCTTTTCACCCTTAGATTTCTTTTCATGAAGGGCACATTTTAAACATCCCCGCCCAGTTAAGTGATTATACGCCATTTGAGCAAATTTACCATGGACAGGACAAATAATAATCACATTTGTTTCTGCATTAATATAAATTGTTTTCGAATAATCGAATTTATGTCCATGCACTTTTTGAGCACGGTTAATAAATTCTTTTGTGGTTAAACGCTCCAATCCTACGCAACTTTTGCATCCATGCCCCCTTAAATGATTGATGGGATATTGCTGAAAAGGTCCATGAACAGGGCAAATAATAGGTACTTTTGCATGATTATTTTTATAGTTTACTTTAGAATAATCATATTTGTTCCCATGAACCTCTCTTGCTTTCTTTATAAACTTCTCAGTCGTTAAAGATTTTGCATCAACTGCACATTTAAAACATCCCTGACCTCGTAAATGGGCTCCGGCTCTTTGTTGGAAAGGTCCATGAACCGGGCAAATAACAGTTATAGAACTATAAGCATTTTTATAATTTACTTCAGAATAATCAAAAAAGTCTCCATGTATTTTTCTAGCCCTGTCAATAAAAATTTCAGTGGTTATTCTGTTGGGCATAATAGTTTTTATTCAAAAATAAAAAATCCTCAGATCAATTAAGACCTGAGGATTTTCGGTTATCATGATTACAAATCACTTTTCAGATTGTTCATCAACCAAAAATGTTTCTGTTGTTAGAATCAACCCTGCCGATGCAGCGGCGTTTTCAATTGCGCAACGACATACACTAAATGGATCAATAATTCCCGCTTCTAACATGTCTACTAACTTTTGCGTCTTAATATCAAACCCAATACTGCCTTTAGCTTTTGCGACCTTTTCGATGATAACATCCGGCCGTTCAACTCCGGCATTCTCAAGAAGAGTCTTAAGAGGAATGTCAAGAACCTTTCGCATCAGGTTAATACCAGCATTAAAAGATTCATCCCCTGTTTCAAACTTAATAGACTTATTCTCTTTAATCTTAGCAAGAACAGATCCTCCCCCTGGAATAACTCCGGATCGTAAAGCTGCTTGACAGGCACATACCGCATCATCTACCCGGTCCTTAATTTCATTTAATTCAGATTCAGAATTACCTCCGATATTAAGAACACATACTCCTTGGGCAAGCTTGGCAATTCGCTTATTAAGCACATCTTCTTCCCATGTGCCGGGACTGCAATTATCTCGTTCCTCCTTAAGCAAATCAATATGTTCTTTAAGCCTTTGAGGATTTCCTCCGCCTTTTAAGAAAGTTGTATATCGTTTATCACAAACAATCTTTTCACAGGTGGCAAAATCTTCCTCTCTAATAGAATTAAAATCACGTGAAAGAAGTTCAGTAAAATATGTACCTCCTAAAGTAATTTCAAGATCTTCCATTTCCCTCTTCATGCCGTCTCCATATCCTGGACACTTAATGGCACAAATGTTAATAATGCCTTTAATCTTATTAATGACAAGAGTTTGAAGAACTTCGGATTCAATATCCGGAGCGATAATAAACAAAGGCCTTCCGCGAAGTTCTTTAGTATTAAAGACTTTCTGAAGAATAGGCATAATTTGCTGATTATTTGTCAATTTAATTCCAGATAAAAGAATTAAGGGATTTTCAAGAATACATTCTTGTTTAGTCGTATTATTGACAAAATAAGAACTCATCCAGCCTCGAGGAACTCGTAAACCTGCAATAAACTGAGAAGAAGATTCATTGCTCCTGCTGTCATTAATAGTAATGGAACCATCCAAACCTACTTTTTCAACAGCTTCAGAAACAAGATGTGCAATTTCTTTATCCCAGTTGGTAGAAACTAAAGCAATTTGGTGAATCTGTTCTGGAGAACATTCCTGCTTAATATTTTCTTTAATATAGTTGGCAATTGTCTTTGCCGCTGAAATAACTCCGCGTTGAATTGAAATCGGATTATAACCTGTTTCAATCAGCTTCATGCCTTCAGATGCAATAGCCTCAGTGAGGATTGCGCTGGTACTGGTCCCATCACCAGCCTGGTGCGCTGATTGCTCGGATGCTTGACGAATAATATCTGCACCCATTTTTTCAAGTACATCAGGCGGATTTACATGGCGAGCTACTGTAACGCCGTCTTTTGTAATATATGTCGCATTACCCATTCGATATATTACATTTCTACCGCCAGGCCCGAGCGTCGAAGAAACTGCATTAGCAAGTTTCTTTACACCATTAAGCAGTTTCTTCCTGCCTTCATTTCCCATATAAATGTTTTGTTGAATCATGATTTACAATTATTATAGCATGTTTCTTTGATAAACTTTTTTAATTTTTCCTTATTCTTTCGCCACTGAGTATCTAAAATTTCTATTAATTTTATACCTTTTTTCTCACAATCTTTTTTCTTTTGAACATGATAGCCTGGATATTTTTCTTCCTTTAACTTATGATGGTAATCACCGTTGTATTCAAAGGCTAGATTTAATTCAGGAAGATAAACATCAAGTTCTTTTTTTCCAATAATATCTCTTGGGTTTTCTTGAACCTCGCCTGGATAAATTGATTTAATATATTGACAAAGTTCTATTTCACCTTTAGATCTTTTTGATGCCGCTAAGCATTTAGGGCAACCGCTTCCGCGTAGATGCGTATTGGGCAACTGTAAAAATGGGCCATGTTTTTTACAAGTTATAATAATTTTTGTTTTTGCATTTTTATAAGCTACCAAAGAATAATCATACTTGTCTCCGTGAGTAGCTCTAGCTTTTTCTATAAATGCTTCAATAGTTCTCTTATTATTTCCGGCACAAAATGGGCAGCCGGAGCCTGAAAAATGCTTATCAGGGCGTTGTTCAAAAACTCCATGTATGGGACATATAATTTTTACTTTTGTTCTTTTATTTTTATAAATTACTAAAGAATAATCATATTTGGTTCCATGAACTTCAATAAATCTTTTTCTAATCTCTTCCTCAGTTAAAAACTGATTTTTAATTGCACATTTTTTACATCCTTTTCCTATTAAATGGCTTGATGGATCTTGCTTAAGGGTACAACCACATTTATTACATTTTATGATTACCTCGGTTGTTGAATTTATATAATCAACTAAAGAATAATCATATCGGCCTTTCCCATGAATTTCTTCAGCTTTTTCTATAAATTCTTCTGTAGTCCTGTTAAATCCTTTACATTTAGGACAACCATGGCCCATTAAATGAATGTTGGGAATTTGCTCAAAGTAGCCATGTATGGGACAAAATATTTTAATTAATGTTTTTGTGTTAAAATATACAACTTCAGAATAACCATACTTATTGCCATGTATTTCAATAGCTTTTTTAATAAACTCTTTAGTTGTTAATCTTTTCACGATTTTTAATCATTATAGCACGAATTAATAAATTTCTGCCCGCAATTTGAATCTAAATCTTCGAAAGATATGGAATTACCGCAAGGAAGATGCTTATATTGAACAGGAAAATATCCTTTCTGGCAGCAGCAAGAAGACAGAAGAAATATTACTAATAATTTAACCCCAAGTGAATAATCCATAACCCCAGAACCGGCTTATATTAGGAAGAGGATTTGGTGTTTCTTCAAGGAAAATAGTCTGACCGGGATGCCGCTTTTCATATACTTGCTTTACAAGGAAAATAATAAGAGGTATAAAAAAGTCCAATATAAAATGAACGTTATCTGTCTGTCCCTGTAAAATATTTTCTATGAGGTCAAATTTATTTTCTTTGAGATAATCAATTAGTTCAGGCGGAAGAATATCATCTTCACCGGCGGCAAAAATATTATCGTCAAAATCAAATCCTAGTTCAGATTTAATGCCATCTAAACATTCTTCAAATTCTTCTTTAGTAAGATCAGTCTTTAACCATACTATATCTCTTTCATCATGTCCGTCTCCGGACAAATCGCCATATTCAAAACTAAAAATATTCATATCAATATAAATGGAAATTCCGCCTAATATTAAATTAGGCGGAATTTCTTTATTTGTTAATTAATTACCAGCAGGTTTAAAATCCGCAATATTCAGAACCTTAAACAAACCATCATTTTGATTAGCTCCTCCCATAATCAGCATTGAAGGAAGTTTAATATCTTTGAAAGATTCAAAAAACTTAATTCGAGCATAATTACTTCCCATTGCTGCATTCAATTCTCGAATTGCTTCAGCTTCAAGCTTCTTACCTTGAGCTTCTGCAGTCTTCATAGCAAGAAGAGCTTCTGCTTCATTTTTCTTTTGAGCAAGCATGGCCAAAGACTCTTGTTCTCGGCGATACCTTGCAGCATCAGATTCAGCCTTAGCCTGAAGAAGCTTACCTTGAGCTTCTGCAGCCATCTTATTGGCAATTGCCCGGCCTTCTGCATTAGCAATCTCTTCGGAACGCTTTGCAATTTCAAGCTGGGTAGCCTGGCGTTCATATTCCTGAGTAGCCTCAACCTTCTTAGTAATACCAAGAGTCACCGATTCAGGCGGAATAGTGGAACCAATAGTTACACTTTCAACAATAAATGGAGTACCATTAAGTTGCTTCTTAAGGTTAGTCTCTACCATCTTGGTGATTTCCGGAATCCGGGAAGGAGCTTCTAGGCCTTTAAACTTAGCAATAGCAGATCGTACTTCAGTACGGAAAGGTTGCTGAATAAATGAAGCATAAGCATCTTGAGCAATAGCTTCCGGGCTTCGAGCTGTTTCAGAGATAGCTCCATAATTTTCAACAAATTCCTTTACTTTTTCACTGTCGATACGATAAACAAGATAAGATTCAGCCTTCATCTTAAGTTGGTCCGAACTGCGGACATCATCAAAAGTTTCAGTCTGAGTATAAGGAGTTACGCAAATCTTAATAGAATTCTGCCTCCATACCATACCTGTACTACCGGGTCCTTTAATTACTTGTTTAAATTCCTTCGAACCAAATATTGGTTCGGAATAAACATAACCCGCATAACCGCCATCAATTTTTTCATTTGAAAAATTAACGGCAAAAATAATAGCCGCAACAATGGCAATAATTAGAAATAGAGCTGCAAAAAAATCCTTCATGTTTTATTTTCTTTTTATTTTTTATGTGACTAATATTAATATTAATATTATACAGAAATATTATTAATAACTGGAATTCCAACCACTGGAATCTTGGTCTTTAACTTAATCTTATAATCCCCCACAACTAAATCCTTTGCTTTTATCTTAGAAATAGCATTGGAAACCGTAGTGATATTATATTTTTTACCTCGTTGAGACTTCACAACATCGATAAGATTTCGTTCAACTGCCAACTGAACTTCTGAATCACTAAGTTCCTCAGGAGCTTGAATAATTACATAAGAACGATCTTGAAATTGTTCGACTTCTGTATCATCCAAAACAATCGGCATTACAAGAAATCGATTTTTAACTCGATTTTTCTTTTCGGTCAATTCTTTCTCTTGCTCAACAAGAGCCTTTGCTTCCTCCAGAATAATTTTTTGTTTATCCTGAGGTACTTTAGAAGCCGCAAGAATCATCTCAAGGTCTTCAATATCAATTTTTAGTGCCATAGTTTATATTTGATATGTGATTAAATCCGTTGTCAATTTATTAATTGTTTCAATAAATGCTACCGGGATAGCTTCTTCAATTTTTAGTAAAAGTAATTTTAAGTTCTCATTAACTTTAGGGCCAAATAAAATATATTGAGTATCATTGTTTAAATCGACAGAATAAGCTTTAAAATTTGCTTGATTAAAACTTATAACTGTAAATCTATCAACAATTAAATTGTTTTTTAAAAAAGTCTCTCTGACAAAATTCTCAAGATCTCTGGAATAAATTCCTCTATGATGATCTACTTCTACTTCAATTAAAAAAGATTGATTTATATCAATAAAGTGGTCAAATGAAGCTATTCCTAAAGTATTCCACCAAGTAAAATACCTTTCATTAAGGCCATTCTTTACTTTAATGATTTTGCTTTTATTGGCAAATGGAGAGTAAATTGTAAAAGCATGTTTAAAATCTTCAATAGTCCTGTAAGCAGGATCTTCAAAGAATTCTTCTTCAAATAAATCGACTTGGTAAGTTTTACCATTACCAAGTCGATCAATAAGTTTGAAAACTGCTTGTTTCATTAACTCTCAGCAACACGAGCCTTCAAACGGGCAAGAGCATCTTCTTTAGATACAGATTCAATAAATTCATTCATTTCATCTTTAGTATCATTAAGAGTTCCGCTTACTTCAATTGAAGCATCGGCCTTAGAATCTTTCTTTTCAAGAATCTTATCTACATCTGCCAGCATCCCGTTAAAATCATTTTTGCCTGAAATATTCGCAATATCCTTCAAAGCAGCAAGATCTTCCTTCATAGCAGCAGATGCAGCCTTCAACTTAATCTGTTCAATTCGAGAATCATAAGAATTAAGAACAACTCTTTGATTACTAATCAACTTATCATAAGTTGCAGTTGCTTCTTCAAGAGCCTTTTCAGCCATATCAAGCTGTGCCTTAGTATTTTCATATTGAAGAGAAAATTCGGCGGCAAGACTTTCCTTGCCATTCTTAAGAGCAAGAATGGCTCGTTCATTGAGAACTTGAACCTTTTGCTTAAGACTCTTTACATTTTTAGTCATGTTGTTTACTGTAGTCTTTACAGCAACCAATCGTTCATAAATTTCTTGCTCGGCCTTGCTCTTTTCATCTTCGAGAGACGCAATAAGAGCATCAACATTCTTACTTTCAAGTGAATTTACACCAAGATTAAGCCAGCCAAACAAAACACGTCCCAAACGTCCAATAATTCTCATATATTTTTAAATTTTAATTTTTTGATTTTCGTCCAAATATTTGTATTCGTTAAGTATTACAAATTGATTTTTAATACTTTCTTTATCCCAATTAACTCCAATTTCTTTGAATTTATTAACGCTTAATTTAATTTCAGTCTGCCCGTTTCTTATTAACCAAAACTTGGCTTTTTCATCAATTGTTATTTCTCCATCAGAAGGAATTAAAGTATGGTAATAATTTTCAAGAAATGCTTTTTGATTGCGCGTCCAAAGCCATTTAGGATAATCAAGCATATTAAAATAATAAACTTTTACTATTCTTTTAAAGGTGATTAATTTCCTGCGTATTCAACTAAAAGAACAGAAATATCATGCTTTGTTCGAAAATTATACAAAAGATTTTCAAATTCTTTTGGTTTTACTCGTCCTATACCGCATCCCAAAAAAGGCATTACAACAGTATTAAGATGATGAGTGTTCATAACTTCAAACAAATCGCAAAGAGACAAAGAAATATCTCCCAAATTTGCTATTGAACCAGGATAAAACATGGTTGGAACATTGGCAATCATTTTCCAATTATCTTCATCGGACAAATAAAAATAATGGCCTTTACCAATATTAACCATTTTAGAATTACAAGAGTTCTGATAACTCCAGTACATTTCAGGAAATTTATCGGCAAAAGCTTTTGCAACTCCTGCTCCCATTACTCCGATACAATTGACGGCATTGCAAATTACATCCGCCTTTGTATCAAAGATATTTCCTTTTGTTTTAATAACTTTAAGAGACATTATAACTCTGGTTCATATTCAATATTACGAAGAATGAATTCTTCCAACCATTCTTGTGAAAGAACTCCAGTGTAGGATTCAAGCTTGTCATAGTTCTCATCACAAGCAACAAAAGTAGGAACAGATCGAATTTCGAACTTTTTAACATAAGGCATTGCCGAATTATCCTGATCGACAACAAAACTCATGAATTCGATTTCAGGATCTTTTTTATATTTTTCAACTACACGTTCCCAGGCTGGTTTCATCATACGGCATGGACCACATGTAGAAGAAGAAAAAAGTAAAAATTTAGTCATTATCAAAAATAATAATAGTTAGTAGAGCGATAATTCCCCCGAAAATAATTCCAAGAATAGTAGCAGCAATAGAAATCCAAGTTGGAGAAAATAACTGAATCCAATTCCAATTAGTAAAAGGCTCATAACCAAACCAATACCAAAATAGAATCATCATCTGAAGAAATCCTCCAACAGATAAACCATTATTAATAGCTTTATTTGTTATATTCTTCATTAAAAATATAATATGAAAATTCTTAGTTATCGAAAGTGCTCAACTCTGAAGTTTGAAGTTCTGCATTCCAAATTGGTTTCCAACTATATTTGTCATCATAAGGAGTCATAGGAATAATCCTGGGAGCTTCTTTATTATTAATAACTTTTTCTTTATTAATAATATCTTGAGCCTCTTTATAACATTTCTCCATAATAGATGAAATATTATCAGACTTAATAGTTGCTATCGGCTTCTTTTCCTCTTCAATAATAATATTAATAATCTTCCTAAGTTTAAAATCTGACAACTTGGAAAGATCAATTTGTTTTACCATTTTGATAAGGATTTCTCTTTGAGTTTCAGTTTCCGAGCTCATCTTTAAATTTGTTTAAAAGTTTTTGTTGCTGTTCTTTTGTCAAGGAATTAAAGAATTTAAGAAAAGGATTTTCTCGAATCTTCTTAAATTCTTCCCCAATAGTCTTGAATGTTTCATCAAGCTCTTTTTTGAAATTAGAAATTTCGGCCGATTGAATCTTTTTTCGAAGATCTTCTACTGGTTTTGGATCACGTGGTTTAAATTTTAAGCTCATGAATATTTTCCGTTTCTTTTCTTAATGGTTCTTAATTCTTGAATACTAGCTAATTCTTTTTCTTCGTTAATATAATAATTAAAAATTAACTTTGCAGCTTTATATTGTGCATCCATATCATTCCATTTATATGGAAAAATCGCAAGAATTGTATTCCCTGTAATTATTCTAAATTCAGAATTAAAATGAACTCCTCCCCAATCATCGACATAACTATCTTCAAATCTAACTAATTCAATCGATCCCGATTTTTTGTCGTGCTTCTCTATATTTTTCATCAATTTTTTTCGAGGATTTCTCAAGAAATGCTTTTATCTTATCTTCAAAAAGACTTTCAAGACAAATTATTAATGCCACTAATAATGATATAGGCCAAAATATAGATAAGAATAATTTAAAAAATAAAGATTCCTTTATTCCTTCATATAAAAAACAATATAAAAAACTAAATGGATGCTTTATTGCTTTTTTAAAACTAAAATTTAAATTAAAATCTATAAAATCATAAAGATTAAATCCTAAAAAAGATAAAAAAGCAATAATGATATATCCTGCTAATATATTCATAATTCTTTAATTTCTTCGGGAAGAACTTTTTTACGAAGCAAACTTTCTTTAAACCATTTGAAGTTTTTAATAGAAAACCAGCTAAATTTTTCATCAGGCTTAAAAAATTCTTTCTTAAAAGATAGAAGATCGTTAAATATTTCCACCCTCATCTGATTATAAAATTTATCATCTGTAACTACAATAATTTGACCATTTTCCTTTTCATAAAGAGTCAAAATATCTCCTTCTGTTTGACCAAAATAAATTTCTTTGGCGTTAAACTTATATGTTATTCCATCAGATCTATTGACAATAGTCCGATCAATACAGTCTTTACAGTCTTTATCCATAATTTATTAAATATTAATTATTTTCTAATTGCTTTAAACTTCCCAAACCTAGGTACATTAAGATCAGGAGTTAAATCCTGATAAATGATAGTTGCCATCTTGCCTTCATAAAGTGCTCGATTTTTGAAAAATTCACGTTTAGCAGGTTCATCCCAGCCTTTACCCATACCTACTGAAAATTGAACTCCATTTTCATCTTCACAAATTATTTGTGCTGCTTGTCCGGCATGATTACCCCGTCCATCAAGAATTTGAACAATCTTATATTCGCTATCTTGAAATCGCTTATACTTTACAAGATTAGAAGAACGTCCTTCATCATAAGTCATCTCGGGATTACGAAGCATAATTCCTTCAAATCCATTTTCGATTGCATCATCTAAATAAGCTTCTACCTCTTCAAAAGAATTAACTTCAAATTGAGTAACACCCAAACTATACTTTAATGTAATATTATTAATCTGAAGGGGATAAAGATGATGACAACATTGATTAAGCTTGGTATGCTTATTACGGTCCTTATAAGGAATCTTTGTATTTCGTTCCGCAAAATCAAAAGCATGAAATTTAATAATGCTTTTTGTTTTTGCCAGGAATTCTTCAGTAATATTCTTAGTTCTAGAAATCAAAGATGCAACTTGATTAAAATCATCTCTAAGTTCATGAGAATATAATTCTCCATCAATAATTGCATTAGGATTAGCAATGAAATAAGGTTTCAACTCCTCAAATACATGAGGGCATGAAAGAATCTCATGATGAGTCCTTGAAAACATTCCTTTAGCACAAATATAACATCTAAAGCCATCTAATTTGGCAGAAGCAAATTGAGGAAATTTAATAAATTTCTTTCTTGCTTTAAATTCTTTGGCAAGAGTTACTTCAAATTGTTTTTCAGTTGGAATAGTATCTTGAAACCCCCTTTTCCTTTGCTTTTCAATTCGAGATTGTACTTCTAAAGCACATTGCTGTTCAGGAGTAGTAGCATTAGAACGACCTTCATTCTTACCTTCACAATAAGTCGGTTCAGTCGTAGTAATAGCTCCCCCTACTCGACCAGAAGACATAGTATACCAATTACTGGAATCGTCATAAGATATACTCCATGTAATAGGATTGCCTTTCTTATCGAGATTAAACAATTCGAAAGATTTAATCATTATTTTTTAATAAATTATTTCTTAAAAATCGATGGTGTTTAAACTATCTCCTTAAAGTCAAAAGTCTCATCATCCTCATTGATAAATGAAACAAGATGGTAAGTTTCATCAGAAAATCCGTCTGAAACTTTTACTTTAATTTCCCACCCTTCCCCGAACAATCCTCCATAAGTACCCCAGAAAATTTGAGAAGCACAAAATTTAGCAGCATCCGCCATATTTTGGATATTGTTAGCTTTAATATCATATTTGTTAACAATCAAATAACCATGTTTCTTAACTTTTCCGTCATCCCAAAGTTCTTTAGCAATGCAAACATAATTTGCATCCTTAAGAAGTGACATATTAATCTTTTTACTCATAAAAATTTAAAATATAATTCTTAAAAAATTCCTTATCAGGTTTTTCAGGTAATTTTGACTTATTAAACAATTCTTTTAATTCTAAAGATTTTTCATTTGCCAACTTCATTAGATAATCATATTCAAAATCGCCATTTCTAATCTTTAAAAGAAATTGTCTTAAAATAGGATTATATTTAACCGTTAATGTTCCATCTTTTAAAATCTCTCTGCAAAGACTCATAAGACGGAAAAGATGCATCATATTCTTTGTATCATAAAAGGTTTTATCAGACGTCTTTTCTACATTTGTTGCATATCTTTTTTCATTCCTTTTAGCAACCCAATCCCAGTATTCTTTATATTCTTTACAATATTTCTGATAAGCCGGAATATTAATAATCACATAGGCTGCGGTATTTGCATTTTTTGGAACCGATGTAATATTAATGTTCATGTCTAAAATAGGTCCGGCTTTACAAGGATGATTATAAAGTACATAAACATTTTCAGCATGATTCATTTTACAAAGAGATAAATTAGTCTCTTTAATACCACAGCATTCCAACCAGTCTCGATAAGGAATAGAATGTTGATAGCACAACACCCAGCTAAAATCTTTTAACGTTTTTCTTTCTTTAGGAAAAGGATTAGCTGACTTTTTATTAACGTTTTTGGCCTTTAAAATTTGAGATTCAGCATAAGCTCCAAAAGTATAAAAACATTTCTTGGAAAGAACTTTTTCAATTAGGGGATCAAATCGTTTATCCCTAATTTTAACATGTTCAGGATCAGTAGTAAACAAAACTTCAAGAGCCGAAGGAGTATTCTTTCTTAGTTGTTCAAGGAAGAATCCAATCTCGGTATAGATAGTATCATTATTATTCTCCTGGATTACCTTTTCATATTCACCAACTAATATATCTTTAACAGGATGAGCAAAAACACCTCTAATATCAACATCCGAATCTTTAGTATTCAACCCATAAGAAATACTTCCCGCAATAACGCTCAATAATACTTCTTTACCCTTCAGAGGTCCTTCTCCACTTAAACACATGAATTCATTTTATAAATTTCCTTAAAACTTGAAGGTGTTTAATGGTAAAAATAAAAGAGAGAAATGCTTGAAAAATAAAGCATTTCTCTCAAGTTATATAGCTTTTTCTAAGCTTCTTTTACGCTTTAGGGACGACTTTTACCGGACGTCCGGTCTTAATCGCCAATTGAATGCCAGAGTCAATAGCAGACTTGATAGATTCTAAAGCCATCATCAATTTTTCATTATCATGAATCTTTGCCATATTTTCGTCATATACATTCATGATTTCAGAAACAACCTTATCTACAATTTGCTTCGAGAACAATTTAGACAAAGCTTCTGTCAGCTTGGCCTGAAGTTCATCCCGGGTAACTTGATCGTTCTTAATAATAGTTCCAATAATGTCAGAAGCCTTTTGGAAAGCCGCCAATGTTTCAGCATCCTTTCGAATAGACGAGGACACAACACATGCTCCGGAACAAACCATCAAATCTTCTTTTCCTTGCTTATCTAAAAGCATATTTTGAGAACAGGAACACATAATTCCCCCTACCAGCAATGATAAAATAATTTTCATATAATTTTAATTAATTTACTTCTTCAAGAACTTCAAATCTATTTGTGCGAATCTTTCCATCCTTGAAAGAGATATAATGAAGATCTTTAAAAAATATTCTTACTTTGATAATTTTTTCAGAACAATATACTTTGGCATTTATATAATCCCAAACACTTAATCCAAAAGAATTATCTACATCATCCTTGTCGCATATATCCGTATATGTGTTGCCTACTTCATATGTTATACGTGATGTCATAGTAGAAGTATTATCTTTCTTAATTCCCTTATAAGCTATAAAAGAATGTTCATCGTAATCTTCATACTTAATACCTGATGTTTTTTCCGCAAATCTTAGTGTTTCCTTCTTATTTTCTTCAGGCTCATGAGCTTTATTATATTCTCTCCAGAGCGTTTCTGCCAAAAACTCGGGCTTGTTGTCATAAGCTTGAAGCAATTCTAAAATAGTCAACAAAGTTTCTTTATCTAAAGTTTCATCTTGAACAATAATAGCTTTGGCAATTTTTAAAGCAATGTTAAATTGTGCAATAGCCGTTAAACCACTGTTGTTAATCTTTGCAAAAAACTTATAAAGAAAAGGAACACAAAATAATTGATAGTTTACATCAGATTTATAATAAGATTTATAAAACTTTTCTATAAACTTTGTTCTAAATGCTTCATTTTCAAATCTTGGATTTATATGATAAAGAATAATACTTTCAAATAATCCATATTTGTCAAGCAAAGAAAAAATCTGATTGTCATTTAAACAATCAGATTTTTTAGAAGCACAAAATAATCTTGCAAAATATTCGTTAGATGTACAATCTTGAAATGTTTTATTTTCAAAAAGGAAATCCATATATTATTAACGAAGAGTAGAATCGATAATATCTTTTGTTCTTGGAGGAAGCCATCCTTCTGGCTTAATTACATCAAAAGTACTTCCGCGCTTTCCGACATTATCTTTAGTTGCACGAATCTTTTGCATGTTCCTGGCCTGAACATCATTCCACAAAGCCTGGGCAGGCATGTTCATGAGATTTAACAAGCCCGACGCAACATAAATCAGATCGGTTAAACCATCTGAAATTTCATAAATATTACCTTCCTTGTGCGCTTTATCAATTTCTGCAAGTTCTTCATAAAGATGGCCGATCTTTACTTTCATTTCCTCTTCAGGGAGAATACCAAATTGATCCTTTCTCCAAAGACCATATTTTTGCTGAAAAGCCATTGTATCATCAAAAATATTAGTACTCCAAGTATTCATCAAAGAATGATATTCTTGTGCGTCAAGATCTTCATCATTAATATATTCAAAATAACCAGTTAACATTACTTCCACTAAAGTAGATGGAATCCATGTACGAATAGTCATTTGCTTATTTTCTTCAATATTTTTAATGGGATCTCCTTCCAGCATAGGAGTCTTTGCTCCATTGCCCCATAGATAAAATTGAAGGTCGCCATCTTCAGTAACAAAATTACTGCTCTTCCTGTTTACCACATATCGATTGTGGTCCTGCTCGCAATGAAAAATTAGATATTTCATATAAAATTAAAGTGTTTTAAGATAATCATATCGAACTACCTTATATTGAAGATCAGGATGACATGACTTAAAGGTTAGATAAATGTCCTGATACTTGTCATAAATTTTTGACATAACATCAACATTAGAAATATATTCTTCTTTAGTCTTCATACAATTGACATAGTTTTTAAGGTAAATCCCCTTATCCATAGGAAGACAAAAAATAATAAGGTCAAAAGCATTTAATAGGTCATTAATAAAATCTTTACCTCCATCCAGGTCCGGACAAAAATGAATACGCGGTTCATTTCGAACTACTGATCCATAAACATATTCTGAAATAAGATGACGATCAATAATTACATTATCATGTTCTTTTAAGAACTCAAAAGACTGTTTAATTTGATCCGCATATTCAAAGTCATCCTCATTATAAGAATAATGAATATATTCGCATTTCAAAGCCTCTTGCAAAACTTTTGCCAAATGTGTTTTCCCGCCTGAATCGGGACCATCCAAATAAATTTTCATATTAATCTTGAGAGGTAAAATTATAACTTATATTATTTTCTAATAGAATCTTAACAAATGTTTTTATAATTCCATCATCTTCTTTTCGTTCTCTTGAAAAGAAAATAATAGAATTTTTAAAAATAACAAGATGATCTGTCTCATTATCATCTTTCTTAAAGATAATAGAAATATCATCTTCATGTTCAAGATGATATAAATTTTGATCTTCTGTTAAAAGAAAAATCTCTTTTTCATCTTGTTCAAAATTAAAAATTTGGTATTTCATACAGCTACGGGCATATTAATAATCTTGGCTGGCTTATAATTTTCAATAGAAAACCAATCTAATTGAAAATTTTCTAATTTTTCTACATAATCAGGACCGGAATAAATTAAATTTGGAGGTACATTAATTGTTGAAGAAATCATTTCCCTTACTCCCTCAATCTGATTTACATAAATGTGACTATCCCCAAATAGCCCATAAACAGTTCCCACTTCATGATTTGTCATTTTAGACATCATAAAAAGAAGCAAAGAATAAAGGCAGATATCAAAAGGAACCCCAACAGGCATATCACAAGACCTTTGAATCCATCGAAGATGCAAGCGCCGTTTACCATTTTCCAAAGGTTCAGAATAAAACTCTCCGCCCCAATGACAAGGGGGAAGCGCCATATCATTTAGTTCTCCCGGATTCCACATTGAAAATACTAATCGCCTATCATCAGGATTAGTTCTAAGAGTATTAATGATATTTTGAATTTGATTAACAGTCGCCCGTTCTAAAATATCATTTTTAGAAACATTAAAATAACCGCAATCCCATTCCATTAATTGCTTGCCATATACAGGACCCAAATCACCTTTTTCATCAGCCCATTTATCCCAGTAATGTACATTTTCATTTTTAAGATACATTACATTATTCCTATCAGTATTAGGAATAGGATTTTGAGCTTGAAGAATGCCAAGAATCCAGAATAATTCTACTAATGCCCCTTTAAAAAAGATTTTTCGCATTGTAATTAATGGAAAATAACCTTTGGTCAGTAATTTTCCAGAATTCCAGCTAGTATTAAAAATACTTTTAGTATCAATACCCGTTCTATTAGATTTAAGAACCCCCTTTTCAAGGATCTCCAGCAAAATCCTGCGATAACAACTCTCAGGCTTGTGTAAGAAGCCTATTTCCTTTATATCTCCACTCATTTCTTTTTATCTTATCAGTATTCTCAATTATCCATGGTGTTTTGCCATCTTATAAATTTCTCAATAGCGAGCCTGTAATCACCTACTGTATGAATTTCTAATTGAGCTGGAATAAATTTCCAAAGCAGATAAAGACTGCTAATATCTGAAAAATAGGTATCATGATAAATGTCCATCAATTCTTCAATATAAAAAATAGAACGGTAGACAACTTTGGAATATTTTAAAAGCGTATCATAAAGCATACTTCCGCCAATGCAAACCACCTCTTCTTCGGAATCTTTAAATTTATCTATAAAATCGCATATATTAATTTTAATAACATTATCAGGCAGATTAAGAGGCAAATCCCGGGAAGTAATAATAAAATGATTTAAGCGATTTTTTAAAGGTTTAAAATTCAAACTTTCAAAAGTGTTATAACCCATCACAACACTTTTTCCTTCGGTAACATTTTTAAAATGTTCCATATCTCTTCTAGCTATTTCTTTATATTTTTGACCTTTCCAGGGAAGAGAATTTTTATGTCCAATAGAACCATTGGGAAGCATTGCAAAAATTGAAGAAATCATTGTTTTTTAATATTTTATTACTTTTTTAGGCTCAGCTATAATCTTAAATAAACTTATATTTTAAAAAGATGAATAGCTATAGTTACGATGAGGAGAAAGATAAATGGGAGGCAGAATTAGTTGCAACTAAGGACCGTATAGCTAGACGAATTTATTCAACAAAAGATTATTACTATTGTTGCTGGAAAATGGCAAGGCATGGATTATTAATTCTTGATTACCGGGGGTTAATTATAGATGTTAACCCGTATTTTTGTGAAAAAATTGGATATTCTCGAGAAGAATTATTGGGAAAAAATATTAATGATTTTTGTGTTAAAGCTGAAGATCTTCATGCTTCTGATTCTATTAATATTTTAACTTTACTTCAATCGATTAATCAACAAAGTACAAATCAATGCGAATTAAAAACTAAAGAAACTAAATTATTTCGTGTAAGATGGGTCGCAACCAGAATTCCAGCATCATTATCTAGTCCATTCTCACATAGTTTAGTATGTGTATACTTTTTAAGTGAAACTAATTATTCTAAAATTATTGATGAGATTAATAAAATTAAAAAGAAAGAATCGAATATCCTTTGGAAGATACTCGATTCTCTTTGGGCAAAATGCTTAATTTTTTTAATTATTATTCTTACAGCTATTGGTGGAAGTTTACCAGATATTGTCTCAAAGATAATATCTTTATTTGCAAATTCTCCACTTTAATAAAGTAAGCTCTTCATATAAAAATCAGAACATTCAATATCAAAATCTTTCTGAGTTTCAATATTTTCCGCTGGATAAAAAGTTGTTACAATTGTTAAACTATTCTTTTGATAAACGGAAATTGATCCGTTATCATTCAAAGAAAATTTAAATTTATCAATGGTACATTCCATATTATTCGTCCTCGTTTTCTTCTTCGTCGTCTCGTTCTTCTAATTCTTCAAGCAGCTCATTAAGTCGAGATAATGAACACTCGGGAATATATTCTTCTTCATCAGGTTCCACAATAGCAGTTGTAATATTAGCTACAATACCTTGAACCATATCAGCTAAAGAATCATCTACATCTGTATCTTCAATATCGGCAATTAATTTATTACAAATTACTTCAACCTGAGTTTGATAATTTTTAAATCGTCGTTTAAATTGTTTAAGAGTCATGTGTGTTACTTATGGTTTCTAATTTTATTAGAAATTATTTTACTGAACAAAATTCAAAAATTTCTTTTATTTTTTGAATGATAATTCATTGAGGGGTATTTATATTTTTCTTATAATGATTAAGCATCAGAATAATCTCATGCTTCATAAAATTTGTTGGAATAACTTCCCAATTTCCGGTATTCATATCTAACCAGAAAATGAGCAGTCCTTTGCATTTCTTCTTAGTCAGAATTTCATTCATAAATCCATAAATTCCTAACTGAAGAGCATATATATTAAATTCACATTCAGATAAATGATTTAATGGAGCTTTCATCCATTTACCATAATCTGAACCAAATCTAAATTTTTTATTTGTTTTAAAATCGCCAATGATAAATGTACCATCTTCTAACTCAAATAGAAGATCACTAGTACCGGCGATTTTAAAATCATGATTATATAACAACTTTTCAGAATATATTTCTGAAATATTTGGAATATATTTTTCTACTTTTAATTGAAATTTTTCAATGATCTTCTTATATAAAGGATCAACTTCTCCATACTTTACATAATTTTCAAGAGCAGCATGAAAATCAGTACCTCTATCACATGCAAAATTTTTATTATCTTCCCATTCTTTAAGAATTTCTTCTTGACTTACTCCTCTTTTCTTTGCAACCCATTTAGAAATATTTTCTGCATCAAACTTTTCCTTATATCGCCCCAATAATTTAGAAACTGAGCAATATTCTTCATTTGTTTCAATATTAATATATTGATGAGTATCTTCTAAAAATTTAATCGGACTATTATCCATTTTTAAATTTAAAATAAATTTTTCCTAAACTTAAAAAAGTGTTTTAATTAATTTTAAAATGATATTAAAATTAACAGAAAAAAATAGCTTTGTAATTTCTATAAATGATAAACGTTATAAATTATTTAAAAAGATTTTTAATTATTATCAATTACCTTTACCTAAACTGTTTAATGGAGTTAAACATAATAATCCTGTTTTAGGATGTTTATTAAGTCATTACAATATTTTAAAATTAGCAACATTATGGTCTTTACCTTATATATTTGTTTTTGAAGATGATGTATTACCAAATAAAAATATTATTCATTACCTGAATGAAGCCTTAAAAAACGTTCCAGATAATTTTAATATCTTAAAATTAGAAAATATATATTTTAATAATGAATATGATAATAATATATTATCTGAAAATAATTGGATTAAACATTGTAAAAATGCTCCAATAATAGGAAGAGGAACTGGGGCAATTGTTATTAATATAACATCATCTTTTCAATTAATTTAATTAATTGAAAAGATGATCCCAAATATTACACCAATTGATGTAATACTAGAATTAGCAAATAAAATATTTCATAATTTTAATATGTATATTTCAAAAAATATTTTATTTGTACAACATAATCTACATAAAGAAAAAACTATTCATAATAATTTTATGAATAATTCATTAAAAAGAATTAATCCTAATTTAGGAATAATTTCAGATTTTGAACCAAATATATTTGAATAATTTTAATCCAAATAAGATTGTTCTCCTCCAAATAATTGTTCTTTAATATCTTCATTTAAATCAAATACTTCAACCTCTAAACTATCATAATCATTAAACCATCCTTTATAATAAACATTTGACTGTAGAAATATTTTATCATAAGATATTTTATTAGATTTAATGTTGTTTATATCATTTTGTGTAATAGGAACTGCAATAATAATTAAATTATTTTCAGATTTTAATCTACATTTAATGCAAATATATTCATCATGATGTCCAATATTATTTCGATTAAGATCTTCTGATATGAATAAAAATGGACCATCATACCACATTAATATATCTATTATATTTAATATCATATATTAATAT